TGCTTGGCGCACAGATTCCGCGGATCTGATTGAACTGACGCCGAAAAATTTTTTTATGCCCTGGCTACATGTATAGCCTGGGAATCAACCAACCCAACAAGGGAGAGCAACATGAGCAACAATGACACACTCTGCTACAGAGAGTACTACGATTGCCACTGTCACGGTCACGTACTGACTGTTGACATTGAAGCTTATGACAATGAGTTTTATGTGTCACTGGTGATGTACGAGCAGAGCTATCGAGATGCTGGACGCCTGGTTCGTGCCTGGCGTGCCTTGCGTGGTAAGGATCAGCTAGTGAGTGATTTCGTGCTTGACTCTATGAGTTCAGCAGCTCTTGCCAATCAGATCCAAGAAGCCCTGCGAATTGCCAACAGTAACAATGGCCTGACCGGTGAAGGTCTGGCCTACATCCACAAGTACCCTGACATCGAACCCATCTAGGAGACATATGCAGAGATACTTCTATCGATTCTTGCAGTTCTGGTTGGTATTGAGCCTGGTTGCAGTATGTTTGGACCTGGCTCACCGCAAGTATGTTAACGCTGCATGCTTGTGTCTGGCAACAATAGGGATGGGTTTTTTTACCTATCTGATGAAAGATGAGGAATAACATGAAAGCTGTTATCATCCGCGCCAACAACTCCCGTGAACTGGTTGAGTTCACCAAGGAGACCAGCTACGGCATGATCAAAGCTGCTGTTGATGGCATCTTTGACTGTGTTAGTCTGCCCAACTACGGGGTTGACATGTGGTGTAACGATGAGGGTCATATCATTGGCCTGGATCCCAACGAGTTCGCCTCGGATCTGTACCTCAAGCACTACCCCTGGTTGCTCAAAGGGCTCAGCCCCAGCATCTATCAGTACGCTATCCGTGGTGACGTGATCATCACCGGCATGGGTGATGAAGAGGGTTACACCATGGGCTTGACCGATCAGCAGGCTGAAATGCTGTTGAAGGGTGACGACAAATCCTTCTTCGAGCAGGGTCAAGAAGAAGTCCTGGAACGAGAGGAGTGCTGATGGTATACTAAGAGTTCACGGATTGTTCACCAACAATCTACCGAAAGGACAGAGAGTGAGATAGCCTATGACTATCAACTGGGGGCGTGTTTTTAATCGAGGATCATTCGTACTGATTGTGATGTGGGCTTGGATGAGCCTGGCTGGCAACAGCCCGGTAGCATCAAGCACAGATCATCCAACTACTACCAGTGAGGCAGTTGTTGTTGTCAGTAGTGTGGTTCACCACCCTGTTCCGCCCAGGTCATTGACCCGGTGGGACACACGCTCAACCGATCCACTTGCTAGTTGGCCCAGCAAGTATGACCCTATGTGGAGAGAACCATTCAGGGTACAGCTGGTGTTCGCATGCATCAGGTGGACAGAGTCACGCAACCACAGCACTGTCGTTGAACCGCACAGTCATGCTGGTGGTTGGTATCAGATCATGCCGCACGAATGGTGGTATGCCAGAAATAATATAGCTGGCTTACCTGCTAGTGCTGCACAAGCCACTGGAGATCAACAGAGTACCGTTGCTCTCTGGTACTATCACAGAAACCATGGCTTCAGACCAGAGTGGTCTGACGGCTGCAAGTAAGAGGAGAAATCCATGAGTAAGATCACCGACACCATCAAAAAGGTACAGGCCGCTACTGAAGCAGTGCTTGGCCGTGAGGTCAACACCGACGAGGTTCTCCAGACCATTGAAGCTATCGAGGTCTTGGTGAGTGCCAAAAAGCAGGCGGAGCAGCCTCAGCCTATCCCTACCACCTACGTGGTGACCAAGGGAATGCCTCAGCCTGCTGTTGTTGAGCCAGTGATTGAGCATCCAGTTGTCAAGAAGGCTAACAGGTCTCGAAACCGTTCTTACACCAATCCGGTCCGTATCATTGATTGGAAAGAACACCAGGAGTTTCTTGACCTGGTTCTCAACGGTCAGGTTCACGTGCTCAGCAACGACAGGCTGGCTGATGTCATGACCAACACCACTCAGTTTGCTACCAAGCTGCGCAAGGAAGCCAGCCTGCGTGGTTACAAGATGGTTAACATCTGGAATGACAAGAAGAAGCGCACGGTGCGCATCCACGCAGTCAAGTAGTACTGCGCAGTACCAGTAAATTTCAACGCATTGGAGCAGTGAGCCGCCTGTGCATTGAATCTGGTACCACTCCGGTACCAGTGGGGCACCACCCTTATATTATCCTGGAGGATAATCATGGCTGACAACAACACTCCCAACGAGTTGTTGCAAGAGTTCCTCGCTAACCCTTTGGGTATCAGCAAGGACACCGCTCAGGCAACTGAGCAAGCAGTGCCAGAATCCGTCTCGACGCACACCGCCGTGACGGCAGCCCCAACCACCCCTACCAAGGAGTACACCATGGAGCGCATCTCCTACAACCCCGACGACTTCGGCGGTATCCCCGAGCCCGAGTGCTGGCGTGACCTGCGTGACATCATGAACGCAGGTGTCAACAAGGTCTTCCTCTCAGGCCCCCCAGGAATCGGTAAGTCCTTCGCTGGCATGTACTTCGGTGATGTCAGCCGTGGTGTCGAGCGCATGAGCTGCACCGAGGACATGACCAGTGCCGACGTTGACGGCTTCATGGGCATCACCAAGGACGGCACCTTCGACTGGCGTTACGGTGCTGCTAGCCGTGCCTGGATCAACGGCAGCCGTCTCATCATCGATGAGATCGACAAGGCTGGTAGCGATGTGCTCGCCAAGCTGTTGGCGTTCACCGACTCAGCTATGTCAGCTCGGTTTGTGATCGTTGCCACCGGCGAGACCATCGTGCCTGCACCTGGTTTCTCCGTGGTGATGACCGCCAACATCACCAACATTGACGAGCTTGACTCGGACGCGCTCAAGGACCGTTTCCCTGCGCACATCCAGATCAACGCTCCTCACCCGTCAGCTCTCATGCAGTTCCCTGAGAGACAGCGGATGTTGGCTGCCACGCTGATCAGCTCTCGTGCTGGTAACCTCAACGGTTACAGTCAGCGTGTGTCGCTGCGCAAGTTCGAGTACTTCAACCAGCTTCTTGCTGACCCGGCATTCGACCTTGACCGTGCTGCTGCGCTTGCGTTCGGTCCTCAGCTTGCTGAGGAGATCGTCCGTCACCTGCGCCTCGGCCTGCTCAACACCGGCGAAGTCAGCTTCTAGTCATGGCTAGCGAATCTAACCCGCAAGAGCCTCGGATCACGCCACTACCCAACGTAGTTGCGTCATACCGTGAGGATCTTGACCCGTCACTGCAGTGGGAAGTTGTTCCCAGTGTAGGTGACTTCAACACCGGTGTAGACTTCGCTAAGGGAATTGTGTCTGTCCCCCTCTCGGGGGACGACCATTCCCGGCTGGTTCGGCTGCGTGAGATGGTGCGTCTTCGTATCGCACCCACTGACGACAAGCTGTTCAAGCACATTGCAAGTAAGCATGGGGGTATCGTTACTGAGCACACGCTACGGCTTGCTGACCTCGGTCGTATCAACGCTGTCACTCGTCAGTATGCTGAAGCATTCGAGATTCCAATCGAGCCTGACGGCAGCGAGAAAGTTCTTGGCAAGCGGTTGGCTACCACCAACACGCCTCAAGCCTGGAACAAGTGCGTCGAGTTCACCGCTCAATACTTTGGCACCAAGGCGTTCGACAGCTTTGCTTCTGGCGTGCGCAGTGTCAACAGTGACTGGAGCAGTGGCTTGCGCAAGCTAGCCAAGGAGCTCAGTAGCTCATTCGATGACGACGTTGAGTCCATCGGTAACACTAAGCGTTTGAACTACGGGGATGATGTCTACGGTCCTAGTGGTTTCAATCACTCAGTGTACGCAGCCAGTAGTATTGCCAACTACATGGCTGATGGTTATCGTGCTCCGCAACAGATCCGTCAGGAACTTGCTGAGAGCGAGGACAACCGTGCTAAGAACTACGGTGAACAGGATCCGGAAGAGATCCTGCGTGGTTACGAGCGCATTGATCCCGAGAGCCAGCTTGACACCAGTGACCTGCCTGATGACTTTGAGTTCATAACAGATCCTGATGAAGATGAAGACAGCGGCGACATATTCGGCCCTCTCATCTTCAATCACGAGCTGCCTCTCACCGTCGAGGTCAAGGGCTACATGGCACGCAAGCGCCGCGCCAACATCATTGGTCGCAGCATTGTGTACCCCAGCCGTCGTTACACTGACCCTGAGATGCGCATGTTTGCTAACAAGATGCGTACAAAGGGTGGTATCTACCTGCTGGATGTCAGTGGTAGTATGCACGTGGATCAGGATGACATTGAGGCTATCGTTGATGTTGCGCCTGCAGCTCTCATCATGGCTTACAGTGATCCTGACAACGGCGGCGGCCTGCCAAATGCACACATCCTGGCCAAGCGTGGCTGGCGTGTTAAGGGCTTCAAGGACGTGCAGCGTGGTGGCAACGGTGTCGATGGCACTGCTCTTACCTGGGCTATCCGTCACAAGAAGCCTGGCGAGGACATCGTCTGGGTTACTGACGGCCAGGTGTTCGGCATCCAGGGTTACGGTGGTCACGACCTGTCCATCCAGTGTGCCAAGCTGGTCAAGAAGCACCGGATCATCATGATCCCCAGCATGCGCGAGGCCATCGCTGCTTGCAGGACTGGTAAGCCAATGCGTCAGTTCAACAAGCCATCTGGTCGCGTGCGCGACGCCCTGCTCGGCAAGTACTAACAACCAGTACCCAGTGGGCCTGCAGCAATAACTGTTGGCTCACTGGGTACACAACCCGAAAGGTAACATCATGACCACAAGCAAGCAAGACTTCATTCGCATTGCTCAGGAAAAGATCGATGCTCACACTGACATCGAACAGCTGCGTGACTTGACAACCAAGTTGGTTACGCTGCTCGGTATTCAGGATGAGATGATCGAAGCCAACGACAAGGTTGTTACTCAGCTCAATAACCTGATCGACATGCAGAATACCATGATCAACAAGATGATTGGTCTGTGTGAGAGTTACGATGTTCCATTGCCTGACAGCACACGGAACATTGCTAAGATGATCGCAGATCGTCCCAAGCAACCACAGCATTGAGGTCAAGTGTCTTTGAGCCCAGACACTCACAAAACATGGCTCACACTCACCATCAGGGGAAGCTGATGGAGGTATCCAATACCTACGTACAACATTGGGGCATCTTGTGGCCGGTACAAGAAGGTGTGATCCTTTCTCACTAATACTTCCTAGTTGGTATGATACAAAGGAACTAGGGTCGCTCTGAGCATAGCGACTGGAATCCTGCTTGAGGTTATGCATCATTCGTTTGGTGCATAACCCCTGCTGTATCAGCTAGGCAACCAATATGCCCGCAAGTATGGGTTATCACAACCATCGACGCCGCTCTACGGCTCTGCCTAGTTGTTACACACTCAACACCAGGGGAAGCTGGTGTAGGCTAACTGTTCCTTTATACAGATCCCAGCGGAGGGTGAGAAGCTAATCTTGTCAGTTGGATGAGACATGAGAACTGACTAGGTGCTGGGCATCACCGAAGATAAACTGCCCACCCCTACAACCAGGAGGTTAGCAATGGCTGATGACTTCAGCGACCTTAACCTTGACATGGATGAAGCCTTTACTGTTCGCACACAGTTTGGCATTCACCTTGGCAAGCTCAAGGATTGGATTGTTATGATGGGTCAGTTGCCCATGGCAATTAACGACATGATGGGTGGATGCATGAAAGATGGCATCGATGGCATGAAGCCATGGACCAATGAAGAAGTTGTGTCTACCTTCTCAGACATGTATGACAATCTTACCAGAGGACTCGAGGTGCTTGCTGCGATGCTTCAGCAGTCAGCCGTCGATCTGTACGGTGAACCATTCTCAACCGATTCATTTGTGATCCCTGCCCTTGGCATTGGTCTCACAGTGGGTGGGCTTGAGCTCAGCGTCGACATGGACATCGACAAGGCTATCAATGATCTGCCTGAGGAAGTTCGTGACGCTGCAATTCGTGCACTCCGTGATGTGGTTGGCGATGATCGCCTGCCAGAGGAGTTTCGCGAGCGTATCCAACAGTTCCTTCGAGAGCAAGGAGAGTAACAATGGAAGAGATGAACCAAGAGCAGTTCGAGCAGATGCTTGGGTCTGAGTCAATTGATCATATGCAGTACATCGATCTGTTTGAACAATCACGCAAGCATGTCACCATGGATGCCGTGGTTGGACTCATGCTGCTTCGTACCATTCACGATCTCAATGATCTGTTTGATAAAATGGGTAAAGAGAAAGGGCTGGACATACTTGAAAGATTGCTGCGAGCGATCACTGCGATGCACATGTCAGTGAGCAAAGACTTTGCTAGCAATGTGATCACAGAACACTTCAAGTATCTAAATCAGAATGAGATTACTGTGGAAGACATGCTGCGACCTGGTGATCGTGAGCTGATCAACAGTGAGTTCAAGCGGCTCCTAGGCTGGGATGCCATGGCACTGTTTGACATGTTGATGGAAGAATCAGACGAGGAGGAAGAATAGTATGAGACTGGTAGGTTGGCGTAGGGTAGATGACGGTTGGACAACACGTACCAACCGCATCTTCAACTACACTACACGCAAGCGTGATAGTGTTGACATTGCTTTCTACTTACAAGAGGGCAATGAACTGGGTTTGCGCATCAAGTATCCTGTGCTCAATGTTGTTGGCATCAAAAATGACAGGATCAATCGCAATGATATCTTGATGAGTATCAATTGCAGAAGCAGTTGGCATGCTAAGGAACTGGTTGATTGCATGATGATGCTGGCTGTCCAACTTCAGACTAATGGCATTTCGGAAGAAGATGTCAGAAAGTGGGTGAATGTTCAACTCAAGTTGATGGATACTAGTATCAGTCATAGGGACAGGGAGCCAGCAGAATCCATTAATGCTACGCATAATCGTCGCTACTCAAGAACCTTCTAGGAGGAACACATGACTACAAGCATTGACAAGGATTTGATCAGGCCTCTGCTTGATTACAATCCTGGAGACTGGCGGGATCAAGCAGCCTGCAAAAACATGGACACAAATCTGTTCTTCACCGATACTGGTGATGGCGGTCAGGACCTGGACAAGATGCGCATTGCCCTGGAAGCCTGCCGCAACTGCCCTGTTGTAGCAGAGTGTTTGAAGTTTGGTCAGTCCAATGATCTCAGGTATGGTATCTACGGTGGTCACCGTCGTACCCGCCGTGGTCAGTGGGTCAGCCTGATCTAATAACAACAATCAAGATCCCTGAGTCAGTGAGCCTCTGGGTATCTGTGCAGTACCAGATGAAAGGAAAATCATGAACACACTGTTGCCACTCGTGGACCAGCTCATTGCTTATGAGTCTGGTGAACTCGAGTTCTCAGATACTATCAAACTGTTTCAAGAGTTGATCGATACCGGTCACGCTTGGACCCTACAAGGTCACTACGGTCGTACAGCCATGCGACTGATTGAAGATGGGCTTTGCCATCACCCAGTGCAAGAAGAGGAAGAGTAACATGACATACCGTACAGCTATATACATCGAAGCAGACACCAGTCAGTTCTGGTGTGAAGCTTGCGTGAACCAGCGTGAGCAAAGTAATGTAGATGCGGATGGCTATCCAGTCGATGAATTGTTCTGGACCATCGGTTATCTTACCAACGGTGACAGCATCAACTGCACCCAGTGTGAAAGTGTGGTTGTAGATGAACTCCTCAGCTGATAGCAAAACCTGCCCGTTGTGCGGTTTAGAATACTCTGGGACTGGCGCCCTGAGTAGAACCGATAACACCACAGAGATCTGTAGCATCTGTGGTGTTGAGCAAGGGCTCAAGAGTTTCATCATGAACTACAAAGGAGAGCGATGAAAAACAAATACAAGCTCAAGCGTGCATACCTGTACAAGGTAACTGACCGACGCTTTCTGTTGCCATGCCTGCGCAAGTATGACAATGATGGTTGGGTACTGGATGGCGTACTGTTTGGATGGTGCTTTGTATACAACTTCAGAGGTGGATACGATGATCATCGATAATAAGTTTAGAGTCGGAGACAAGGTACGGATCATTGGTGAACCTGATTGGGGTACCTTTACCGTGACGCAAGTAGATACTGTGTGCACCATTATTGATTCTGTAGGCGTTGATGATGTTATGCTTGCGCATCAGCTGGCGTTCGCACCAGTATGTGGTCACATTGATGGTGGAGAAATCCTTGATCCTGATGAAGGTACTAACATCTGGGTGAATTTCAAATACTGTCCAGAGTGTGGAGAGGCAATATAATGGGATACTACTCTGAAAGAACCTGCCCTGAATGTCTGAGCATACCCTGCGCCTGGTACTGTGGTGTTGAGTGCGAGTGCTCTGATGGCAATGAAGGAATTGATCACGATGAATGCACCGACGATGAGTGCGAGTGCCGACTACACGGAGATGGAGAATGAATCAGTATTCAAGAGACGCACTGCGTCGTGAGCATCATCTGTTTGTCTATGAAGACAGGATGACAGGTGATGATGTAGAAGCCTGCGATGTATGTGGTGATGGCTATCCCTGCGATGTTATCTTTGTACTGGATGCTTGGGAGGCAGAGAAGCCACAAGAGAATGAGTCAGCACCCAAGTACTATCGTTGGGATGATGCCAAGCAGCTTACCGGCATTATGCCTGTGTTTGAAGCATACGAACGTGGTGAGCCAATCAATTTGGGCAACGGCGCAACACTTGTGAAGTGCGACCACGCCGACTGGACCAGCAATGCCTATTCTGAAGACATCTACGCTGACATGGGTTATCGCTACTGCCCCAAGTGTGGAGAGAAACTATGAACAACATCATCAGAAACAAGCCCTACTACAAGGGTGTCACAAAAGACCTGAAGTCACCAACACAGGCCAACAAACTTACCTACACGCCGGGAACGATTGTCGAAGCCGATGACCTCAACCTTGACCCAGACAAGGACTGCGGTGCAGGTATCAACTTCTGCTCAACCCTTGCCGGTGCGTTGAGGTGGGCTAGGTGTGGAACTGTGGTCACAGTGACGGTGCCGGACGGTGAACCCATCGTGGACACTGGCGACAAGTTGCGAGCCAAGCGAGTTCTCGTTGGCGAAGTGGTGAGCCTCAGTGGCGCATACCTCGTTGGCGCAGACCTCACGGACGCAGACCTCAGGGACGCAGACCTCAGTGGCGCAGACCTCACGGACGCAAACCTCAGGGACGCATACCTCACGGTCGCAGACCTCACGGACGCAAACCTCTGGGACGCAAACCTCGTTGGCGCATACCTCAGGGACGCAGACCTCAGGAACGCACGTGGCAACGACCGCACCATTCTTCCTAAGGGCTACAAGGTTGTAGATGGCTATGTCGTGAGGGAGGCAGAGTGATGAACCAGCAAGAGCGAGATGCCCTGCGAGAGAAACACCGTTGCCTTGAGAGCAAGGTTGGCCCGTGGTGTCGTTCCTGTATGCACGGTTGGCCCTGCGACACCATCCACGCACTCAACCTCTACGACGACCTCGTGGACAACGCTCGGTTCATGCTCAAAGAGGTCACGCCTAGCGAATACGGTTCCGCCTACGCACACGGCTACCGAGTGGCACTCCAAGACATGATTAGTGAGGACGACCTGTATGGGGAGCGTTTAGCCGAAGCAGTTTCCACCACCGGGCCAGCGGAAGTTCACGGCAGCAGTGAAGTATCCGCTACTCGTGAAGTATGCGAGCGCGTCCAATGACAAGCCGAGCAAACACTGACGGCATCAACGACAACGCAGTACAACATAACAAGGGAGACAAGCAATGAGCAAAGTGAGAAACCTACGAGCATGGCTGGCAACGCTGCCGGACGACGCGGAGATCACCTGTGAGATCCGAACTAGGGCGGACGCCGACGAGCACTTGGAGGATCTGGCAGCGCGCGACGGCGTTGACTTCGTGCCGCTGACAGACGAGCAGTGGCGGAGCATCGTCGTCCAATACGAGGACACGGGCGAACTCGATGACTTCTACGAAGTAGTTCGTTGGAAGGTCGGCGGTTGGGAGGTATCAGAATGAATCAGCAAGAGAGAGATGAATACATCAGTCGGCGCTGGACTGGCCCAGGCTGGAAGCAACTGATTCTGGACTGTGACAGAGAGATGGCCCAGATAGACCCTGACTATACTATCCTGCAGATCAAGGAGAAGTTCGGCGGGTTGCGATACTATGTAGAAGGCCACCAGGATCTGTTTGAGATCGAAAGAAAGTACGAGGAATTAAGTTACAGTACTTGTGAAAAGTGTGGTAGCACAGAGCATGTGCTTGTTGGTACCAACAATAACAGCTACTGGGTCAAGAGTCTTTGCAACGACTGCAGAGCAGAAGGAGAAAGCAATGAGTGATGAACAGCACAGTGCAAGCCTGAGCCCCCGGTACAAGCCGGGTGATCGGGTGATGACCAACTGGGGTGAAGAGATAGTTATCGAAGGCATCTCGGTGTACACCAGTATAACTTATGAAGCTAACGGTACAATCTGGTCTGACACTGAACTGCGTCCAGTCCCGGACAACTCTGGCAAGACCATTGTAAAGAGCAGGAAGTGCCTGGTGCATGAACAGGTTGAGCACGAGTACACCGACTCATTCCGGTGGTGTCCGGAGTGCTGGCATGTTTTCCAGACAACTGACGACATCCGTCTGTTGCTCTGGGATGAGATCGGGATCATTCCCGAAGATGAAGGCTGGCGGGTGGAAGACATGAAGAGTTGCCCACTCTGCCAACACGACTGGTAAAGGAGAGAGATGGACAAGACACAACTGGGTGAACGTTTGATTCACCTGCAGACCGAACTCAGCTGGTTGAAGGCACAGCGCAAGGGAGTCAAGCAGGAGATCAAGCACACCATGAGACTGATCAAGGAGCTGGGACCAGATGAAACACTGTCCTAGCTGCGGTGCCCCGGAAGACTGGAGAGAAAAAATTGGCTCGAGCATCACTGATGAGCGCACTCGTTTTCCTTGGAATAGTACATCTGATGAAGAACTGGTAGACTGTTCCAGTTGTGAGTTGCCGGCCCTGTTCCGTGACGAACTGGGCAACCCCACCTGCATTGACTGCTGGAAGGATTCAGAATGAAATATATCATTCAAGACTGGATGAGCAACCGGCTCTGGCCGGAGCAGGTCTTCGATAGTTTTGAACAGGGTTGGGAATGGATCTACACCAATGATCCTGAGCCGGATCCTGCTAGTGACCTGTGGCTGGACGGTTGGTACGATGATTACTATGTCATGCCCTTGCACGAGTGTACCTGTGAGATGGGAACCTGCGCCTATCATGCCGGTTACCAGGATGGTGTTCGTGACAGCACACGTGGGACAACTGCACGATAAGCATTTGCCTGATTGGCGCTGCGCGCGTGCGGAATCTCTTTGAACAGAGGCCGGGAAAATTTTTTTATATATACTATTAGTATAGGCTTGTGTTCAAGTATCAAGTAAGATATAGTGTTCTTATCCCACTAGTACAGTGAGTTCCTGTGGGTTGTGAGCATTGGTCATGCTCATGTAATAGAATGACCATGTAGTATATCCATCCCTAGTAAGGAGGCTTGGCTGTGAAGCCAATCATCTGGGTTGCCAGACCCGACAAAACTGGCTGGAATGCCACTCGAGCTCGTGATCGTGTGGATTATTCCTTCTGTGTGTATCGCGAAGACTCTGCTACTGGCAATCCTGCCCGGCTGGTTGTTCGTGAGACCTATACCGATAAACCTGAGGCTCGCGCCAGAAAGGTTATCGGTGAGTTCATGTTTGACACCGCCAAGCGTGCCAAGGATGCTGTGGTTAACTCTCTTATTATGTACAATGATGAGGCTCGCTACCCGCCTGCCACGGTTACGCGTGAGGTGTTGCGTGACAAGTTCTTGCGCACCATGCAGTGGGACAGCGAGCAGGACAGCCTGTTCTACAGCACTATGAACTGGTTTGACAGTCCGGTTAGTGGTGCTGGTGCTCGTCCTGTGCCAGTTGTCAACCCTGCACCAGAGACTGTCCCGCCAGCCACGTTGATGGATCAGGCCAACAACCAGTTTGCAGCTGATTCTGGGCACAACATGACTGGTATTGACTCTATCGCAAGTGATGTGATTGAGGCAATGCAGATGCTTGAGCAGGTTGAGCAGATGGTTGAACCCGTGTTCGACCCCGAGAACTGGTCACCTGGTGATGCGGTGCCCGCAGGTTGGGCTATTATCGGTGGCAAGCCAGTCCAGTTCAGCTGGCCCAAGTAGTAGCACACTCCTGGGCATGAGTATAAACTGCCCAATCATACAACAACTATCAAAGGAGCTTGTCCCGTGGGACTCGACCAATACGCATTTGCTGTACATCCACACCCCGATAACACCGATTTTTATATCGGTTGGGATAACAGTGAACGATACGATGGTAAAGACATCCAAGAGAACATGTGCAGGTTCGCTGTGTGGCGTAAGCACCCCAACCTGCAAGGTTGGATGGAGAAGCTGTTCAATCACAAGGCCAACATGCAGAACTACCGTGGTGAAGTTAAGCCAGGTGGTATGGGTGATGACATTGGATTCACCAGCATTGTTCTGGATCCTGAGACAGGTGAGGAACAAGAGATGACTGATGAGATCCGTGAAGCACTAGCAGGATTGCAGAAGGAAATCAACGAGAACATGCCTGATGCACTGCGTCAGTCTCTTCTCAGTGCTCCTGCTCAACGAGTGTTCAACTGTCAGCCAATCCGCTTGACTCTTAGTGATCTCGAGCAGCTGGAGACGGCCATCAATCGTGGTCATCTGCCCGCAACATCAGGGTTCTTCTTCGGTGACTCTGCCGATGATGAGAACAAGGAATACGACCTGGAGTTCATCACTGCTAGCCGGGAGGCTATCAAGAACGGACTCGATGTCTACTACAACAGCTGGTGGTAAATCATGCCAAATCACGTATATAACTCAGTCACATTCAATGGTGACGCACATGCATTGACCAGGATCATGAAGAAGCTGGGTATGCCACACACACTGAGTGAGGGCATGCCGCAGTTCAACTTCTATAACCTGATCGAGCCCAGCGACATTGCATGGTACAAGTCAACCGATGAAGGTCATACAGATAACTGGTACAACTGGCGCATTGCGAACTGGGGAACCAAGTGGAATGCTTACGATGTTAACATGTGCCGTTCTGACGACAATCAGGCGCTTGCCTATGACTTCTCTACAGCCTGGAGTCAACCTACTGGTATCATCATGGCACTGGTAGACTACATGGTTGAAGAAAGGTTCGATGTCAGCATGGACTGGATCTTCGAAGAAGAGCAGGGATGGGGTGGTGAATATCACTATGACCTGGCTACTGGTATGAGCGTGGTTCAAGAATGGGATATACCAGAAACCCATCATGAACTTGTAGAGCGTAAAGGGACCTGCTATTGTGAGGGGGAAAATCCAATATTCTATGACTGCCCAGGAGCACAACAAGATGAATGAAGAAGAAATAGCTGAAATGCACAGCAAGTTAGCAGCACAATTCAAGAGTTGGGAAGATGGCAGTTTGTTAGAGCCCAAGATGCTAAAAATCTATCAGACCATTATCGATGATGGTATGGAGCACGGCTTGGGCATGATGATAACTAGCACTTGCAATCTGCTGATCCATCATGGGGCTTGCACACCTTACAAACCGCGACAACTACCACCAAAAAGAGAGGAGTAATGCAGTATAACTATGTAATCAGTTGGACCCTGGAAGAAGGATGGAAGATCGACTGGGAGACAACAATGGCTAAATTTCCAGAGGGGAACATTTACATTCCCAATATGGATAAATGGATAGACGTGGGGGACACAAGCAGTGAGACTTATGTTACCGAGACCGTCATTACGGACGACCTTGAAGATGTATTCGAAGGCATGCGGGAGAACTGTTAGCGGACTGCATCCATCAACAATTTTTAACAGGCAAAAAAATGAAGGGAGGGTATGTTCATCATCAACGGTTCTCAAAGCACAGAAAAATCAAGGGAGGATAAGTGGATTCATTGAGCAATATAATCGATAGAATTCAGAAGTGTCTTAACCTTGCACACGGCAGCAACTTTCTTGGTGAACGTGAAGCTGCCCAAGCTATGGCCCAACGTCTTATCACCAAGTATCAGATTGACGATCTACAGCTTAAGGCTCTGAGTAAAGCTGGTAACTCATACGTCACCCAGGACTTTGTCAGTATAAAGACAAACCAGACTATGAACAGTATCTTACTCGATACTATCGCCAAGCATAACTTCTGTAGAGTGCTACGTGGCAACGGTTATTGTATTGTGTACGGTTATGACGACGATATTCAGATTGTTATCAGTATGTACTCTATACTATCTCTACACATGCAATCAGAGCATGATGAAAAGATAGAATCAGCTACATCTAATAGCAGGTCTGATGCTCGTCAGTGGAGCAAGTCATTCTATATCGGTTATTGCTCAGGTGTAGACGAGCGTATCCGTGAAGCACGACAGTCAACAATTAATACTATCATATCACATGATAAGTCTGTTGCTATCTATGTCAAGGACAAGCAGCATGCAGTAGAAGAATACTTCCAGTCACAAGCTTATGATCTGCGTCCCGGTCCCAACCATGAAGTCAATATGCTCAGCTCAGGTTACATTGCAGGTCATGCCAGCGGTCGTAACTCAGACATCGGTCAGACACGGATTGAACAATGAACTTAGCTTACGTTCTACAGTATGATACTGGACAGGATAACTATGAGATCTCAGGTGTGTACTCGAGTCTAAAGTCAGCTATGAATGCTGTTACAGTTGAGTGGAAACAGAATGAAGAGCTGGCTCTTTGGGAAGGCTACCATCCTGAAGGTGGTATGTGGAGTATTGAAGTTTATCCAATACTAGATTAGTGATACGTTTTCTTTATCAACTTTTACATTAGTATTGATGTGTTGAATATCTTCTGGGGTCCACATTGACCAGTTACCTGGGCTGGTAGGATAGTTATAAAGCCCATTGTATGAGTGCCATCCAACTCGTCTGCCGAGTTCTTCATGATAGCGCTGAGCATTCTCACGCGTTCGTTGCTGTGGTCTACCCCATTTATCATCGCTGTTTTCACGAGAATAAACTTGTGAATTAATGCCTAAATTATTAGGTGCAAGATGATGTTTGATTAGTGCATGGTTCATTGCGGTAGCAGCGCCCGGGTGTATTGATGTAGCAGAATTTATAAAGGCTAGCTCTGGCCAATTTTTATTTTGACTAGCTCTTAATGAACCAACTATATTACCGCCATGCATGGCAAGAATGAACCTAGAGTTTTGTTCTTCTGGATACGAAAGCGTATATGATCCATCACGGTATGCATTTGATAGTGCTTGCGCGTTAGAGATAGTATTTGCAATAGCCGTTTCATGCGTAGCATCTTTAGGTTTAATTGTTTTTAACGTTGCTATCTGTTTTTCTAAGCTAGCATGCTTGTCAACATCTGGCTCTTTTATGCTATCCATATCATGGATCTCTATACTGCCGCCGCCTTCGTAAAAGCTATTAGTTTTACCCTGGACGCCTTCTAGTATTCCAGGGAGCTTTACTCTGCTGTTAGGTTTGTAAACAGCAATAGCATAACGCTCACTAGCGTATCTTATAGACCAGTTCATAGTATATCTTCAAACCCTTCATAGCCAGGAGCAAGCTGTCGCCATGGGTAAGCCCGTTGAAACTTGTTAGCTATATTAATCAGCCTATTGTCCTGATAGTGCAGCGCTGTTACCTGCAAACCGAACGGCAAGCCATTAGAACACGCACCGAACGGTATGGATATTGCAGGCACACCTGTGACATTTTGCATTGACTCGTTATAGTCTTTTGCTGGTGGATTATAGCTACCATCAGCAGCGAAGCCAGGGTTTGGATTGGTTGGCGTAAGCAGCAGTCCATCGCTGCCAAGGAGATCATCAAGATTTTTAATATACATAAACCTCTTGCGTCGAAGATCCATGTATTCTTGTAGGTCTACACCCTTACCTATAGTTAAAAAGTCTTTACCAGATTTAGTTAGTTTGTCCCAGTGCTTGTCTACCCACTGCTTGCCAAATTTAGTATACTGATCTGCTGACACAGCATTGTACCACTCAAGATCCGGATTGCCCTCTGGGAAAACATCCCGTGGCTCTATCCATATCACTTCGCGCTTCATTAGCTTACCAAATGCTTCTGCTGCCTCTTTAAACTTTTTAGCAGTCTCTGTTGGCAGCTTTCCAAATGGTGACGTTCTTTCAGCTGCGTATATCTTACCGACACCATATTCTTTATTGTCCAAGAAGTTAACAGCGTCCAATGGCAAGCTTGCTGGGTCACCAGGAGTAGGTGTTTTAAGGATGTTATACATTAGTTGTAAATCGTCAGCAGAGTTAGCTAGAATACCATCAGTGGAGTAATCTATCCAATCTTGTGCAGGCCACCGGCCTATCATGCCATTGGTTGGCTTCAGCCCAAGCAGCCCACAGTAACCTGCTGGTGTGCGAATAGATCCGCCACCGTCTGTACCTGTAGCTGAAAAGACCAGGCCAGCAGATAGCGCAGCAGCGCTACCACCACTACTACCACCCGGAGCTAGCTTAATATTCCAGGGGTTAGTTGTTACTCCTGTTAGATCATTGGCTGTGTAGCCATTGCAACCAAACTCGGGTAGTGTGCTTTTGCCAACAAAAATAAACCCACTAGCTCTCATCTTTGCTGGAGTAGCATCGTCTTGCTCCTCTGGCTTTGCATTCTTAAATGCAACGCTGCCCTTTTTAGTTGGCATGCCTTTAACATTCTGCAGATCTTTTATCAGTGCTGGTACACCATGGATTGCTCTAGTAGCTTGACCACTATCAAACATTTTAGCTTGTTGGAGCGCGTCATCATATGCTTCGTGTGCAATGACATTAAGATCTTTGTTATACTTTTCTATATTACTTATACTTTTTTCTACCAGCTGGGTAGATGTGACTTTGCCAGACTGTAGAGCAGTAACAGCGCGTGTCAATGGACCAGAATTTTTACTAGATGAATAGCGTTGTGACCAGTTCATTTCTCATCATATCCTTTGATGTTCTCATCTGACCATTTAGTAGCACGCTCGGTTGTTATCTTGCCTACTAAACCAATAGGCAGAATAAACAGCCAGCCTATCCAGCCCAGGTGCATTAGCTGTACACCTGAACATGAAGCTAGTACTATACTAACCACGTCACCGATGCCATCCATGTTTCCTGCCAGCTTGTGACGGCCATTAGCTATAGCATCTGTTAGTACAGTGCCGACAATATCTTTAACGACCATGCAGGCACAGCCTAATAAACTATATAATGATGCTTGTAATAGTATGTTCCAGCTCATCGCCCACGCCCTCTGTTCATGCCACCGTAGTCTCTTTGGCTGCGTACTGCTCCGAATGTTTTTAATTTATCTCTAGAACTAAGCTGACCCCATCCGGGTACAGCGCCAGTGTGGTACCCGCCATGAGCACCCAGGTGTAGATCTGTATTCTTCAGGCGCTCGCGCATCTCTATCTTGATAAAGTTATCCTCGAGCAGAGCATCCACACACACCATCAGACAGTCACTGATATCACTGGTACGGATGGGTCCAAACTTCTGCTTGTCCACACGACCATTAATCTCCTGGAGGAACTTAAGCTCTTGTTCCAGCAAGCTGGTTCCGTTGGGGCCGTATTCATCCTTGTATGAGTGTACCCAGCCCATGCCCAGAGCACTCTTGAACCGTTCGGCACGGCGCATGTTGCTTTCCTTGGTGAACTTGGTTTCCTTTACGGTTACCTTGTGTGGTTGCTTGAGCTGCTTGAGCCTGCGCTTGAGCCGTGGCAGGGTAACGAATGCACCGTACTGGTCAAAGCTAAACGTCTTGGTGGTACGGTATCGCGAAAGAATATCTACCAGCTCTTCTTCGATCTCTTCATAGTCTAGTTCCCCATCAGTGTAGTCATCGGGGTTCCAGACCTTCATCCAGTCAACAATAATATGGTACCACTCTTCACCATCATCAGGGTCAGCCATCTTTTCCACATGGCAAATCATGCTGGCTGTGTTGGCACCACTCTTGCTGGGGTCACAGTGTCCATAATAAGTTATATTGAACATGCCCTCTGGTTGCATTTCTAGCACGCGTGTCTCACCTGTGCTGTCAACGAACGGATCGAACATCCTCTCAACCATCTTGGGATTAAGATAGGCATTGGTTACTTCAGCCCACTGGCTCTTACGCTCCACCCTAAAGGTGTCAGGCTCACGCTTCTCGAGCAGCTTCATCTCGTTGTCGTACTCCTGTGGAGCACGATTGAACTTAAATCCACCGAAGGTTGCGCGTGGATCTGCCCAGTCCTCGTATGGCCCCCAGCTGGGCAGCTGTATCATCATCATGTTGGGATAGCTGGGTGTCTTATCATCCTCTAGGCTAAGTGCAGATTCATATAGATCGTACGCCTTGCCGATTTTCGTATTATGGCTAAACATGCCAGCTGCAAGCAATGTGCTAGTAGAGGTGCCCAGAGCGACAACATCACGATTACCAGCATCCTCTATCGACTCAACAGTAACGTACTTAGAAGTCTTATCATAAATTCTTGTGCCATAGAACTGATCGGTAAATTTAGCAAGCAATCGGCGTGGGCGAATTGATCCAAGGAACTTCATCTTTTCTGATGAACCACCATTAACAGTAATATCGATGCAGTCTCTACCCTCTTCCTTAAGAGTAGTGCTAATATCGCATCCTCGTTCAATCATCATTTCAACTAAGTTATCCAGCACTGGACCTTTGTTCTGAGCAATTCCGAGCAGGCCATGTTTAGAATAATACCCTTCACCGTCAAACATACCAGACAGGTATCCTGCATCATATGATTTGTCTATTTCCCATGTATCTGTATAACGGATCATGTCACCAGGCTTAAGATTCTTTGTCTTTACCCAGTTTAATTGAGAGGCATATGGTTTCTTTGTTAACCAAAGGTGTTCACCCGTGCAAACGACCTCTGGGCCATCTGTTTTTAGTTTAAGCGTTGGTGCATTAATGATAGAAGTTTCTTCAACAATTGCTTGCCGCCAGCTTCTTCCATTACCCTTGCCGCCAGGTGCGTACTCATCAAAACCAATTAATTTATCTCCGACCTTCAATGAACCAACAGGGGCCCATGTTAAATCTTCTAGAAGAACTGGTGTTTCTGGTACTAGGCAGAACGGGCTTGTCGGTATATAGATAAACCCATCCTTGCCGAATTGGTCAAGGGCAGGAGTGATAGCACTGTATACCTGCTCACTGGTACGGCTACCGTCAGTTCCTACAAGCATGTGTGCGAACTCGTCAAACATCACACTAAAAGCAGCAGCACCACGACTGGCTTTACTGTTACTGGTCACAGCCATGTTACGGATACTAGCGATCAATCGGTTGGGTCGAATGCCACGGCTCTCGAACGTGGCAATCCTGCGAATGTCACTGGGTGTACGCAGTGCCAGGAAGTGGTCCTTGGCGTCAGCAATATATGGCTGGAAGCATGGAGCGTCAATGATGGTGTTAGAAAGGTCAGCAAACTGATACTGTTTGGCCTGCTGGATGTTGGTGGCCACACAGAACAGGTACATGTCCTTGCTCTTGTCAATGCCGTAGTGGTACTGTGGGTCATCCAGCATGAGCAGCTGCCAGTTTATATATGCTCCCTGAATGCCACCGATGTGGCCCTTGCCACCACGACGACCAGTGATATTAATAACTTCTTTGAAGTGGTTGTAGCCATCTGCCTTGAGTATCTTGGCACGCTCCATGATGTCAGGGCTAATGCCAATGCATTCGCCGCCATCCTGGTAGAAGTTTTTCGTCCAGCCTTCTATAACTTCCATGTCATAGTCAGTTAGGTTATCAAGCTCCAGGTTGATGAGCTTTAGCAGGGTGCGCTGGCGTGGGAACAGTGGCTTGCCCAAGAACTCTGTGTGCTCTGTGAACGTGACGATATCAGGTATATCTTTATCATCGCGCAGGCTCTTCTTGGCAATCTCAAAAAAATCCTGTTGCCCCTTCAGGATATTTGCGTTGCCCTTCTTGGTTACTCTTGGCATAGTTTATCCGTGCTTGTTGGCCATCATTGCAGAGAAAGAAGCATCGGCTTTTTCTTTGCTGTCATGATGGCTCAGCACGTCACCTTCTTTGTTTAGAACAACCCACTTGTCGCCTTGTTGCTTAACGTATTGATTGGCAGTCTTTTCAGCAGCATAACGTTCATTGAAGCTCATTTCTTATCCTTTGTAGAATCAGGAAACTCCATAATTTTACGAACAGAATCAATAGCTTTTTGTATTGCTTCTCCAGCTCTTTCATGAGCATACATTTCTTCTTTTTGTTCCATAGCAGCATGCCAACCAGTTCCACCTTGCACTTCTTTGAGCAACTCAGATAAATTACCAAGATGGCCTTCCCATTCGCTATTACTAGGCCATGCTCCAGCAGTGACAGCACTGCCTTCCTTCTTCTTGCTCTCGCTGTCCTTGTCACCGTGATCACGCATGATACCGTTGGCCCAGGCACGACCTGCGTCGCCACCCCATGCCAGCCAGGCTACCTTACCGGGGCTGTCGCTATCCCAGTCCTTGCCCTTCTTGTCAACAGCATGACGAGCAAAATAGCTGTGCATCTTCTTGATAACAGCCAGACTGACTGCCTCACCATTAGCTAGTTGATGAGCACGACCACGACCTACACTGGTGAAACCATCGCCAGCCTTGCCATCCTCAATAAGCTGTAGTGCATGGCGAGCAGCACTCTGCACACCCTTGGGTGGCTTGAATGTTTTCTCTCCGCCTTCGTCCTTCTTCTCAGCGGTACGCATGTTAACCCAGGGGTTAAACTCTTCTGCTCTAGATACTTTACGCATTGTTTTCTCCTTTACATACCTTGGTGCACTTTCATTATCTCTTTAACTTTTCCAGACTTTGCTGGGTCTTCATGAGATAATGCTACTTCATTAAGATGGTTACAGAATCCACAGACTGGACCAAAACATGGGCCACCCATTGTATAATTTATGCCCAGTGCACTGGCTTCTACGCCAGACAGCTTGAACGATGTTCGCTGAGTTGCGCTTGAATCAATAATGCTCTTTATGAATGGGATTTGCCCCTCGATGAACACTCTTCCTGCTGCAATAGAGTCATGCAATGCTCGGTGACCACCAGCTTCTATACCATAGTGATCTGCCAGTGATGATAGAGACCTGCTGCGTGGATCTAATTCTTTTGGTTGGATAGACTCATCATGCTTGATAACATCTACCAGCCTCATGGAACCAGGGTTCCACCCTGTTATCTGCACAGGGCTACCACTGTTCTCTCGCTCCCAGGTATTCTTTATACATTCTGTGTCGTATGTTGGGTTAGCTCCCACAAATACAAAGCCTTGCTTTTGTAAGTTAGACATGACCCGAACAATCTTGCTTATGCCTATGCCCAGTGGGACAGCAGGAGGCAGATCGATATCTTCCTGAGTTATTGCAGGCGCTATCTGTTTGTGCTTGATGTCAACGAATGGCTGCCCGTTTCTTATATATGGTGCACCAACTTCGAATCGCGTGTCAAACATCTTTTTCTTGTCACGCTTTGATGCCCACTCGTTGTATTCATCCTTATGCTTGCCTAGATCTTGCAACCTAACGCTCTGCACAGTTGGCCAGGTTTGTTCTGTTGTATCTGGCTTGATGCCATAGCGGTGCTGTGAAAGAGCGAGGTCTGTCCAGCCATGTGTTTCAAATGCTCCCAGCTCAACACTCTTGCGTGGATCTATAAGAAAGTGTTGTGACTCTGGCTCTGACAGGTTTCCGTTCCTGAAAATTGCAAGACCAAACGAGATTGGCTCTGGATCATTCAGCCCAGTTGTTTCCAGGTCGAAGCTTGCGATCATGGGCGGAACATCTGACCATAATTTATTGGTAGACTTTTTTATGTTAGGCTCAAGGCTACTAGGATCCCAACCGATGTCAGCAGCACGCCGTGCATCCATTATTGGTTTGGATTGTTGTGATGCGTTGAAATACATTATACTTTATGCCTATCAGGATCATATGAGTATGGGAACAAACCACTTTCAGCAACATTGATAGCTGCATCAAGCTTACGCCTGGTTGATATAAAATTAGCTACAGTGCTGGGAGATACTAGACCTTCTGATATTGGCTGCTTGCCAGGATCATAGCATGAACTAAACAGTTGTGCTGTATAGTGATCAATCAATCTGCTTGACATTTTCTGGTAGCAGTCCAATGTGTGCAGGCCATCAGTGCTTCCACAGCTACAGTGAGGAGAACCCAGCAGCTCATGTGGGATCATTGATGTTAAACCATTATTCTGATGAAGAAAAGCTATCTGTTTTCTTATTTCTTCTTCATCCGGATCATCAGGCACTTCAACAGTTCTACCGTATCCTCCGGATACAGCGGACACCCTGTCACCACGGAAGGTTCTCCAGCTGCCCTTGTTGCCATGTTCATCAATAGTATGAGGATCATATGCTCTTATGTATAGAGAATCATACTTTGGGTGGTGATAAATATAGGTTGGCACAATCGATCTAACACGTGGAGCGAAATCATTATTGCCACGATAAGTTATATCTAGCTGACCACCATCATTAATTATTTTATGAATGTGCCTGAACAGACCACTGCGGCTATCCCCACTAAGATCTTGTGGGTTTTCAATACCAGGTATGGTCATGACATTGCCAGATTTTATACGTGCTATCTCTGACTGTATCCAGTGGTGAGCACCTGGATAGTCCTTGCTATTCCAATCCTCTACTCTGTCTATTATTCCAAGCCTGTCAGATGGAGAGAAACCTGAAGAACCAATTACCCTATCGAATAATTGCGATGATTCAGGCAGTGTATCAGGCCTGGATGCCAGATGTTCATGATGGCTGGACAGGCTATCGCATATAGCATCATGGTCTTCTTGCGACAAAAGACCTGAGAGCATTGTTCTAAAGCTGGATGCATTGTTAACAGTTCTAGACTGTCTGTGATTCAACTGCGTCTGCAAAAGATCTCTGTCAAGATATGATTCAGCTTCCGGTACAGCATAGTCATAGTCACCATTGTTATTGACCAGGGCGGTTAGCAGGTGCTCCGGTGGTATACCAACGCCGTGACGCTGTGCATTAGGCTGCATGGCTTCCATGATTTCATCGTGTGAGATGTGTTTGCGCAGCTCTTTGTATACAGAGCTATCAAACGTGCCAGGGTCTACGTCAGCAGAGCGAGCTTGTTCAATCTCTGTTGATTTATTTTCAGGCATGCTCTAGCTACCACTGTTAAACGATGGAACAACATTAGCAGATAATGCTTTCGCAGATGGCTGTTGTATGCCAACTATCCTGCCAGCATTAACATTCCTTGATTGCATATAACCTCTGTTTAAGAAAAGATCTTCCTGCTCCGCTGGTGAAAGTTCTCTTCTGATTCTATAGGCCTGCTGAGCTACAGCTTGATCTCTTATTGCTTCGTTCCAAAGTGTTGGGACTGCACGCAGTTCTCTATCAACAACCTCAGTACCTCTTGGTTTTTCCATCATGTTTCTTGCAAGGAAGCTATGAGGGTCAAGATGCTGTGCTCCGGGATGCGCTGCTTCAATCTCTGGGCTTGGGTGGCTGAGCAGGTAGTACGTTGTATCCTGGTAGGGTTCGGCTGATCCGGGAGTGAGATTGCGTAGTGTAACAAGATGGCCTGGTTGAACAATGCTTTCTGTTCTGAAGGCTTCATTCTGATTAACAACGTAGCTATTATCTATTTTACTTTTTACTTCTTGCAGCTGACTTTTTAACTGTTTGCTTTTGTCTTTAGCAATACGATAGTCTTCATCGGTAGGTTCAGAAAGAGGGTCAAGAGGATTTTGGTTCAGGTGGTTCCTCAGCATCTGCGATACAACTTCTGATGCTTCTTGATGTTGTTTTTCTACATGTGGTAGAACATTACTCTTCAGATTCTCCAGGTGCGAAGCGGTGCAAAAGAACTTGCGTTCATTGGCTCGGGTTCTTGGGGAATATGCCTCACCGTATGTGTTAGGAGATGCAGATGCACGCGCTGCTGCTGCAAGATCCCTGGACGACCAGCCTCCGAATGTTTTGCTAGGTCTGGTCTGTATGTTTATATTTTTGCTTGGCAGTGGTGGATCAAATTCTGGTTCATAATCTTGATATGCCAATGGCAACAGGGAGTGTTGTCTGGGAACATCTTCTCCCATGTATCGACTGCGCAGTACCCACTGACCTCCAGTAGTATCAGTAAAAACAGGCTCATTGTCACTGTTCACTGTCATATTGCTGACAGGAGCTGCTGTTTTGCTATTAAAACGTGGGATGCGCATGCTATCTCCCTGGTATGATAAGTTTCTTTTGAGTGCCCATCTGTGCACGCTTCATGTCGTAGTATCTGTCAGCAACACCCTTGCCGATCTCGTAACGGTTCTGCTCTGGGTTGTAGTCGTTGCCGCTCAGACGCCCAACGATTGTGATGGTTGGTGGTTGCTGCTGTTGCATGATGCCTGGTAGCACCCAGTCAACAACAACCTGCAGGCCAATCTTTTCGAACAGCTCATCGGCCTCACCCTTCAGGCTCACCAGGTTTTCGTGGCTGGCCTTGCGATAGCCATACTTGTTCTGTAGCTGCTCGAGAACCTTCCAGGCACCCATGATCTCTGATTCCATAAGCTCAAGAGGTTCTTCTTTACCCAGGCGCTCTTCCTCAGCACGTTGCTCTGCCAGGTAGGCATCGATCTGTGCCTGCTGGAATGGCGTGTGCTTTACATCTTCTGGCCTGATGCCTGGGATTTCATTGGAGTTGGTCATTTGTTTTTATTTCTTTCGATAGAGTCCGCGACGAGTTTTTCTCTCAATTCAGGATACCCCATATCTGTGCGGTTAACAACCTTATTCACCGCATGCCCAAGACCAGCTCTTGCAACTCCAGTAGCAGTGCCTGGCTCATAGCCAATAAATTCTTTTGCTTTATTAATAAGCCCTCTGGCTCCAAGCCCAGCAGCTGCTAGGCCTACTGCATCTGCGCCAGCACCAATGAGACCTTGAGCGTCGTGAGAATGAGTGTTAACATAAGTTGATAGAGTAGGATCATAATCGATTGACGGTACCTGATTGGCTAGATCAACTCCTTGCTGATAGCTTGTTCCAGGGTCCCAACGATCTTGAAATGGGTGAGCCATGCCGCGCAGTACATAATGTGCTACGTCCTTTACTGCATCCACACCAGAATTAAGCACGTGTTGTACTGCCTGACCAATGTTTGCTGTCTTTTCATTTTCGTATCTGTTATTCCAGTTCATGATATAACTTATTTCTTTCTAGTCCGATTCGGTTTATTTTTGCCTTTAGCCTGTTGCTTTTCTGTTGGTGTTATTGCCCTTACCTCTGCATCTGTTGCGCCCAGCAGATCTCGTGGCCCACCGTCTGTAACCATGCCACCAGTACCAATATAGTTACCATTGATATCTGTGTCACCCATGCCTTCGTTGTATCTGGCTGCAGCTGCGCCCAACTCACGGATGAGACCGGTTCTATCGTCCCTGTACTTTAAAGCATCAATATTTTCCAGGGCTTCATCATATTTTGCCTGTATCATTGGCCTGTCTTCTGCCTTTAACAGACGAGATCTCCTGGACAGTACGGCAGTAATATTACCTTCACTGTCGAACTCGTGGCCGTCATGCTCGATGCATTCATGCTTGGTAAGAGGTGAGAAAGAATCACCCTGGGGTACAAGAGGAGTTGTGAAAGCTCTGGATACAACTGACGTTGGCTCACCATCTGGGCTTTGTTCAGCTACCAGTTCACCGTGGCATGCAACGCTGTCTCTTTGTGACTTGCTGATCGGAGTGCGAATCATTTCATCAATATCAAACCCAGCGCCCCTCTTTAATATATAAGCATCTCTTCTATTTAATACTATTGGCTGATCTTCCAGAGGCTGTGTTCGAGTGCTGTTCTCTCGAGTTGCATAGTTCTTAGGGTAAGGAACCCTCATGAAGTGAGTCTGAGGGATCGGTTCACCCTTGGCATTCAGCCGTGTGCGCTGGTGAAATTTTATAAGCTCTTTACCAGTATCGATTGTGACAATCTCACCAGGATCAATCTTGGACAGGTCAATCAAACGATAGTTATCTTCTACTGTTGGATCGGTACGAGCCTTATCTCTCAGACCTTTAAGAGCACGTTCTGTAGCTGCAGGGTTATCCCAGCTGCCAGCAACATGCCAGCCCTCAGAACTTTTATCCGATACAGTCACTCTGGGGAATTCAAGAGCGTTTCTTTTCTTGCCTCTGAGGCCTGAGTTACCTCTCTTGCATAGGATAGTGCCAGACAATGGCTTGATTTTCTCACGCTTGATCATTCTATCAGCGACGTAACCCAGACCACTGGCACGAAGCTGATCCTGGTAGTCATACAGCTTGCTGAGATCTACATCAATTGGCTTGTACTCATCTGTATGAACATCGTATTGCCTATCAGGAATATTAAACTGTGATGCAACATGACTCCATGCCTGTGCAATAGCATCGTCTTGAAAAGTGTCAACAAAGCTTTTGCCACGCAGCTGGATGATTGAACCATCTGGCATGCCATTAACACGCTTGTTGTATTCATTGTGCCAGGCCTGTGACTTACGGTTACCACTACCTGGTTCTGGCTCTTCTAGTACTGTTCTAAAGCCAGCAATTCTAGATTGTTCAGGATCCTCGTGAGCTTCACCGTACATGTGGCCGCTATCACGCCACTCATCCAGCTGTTGAACTGCTCTTTGGATAAAATTATGAGCGTTAGAGGGTGGTCTGTAACCAAACCTGTGTCCTTCTTCTGCATCAGACCATTCCTTTAACGCTGCATGCATCTTTTCAGGATCACCGCCAGTTATTCTAGAAACAGAATCGTAGTAGCCATCCCATAGTCTTTGCATTTCGTTTTCATGCGAAATACAGGTAGCGCAGTGCGCTTGTGGTTCTTCCTCAACGTTTTTAACAACCTTAGTATTATCACTCAATGTCTGAAGCGCTGATTGATTGGCTTGCTGTTGGCTGGTGCTATAGTTCTCACCAACTCTTGATGGGTGAATGCCCAGCTCTGGTAGAGTTATTCCAGCAGACTTTCTGTGAACATCCAGCATGGTCATGATGTCTCCACCATGTTGTTCTGCCATTTGCTCTAGCATAGATAGGCCAGCTGAACGATGCAAGAACGGGTTGGTTTCTGATACTGGATTTCCAGAATCACCTGGCATGCTGGGAGCTGTTCCCAGCTTCATTATAGTATTCACCAAAGCATGATGGAAACTCCTGCGGGCTTCACTTGTTTCGCCTGTTGACTTTAGAGTGCCTCTACTGGCAACGATGGTGCGAGTATCGTCATCATGGTATTCAGGACCAAGCTCATTAATTTTTTTAGCAATAACGTCTGCACACCCGCACTGCTCATCATGTGGTAGATAAGCTGTTTCAAGTGGTATCCTGGTGGGTTGTTGGGTTAATGAACCATGAGTACAGGCGCGACCATGGTCTTCAGCACTGTGCCCGCACCAGGTGCAGTTGCTTAGGCCATCAATACCATAAAAATCTGCAACGCCATTCATAGCGTCAATCTGCTCTCGAGATGCATCACAGTTGCATGCATCGCGATCTACTACCTTTACTGGCTCAGCTGTTCTGAACTGCTCTGGGAATGCAGTTTCACCGCTAGCTACCTTGGGCTGCTTGAATATATCACTGAGTTTCATAGCGTTATCTACCGCATTCCTAGTGTGTTCTTACGCTTTGGTTTGCCTGTGCCAGTTGGAACTTCTGGGAATACTATGCTGTCACGGGTCCAACCCATGGCTGACGTGTCAATGAACTTGCTCTCTCTTACAGCTGCAGGCACACTCTTTAATCTGGAGTGTGTTGCAACCATGATAGGGTCCAGGTGCAAAACCCCTCCCGGCAGGCCAAGCCTTCTAGCATCTTGCCAGTCCATACCAGCAGAATTTCTCAGAACCTTTGAAGTAAGTTGTAGAAAAGAACTGGCATTATTATGGCCCATACCATGATCGGTAAAGAACGGATGGGCCTTTGTATCTTCGCTGCTTCCCATTTCCAGCAGGTGTAAACCACCTATATGGCAAGCAGTAATTAAGTTACGAACATGTACTGGTGCTGCTGATGCTACGTGCGGTGTTCGGCGGCTTGGCAGCAGATGTTCCAGTGAGTTTCCTATTATTCTTCCGACAGAATGGCATACGGCACAGCCGCTATCTTCTACTCCTGAACAGATACCATCATGGCATGTAGCAAAGAACGGTGAATAGTCTTCTGTTCGTTGATTTTCTCCTCTATGCCAGCCGTGCATGTGGCTGAGTTGTGTCTGGTGCAGATCATTTATTGCTTTAAGAGTTGGGGTACCAGTTCTGGAAAAGTCTTCTCGTAGCAGCTCATGATAGCTTGGGAATTTATCAGTGATATCTCTTGCGATTCCATCGGCACCAGTTATTCGATATTTATGCTCGTTTGGGATCATCAAACATCCATTAGGCTGTAGTCCTACGGCTTCATATATCGAGTACAAAGGCATTGCAAGTTGACTGGTTGCAACGCTTAAGCGTGGTGAGTTGGTCAGGTTAAGCCTGCCTTGATCGTATGAGCTATCAAGTGCTGGGAAGGTTCCCTGCTTGAACTTTCTCATGTCATCAGCATTCTGAGCTGTGTTAAGAAAAAGATTGATAAGGTGTGGCTTTTCATAGCTTTCATCCGGCAAGGATGCAGCGTTTTCTAGCATCTCGCTAGAGTCATTAAACAGCTTTTCAATATGACTGTCAGTAAATTTACTGGAGCTAAATCTATTCATCGCTATCTTCTCCAGAATCAGGACGTGGTAGAGCTCTACCTGCCTTGCAGTATTGTTTATACATGGGGGCACACTGCCAACGCCCTTCGTTCCTGTTCCATTCCACATGCCTAGCAGGGAAGTTACCGCCACACTTATCACAGTGTCTTGCTTTACCCATCGAAGCGAGCACGGCACCGGACCAGCGCTGTCTCTTTTCGTTGATGGTCATCATGACTCTGCTCAATCGATCAGAAAAAGTTTTATATTCTGTGTTTTTTACACGCGTTAGGCTCTGGAATGCTGGGTGCTGTGTGTTCAGGTCATACTGATGGCTGTAGTCATTGATCAGGCCGTTGGTCTCTCGCCTGATAGATTCATCAGTATCGTTGGGGAACAGCTGGTGCTGCGCACTGTGCCCAGTTCTTTGTATCTGACTGTCTCCAGAGTTTATAGACTCTACTGAGTCTGGACCATACAGATAGACGTGAGTTGTTGGTACAATTTTTCTTCTGCTGGAATCAACCAGGCCTACCTCAACTGTCCTGGTTGGCTCAAGGATATTTGTTGTTGTAAAAATATTTAGTGGCGTTGACTGACCACTGGCTGGCTCAAGAGGATCTATTCTTGGTTGAGCTGGGGCACCGTAGTTTGGGTCAGCACTGTTAAACGGTGCACGCAATGATTCATCGTTTTTTCCGTCAGCCATACAGGTCCCTTACACTCACATACTCCTACAAAATAACAGTGTTTTTACATTAAAATATACTAGAAGTCCTCTTCTAGATCGGCATCAATGTACTCTTCACCGCTCTCCAGTTCAGCCTGACTGGACCGTGAACGCTTCTTTCGGGCACCCGATTCTCCCTGGTAATCTTCAATCTTTTTGAACAGTGCTTGCTTCATATCTGGTGGTAGCACATCACGGATGGCCAGCAGAATCATATCAAGCTGTTGCAGCAGATCTTCTGGGCGGTAGTCGCTGCTCTCTTCCTTCTCGATGGCCCTGAGCATCTCCATGGCATGCATGGTCTGAGTGAGCGTGGGTTTTTCATACCCCATTGCCAGCTCTTCCCAGCCCTTGGCCAGGATAACTTCATAGAATGCCTCAGCTGTGAGCATTCTCTGGCTGGCATCCAGGATACTGATGTTCTTTTCCCTGGCTCTGCGCTCTACTACCTCACGAACCATACGCTTTTCGAACGGCAGATGGTTCTTCTGGTGGTTGCGGATGTTCTCATAGTTAATCCGCTCCTCCTTGGGCATGTTCAGCTTCTCTTGCAGAGGCTCAATGGCCCGGAGAACTTCCTTGTAGCTCTTTGGGAACAACAGCAGAGAGTCAACTATGCCACGCAGGTCATCGCTGGTGTTGCAGATCTTGCATTGTGGAGAACGCTTGTAAAGATAAAGTTCACCATCGATCTCTTCTGTAAGAAGGTCCTCGGTGGTAGGCGTCATCTTGACTAGCTCTTTGTATTCACGTGTTCTTCTGTCCATCTTCAGTGCCTTTTTCTATATTGTTTCCAGTCAACAGGGTCCTGGGGTCCACATAAGTTCTATAGAAGTTGCCGCCAGTTGGTGGTACAGTATCCCAACCGTCCAGCTTGCTGTATACCTCACGCCTGCGCCTTCGATCAATCTGATAGTCACTCATGAAGCCCCACTCCTTGGCGGCTTCGTTGCCATCACGCTGACGGATATCTTCTCTGGTATCCAGCAGCATCCTGTGAGCAAACCACTCTAACTGTTGAGAATAACTTAGTTCATCCCAGTGCTTTGGCAGCCGCTCGGCGTACAGCTCGAGCAGATCATCAAAGCTGCTGGAGCTGTTGATCAACTCTCCTCGTAGTTCTTCCACACCGTCTCGCACAGATTCTTCAGAGCTTTCCTCTTGTACATGCCCACCTGGCTGCTCCACTTCTGGAACCCCATGATCCTGGCCACTTCCACTTCTTTCCTGTTCTCCAGACATGATAACACCACAGCCTGTTTCTGACGAGGAGGCAGGCTTTCTATACCTTTCATTAGATCATATATATTAACAGTGACACCATTCAACAGATGCAAGTCAGGGTTGCCAGTCTTGAGATAGACCTGTTGCCATTCCATATAATTATTCAGCAGGCGTTCCAGGATCTGCCAGGTCATCTGTCCCTGGATTACTTCTTGCTTGCGTGATTTTCTAGGCTTTGGTGCCGGTTCTTCCATGTTACCCTCGTCTATACAATTGGTTTTGTATATAACGCTGCGAGGCCTTCATGCTCTGAACCTTGTCGTTGATCATACGCCAGGCTGCATACTGTACAAAATAAAACTGTCTGTCACTCTGTGTTTCGATCTTGGCAACAGCTTCAAGATCCTTTTGTGTTCCACTACTAGGTTTACGCCAGGCAGTCCAGTACTTGTCATCCAGCATGTACCAGGCGTACTGCGCCTTGAGATACCGTCTGGTAACTTCTTCTTCGATAGCAGTGATAGCACTCTGTAGGTTCAGGAACAAACGGTCCTGCTCATCAACTGTCATGCTCTTGTCGGTGTTGAACCTGGCGATGATAACCTCAGCCGGGCGCATGTAGTCCGCCATGAACTGATCTACAACCTGTTCGATACTATCTAGCAGTGACAGGTCTTCCTGTTTTGTCTTCCAGGTGAATGCACGCACAGCAAACTCATGCATCTCACTGAACCTGTCGTCATGGTTAGAGCCCAGCTCAGGCTCAGGTGCTGTCTCTAGTGGTGCAAGGCCTCTCTTGAAATTATTGCTCACAGTTTTTCTCCTAAGAGTTCTCTACATAAAAAGAGTATATCATATTTATATATCCATTACAAATCCATGATGTTGGCATGGAGGATTTTCTAAATAATCCGCGGCTTTTCGTAATATATTAGCATCTTCTTTAGCACCACCGAGCACTCTATGATTACATCTTGAGCATAATAAGCCCCGTATTTGCCCTGTAGCATGATTGTGGTCTACGGCTAGTCTTTTTTTCTTTGGTATCATTGAACAAATCGCGCACGCTCCACCTTGCTCATCAAGCATCATATTGTAGTCGTCAGCTGTTATGCCAAAAACTCTTTTTAATCTGTTCGAATGCCCCTCAACAGATCTGCACTCTTTACAGTACCCAGATGGCTTGCCTTTCCTGTAATGAAATTTTGATACTGGCAAATATTCCTGGCATTTAGTGCAAAAATATTTTCCTGGTGGCATTTCCACTGACAAACGAGGATCAGATTTTTTTCTTCTTGTTTCATTAGAGCTATCCATTGTGGCTCTACGTATATCTTCTCTGCATTTTAAACAATATTTACTTTTGCTAGATGATGATTTTTCACCACAGGAATAGCATTTGTCGTTACCAAAAGGCCTATGTCCCCTAATGTATTCAGCATTACGATTAGCAGGACTACCGCCACACCCACATGCACAAATGTTTTTAAAACCCTTAGCCTTTTGTGGTGTTGTCATTCTCGCTCCATCGTTCGCAGATGCTCTTGGCAGGGCATACAGTGAACTCTTCAGTGGTCGGACCATTGCAGCAGCTCTTCAGCTCTGACGGATCATTGTTACGGATTGCTACCCGTACTCTGCTCCACTTATCATATAACTTATTTAGTTCATCAGGATCAGGCTGTACTTCTATCGCACGCAGCCTGTGAGGATAACTCTTCTCTACAAACAGCAGAGCCATGCGCTCGGGTGCATCCGGGTGAACGTCCTGGTAAACGCGCAGCTGCATGCTGTAGGTGTGGCTGGCTTCCAGTGGCAGCTTGTTGCAGGTCTTGATATCAACCAGGAATCTCTCACCATTAGGCATGGTCAGTTCCAGGATATCAATAGCTCCGGCAATCATCCGCTCTTCGTCACGGATGCGCACCTCTACACTGTCCTCACTGGTGAACCCCAGGTGGATAAGCATGCTCTGCATCATGCTGTGCAGTGCGCTGCCAATCTGGAAGGTCATCTGCAGGGTGGGGCTGATGCGTTCTTCCTTGTAGAAAGCCCTGAGCTCCGGGTGAAACTTATAGTACAGGTGCATCTCACCCTTGGTGATGTCTGTGCTGGGGTGATACATGTTATCGAACTTGCGTTCTTTGTTGTACACCCGGATAGGGTATTCTTCTGGCCAGTCGGCATGGATCAATGCCTCTTCGATGTATGGGGTGATGATCTCATTGCGCTGGTAGCTGGCCAGTGTTCTCTCAAGAAATGTCATTGAGTGCCCTGTCGAACATCTCCGCGATTTCTTCTTCAGAAGCCATTGGGCCATCCTCCAGAAGGTTCGTTGAGCCGAGCACAACGGGACGCATCTCGTTGGGGTTGTCTACTTCAAACTCTAGTTCAATTTTCTTTTCCATGTCTCTCCTTAAAGGTCCACTCGGCGTTCGATGGCTTCGATCTGTCGGTCTGACAGCATCTTGTTTCTCATAAGCTTTTCAATCTTCAGCTGCAGATCCTCTACCTTGCGCTCGAGAACCTCAATACGCTTTTCAAAGTACTGCGGTGTGCTCTGCATCATGCTTCTCCTTTTAATCTAAGATATTCATCGTAGAACTCCAGCCAGTCATTCAGCTGCATCACCACAAGGTCTTCAACAACCTCTAGGGATTCAGGGGTATGGACTCGTGTACCCCAGCTTTCTTCAACTTCTGTTTGACCATACAAACGCACTGCCAGTATTGGCCTGGCGTTCCAGGATCTGTCCTGGGCATGCTGCTTGATGGTATCCCACACTTCTTTTGTGATGCTGTACGACTTCTTTTGTGTGCACTTGCATTCGATATCAAAGGTGATATTGTAAAGCTCAGCTGTCTTTACATCACCCTTCTCGTACTTGGCACCGCTAGCGATGGTACGTTTGCCCGCTGGCCAGAGATCTTCGATATCTTTCTCGTGCCTGTTGCTCATCCTGCGCTGGAATTCACCCATCTAGCATCGACTCCACCCAGTTGAGCAGCTTGATGGCATCACAATCTCCCTCGTACGAACTGATCTCAACAGACTTCTTATCTCCCCTGCCCTTGATCTCAAACTTACGGCACACAGGACAAGAATTGTTGCCGGTATGACGCTTGCGGATTCTATCACGTTCAGCTTTTGTGATTGCCTTGACCACTCTTTATCCTTTGCTGTACTTCTCTCTGAACAAACACAGTGCAATGATGCTGTACACAGCCATATCCATTAGTGAATCCTCAACGCTCTCGTTCTTGAGAGAGTCAGGACCCTGACGTGCAGCCTTCTGCAGCCTGCGCATCTTGTCATTGGCACGAACGGTAGCTCCAACCCAACCGTCAATGCCAAAGTCTTCGCTGGCTCTTACGTTAGCGAACGGGTCACCCTGTTCAACTCTGCCGTAGTCTGCCTGCTTCTTGTCATGCAGTGCAGTGATCTCATCGATCACCTTCTGGAACTCAGTCTTCCCAGAACGAGAGTTGGCTGCCATCTTGCTTCACCTTTCTAGTCAGTCCTTCAAGAGACCAAACAGGGTCTGCAATGATCTTGAGATTTTTGTTCTCATAGTCAACCATGAATGTCTTGTCAGCAATCCTGACACCAGCCAGCTCATCCGGCCAGTCTTCGACACTGATGTTAATTTCTACGCCCTCTTCTTCCACAATTAATCCTTATCAATCTCTCCGCAATGCTTGCAGTGGTCTTCTCCAAGTATATACCGTTTTCCACAGGTTGCGCAACGGTATTCAACAGGATTTTCTTCTACCATTCTACACCAAATATTTTCTTACCCAGGTTAATGTATACACCACGAGATCCAAAGATAGTTCTGTCATTAATGAACTCAAGACCGAACATGTAGCTATCCCGTGTTTCTCTTAACAGATTGATGGTAATCATAGCACGTCCGTAACACAAATACCCGAAACATAGTTTACCAAGATCGGCTTGGGGATCGCTCTGCCTTGTGGGTCAGCTCGCAAGATGAACTCAGTCTTTCCATGCATCTGCTTGCTCGTAGTCTGAACATGACCGTTGGAATACCGGTACCAGGTGACCAGCTTTCCTGCATGACAGGACCGGACTCCATCATTAACCACACGTGCTGGTGAACTAGCGCCCACACTGGATGCTGACAATAACATAGCAATTACTGTAACAATAATCTTCTTCATGACATCATCTTTCTCTTCCATACTTCCAGGTCAAGTCCAACAAACAACAGGCCAATCTGCAGACCAAAATGCCTGCGGCTGATGTGCAACTTCGCACCGAGAGTCAATGAGGTTAAGCTAGCCCAGAAAGTAAAGTCACTTGACCACTTGTTGTGCTGTGTGTACTTGCCCCACTCTAGTGGCTTTGCCATATCATACCTCCGGGTCGTGGATGTCATCCGTATCGGCTGTAAGCGGCCTGCCGAAGAAACTGTCTGCGGTATCCGCTTCAACAATAGTATTGCCACGCTTGGTAGCTGTAATGATCTCCGCTTCGAACTCTTCAGTGCGTCCGCTATTCCATACCAGCTCAAAGAAACTGTCACGGCCCTGAGCTCTCAGGTCTTTCCAGCTGAACCATGATCCCTGACGCTGAACAACTCCCAGCAGGATACCCATCCTGGCAAGATCTCTACGGGTATCAACGCCTGGGTGATCCAGGAAGACACATGGCTGGTTGTAGAAGTCTGTCCAGCCCTCACGGAATGGTGGGCCGTAGCTGTTCTTCACAGTCTTCATCACAACAGGGAAACCAACCTGAGTGTTCTCACCGTTGATCTTGTCAAAGTACTTGTCACTGCCAGGGCGAAGGTAGATGCGCACACTCATGGCATGCTTGACAGCGTGACCACCAGGGGTCATGGGTCTGTTGTATCCATCCATGTCAGCACGCAACTGGTTAAGATAGAAACAGGTGACACCGTACAGGTTGGCCAGCGGAGCAACGGTCTGAACGTTACGCTTCATCACTGCAGCGTTGCCACCAACTCGGTCACCCTTATCGGTCAGCTGTTGCATGCTGTGCTTGGTGGCTGCTGCACCAGTGCTATCCCATACGATTGAACAGATCTCTTTGCTCTTGATCAGGCTAACCATCATGTCAGTTCCTGTCTCAGCATCCGGTGGCTGTACAACAATAATGTCCTTATCGATTCTCAGCCCCAGCTTCTCTGCCCACTCAGGGTTGAATCGGTGCTCAAGATCGATATAAGCTACCATCTTCTCTCCACCGTAGTAGTCGTAGCAGTCTTTAAGAGCCAAAAGCCCAAAGCTACTCTTGCCACTGTGCTCCTTGCCAAAGAACTCAATAAGCTTCCCCTCTGGCCAGCCACCGATAGCCAGCAGGTGTGCCAGCGAAGGTGTAAAGCATGGGATGGCAGTGATTCGCTCCAGCTGATCACCGCGCAGAACCACTGGCTTGTTGCTGCCCTCAGGAGTGAACTTGTTCAGGTCCTTGATCAGCTTATCGATTGCTTCTTGCTTACCCATATGTTTCCTCTAGTATGTCGATGATTATTTCTTCTACGGTATATCTACTATTTACTGCTTGCTTCTCCAGGCTGTTGTATAGATAGTCTGGAATGTCAATCGTTATTTCCATAGTGCTCTTCCTCTGTAGCAAAACGGATACAGCACGCATCACAATCGTGATCCATTACAAAGTCACTGATCATTGCATAAGGGTCATCCGGATCAGGGTGCTTGATCTCATGCGAGCATACTCTTGCCATGATCTTCTTGTCAAACATATAAAACTGTCTGAAGTTCCTCATGTGGTGAGGTGTGCGCCTGTGAATAGCACACACAGGTTCAGTGCATTGGAATGATGTGTGAGTATTGATACTCACTTGCGAGTGTTCTAGCTGTGCGTAGCTCATACCTCTTCCTCCCATTGAGTAAAACGGTTTCTATTCTTGATACATCTGTGAGAGACCTCACTAGCAATAGCCGTGATCTCTTGCTCACACTTAGGGCACTTCCATGTCTTTGGGTTTACAACTTGCTTGGCCATGTCATGCACTTTCCTTTAGTAGATCCAGTCTGAACAGCCCACGCATGCTCAGCCCTTCCTTGAGCTTTTCTACCTCTGCGATCACTGGCTTTCCAGTCTCAAGATCTTTCTTGATCCTCTTGTAGGCCTCAGGGAACACAACGATCTGTACGCTCTCATCCTTGCTGGAGCTATCGCCATCTTCATCAGCGAAGTAGTCATCCTCTTCCTGGTGTAGCGGCAACTCTACCCAGACCTGGCACATCTCTGCGCCAGGGTTCTTGCCCTTCTTGGTGATCAGCTTCTTGATCTTGACCACGATACCGCCCAGCATAGCACGCTCGCCCTGGAACATCAGCTTCTCTCCGGGGTAGTTGTGTTCGTCCTCAATCACTGCGATGTAGTCAGCGAGCGGGTCAACACTGACCATAGTACCAAGCAGCTCTTGCTCATGGTATCCACGGTCTTCAATCTTTTCTTGGTAATACGCGTAGCAATCATAGGTACTGACGGTGCTGCCACAGTGCTGGCATCCTATATTGCACCAGAATTCAGGGTTCTTGATCTCTTTCCTGATCGTACAGAACTCTTTGAGAGCTGTAGCACTATCACCACAGATGCTGTCAAACACTCCGCACTTGATCATTGCTAGCACAGCTCGCTTGTTCACCTTGCGAGCTGGCACGCGGTCAAGGAAGTCCTGCATGCTGGTGTACGGACCCAGGTTACGGATCTCTACCGATGCACTGGCAACGTACTTGACACTGCTCAGGCCGTAGCGGATGCTACCACTCTTGGTGAGAGTGAAGTTGTCACCGCTTTCGTTGATGTCAGGACCAAGAACCTTGATGCCCATGCGTCGTGCCTCACGGGTGTATACAACGTTCTCTGCGGGGTTGGTACGGAACAGTGCAGTCATGTACTCACGGGGGTAGTAGTGCTTCATCCAGGCTGTCCAGTAGGACAACATGCTGTAGCCATAGCCGTGGCTCTTGTTGAATCCATACATACCGAACGCTCGCATGTCATCAAAGATTGACTGTGCTGTCTTCTCTTCAATGCCACGCTCCACACACTTGGAGATGAACACTGCTGCTTCTTCCAACATGTCTTCGTAGTTGGACTTGGATACTGCCTTGCGAACACGGTCAGTCTCAGGGATGGTGTAACCCGCCAGGATATGACAGGTCTCCATGATCTGCTCCTGGTACACAAAGCTGCCGTAGCTCACACCCAGGATCTTCTCCAGCTCCGGGTGCTTGTAGGTGACCTTCCTACGCCCCTCACGCTTCTGCATGTACATCTCGAGCAGGTTAAGACCTGTCTCAGGATCGAACGCTCTGGTGATACCCGGACGGTAGATGGCAATCATGGTACACAGGTCTTCGATGCTACGCGGCTGGAACCTCTTGACCAATGCACGCAGACTGGATGTTTCGATCTGGAAGCAGCCGATGTTGTGACCAGTACAGATGCTGTCCCATACCGCTGGGTCATCGTAGTACTTGGCCCAGTGCTTGTTCCATTCATAGAAGTGATCGAACGGCAGTACGCCACCATTGTTCTCTTGAATCAAGCGTAGTGTCTCCATGAGTGTACTAAGAGTGCGCAGGCCCAACAGATCGATCTTGACAAAGCCCAGCTCATCTACCTCGTTCATATCAAACTGAGTGCGCACATCGTTCTTGGCAAAGCGCAGTGGCATAGAACCAATAAGTGACTCTTTACTAAGAACAATGCCAGCTGCATGAGCGCTGGTGTGGCGCAGATGGTTGACAAACTCTGGCAGGTTCTCGAACAGATCTGGATACTTGTTCATCCATGGTGTGTACTCACGGCTGTACTGCTTTACTACCTGTTCCCAGGTTGCACCACGGTTCTTAATGTTCCAATCATCATCGATAATGTCACACATCTTTTGTGTGTCATCACGATCAATCGCCAGGCCACGACAGATATCCTTGATGGCTTGCTTTGGGCCAAGGGTGTTGATGGTACCAATGCTGGCGATGTTGTACTTGCCGTACTTGTTCTCCAGATGCTCACGCACCAGGTGACGCTCGTTCTTTGGCATGTCGATGTCAATATCGGGCATGCTAACCCGTTCGGGGTTCAGGAACCTCTCGAACAATAGGTTAGCAGGGATGGGATCAACAGTAGTAATGTCAAGACAATAAGCTAGTAGGCTACCACCAACACTGCCACGGCTGGGTCCTACCAGGAAGCCTTCCCGCTTGCTCCATGAAATAATATCCTGCACTGTTAAGAAGTAACCAGGGAATCCTCGTGTGATAATAACATCCAGCTCGTAGTCCAAACGGTCACGGTACTGCTGCAGCATGTCTTCTGGCACACTGCCAACGATCTTCTCCTGAAAGCCAGCCTCTACATACTCTCGCAGCTTGCGCTCGTCCATCTCAGGAGTAGAGAAGAACACTGGCATCTTTCTGGCACCAGGGATTCTTGCGTCACACATCTGTGCAATCTCATTGGTCCTGTTGATGGCCTGATCGACCAACACCTCTGGCAGGTACTCCAGCCGTTGGCGTGTCTCATGCTCTGAGAAGATGCACAGCTGGTTGGGGCCATAGTGGAAGCGTGTGGGATCATGTACAGTCTTACCCATCTGCACAGCTGTCATAAGTTCGTGTGCGAACCACTGCTCAGGGCGTGCGTAGTGACTGTCACTCACCGCCAGCAGTGGAACACTGAAGTCAACCGCTGCCTCAGCAACACGACGATTCCATTCAGCACTATCAGGATCCATGTAGGTGTGCAGCTCCAGGTGGAAACGCTCACCAAAGATAGCTTGAAACCTGCCAATACGCTCTACTGCCTTCTCGTATCTGCCATCGGTTTGCAGGTGCTTTCCAATACATCCACCCATGCAACCACCGGTGACGATCAAGCCCTCCTGGTAACGCTCAATAAGTTCCCAGTCAAACCTGGGGTTACCGTAGTAGGTACCCTCGAGGTATGCCATACTGCTGAGTGCCCACAGGTTACGCAAGCCGGTGTCGTTTAGAGCGATCACCGTCATGTGATCGTAGAGCTCACCCTTCTTGCCACTCTTATCAAAGCGATCATCGGTGAAGTAACCTTCCATACCAAAGATTGGCTTGATGCCAGCCTTGTCAGCGGCGTGCTGCAGGCGAAGGTGGCCACCGCATTCTCCGTGGTCAGTGATGGCTACTGCTTCTTGATCAAGCTCAACTACTCTGGCAATGACCTGGTCTACTGTGCTGAGCCCGTCCAGGGCTGAGTGCTCACTGTGGGTGTGCAGATGCACGAGCGAGTCTGACATGTTGCTCCGTTCATACTTACTTGTGGTTTACTAAACAGCATATCAACTAAAGGGTGGGTCAGTGGTAGCCAGCACCATTACTGGTTCAAAGTAACTGGCTACCACTGACGGATAACCCACCCAGTTCTACCTGTTGGCCATCTTTCGTGCAAGACGCTCAGCAGTAGTTTCCTCATCGATAGTAGCGTAGTCGTCGTCAGCGTACTCTTCATCGTCAGAGATAGAAGCAGCCGTACTGGCAGTCTCCTTCTCCTTAACAATGCCGTGCAGCTGTGCGTCGTAATACTCTTGGCTACCAATGCGGTTCAGGAACCCCTCAACGTCAGGGGCAAACTTGGCATAACGTTCAGCCATTCCTTCAATCGGCTTTTCCTGCATGGCAATAGCCATGTAGGTGGTGTCGGTGCCAGCACCGGTACGCATGATCTCGATCTCACGATCAGCAAGACTACCGAACTTCTCATTGATCACTGCGATCTGGTTCCAGAAGTTGCGCATGCCCTGGCTGACAATGCCGACCCAAGGCTTGCGCTTGGTAACAGTCTTGCCATCGACAACTGCTTCGTAGGTGCTGGTCACGTCACGGTATCCGGTGAGCTTGCGCTGACCGTCAACCTCTTCGTAGACCTCTTCACGCAGCACGGCAACGCCGTACCCCATGTCACGCTTGTATGCCTTGGCTGCACACAGCTCGCAGCTGGCATCGAATGCGCTACGGCAAACGAACGTCTTGTTCTTGCCATCAACTGCCTTGACATTCTCGTGCACTGGCACAACAAAGATGTCGTTGGCATCAGTCAGGAAGCGGAGAGCCTTAGTCTCTCCGGCTCGCCAGTAGAACCAGTTGGTTTCGGTGTATGTCTTCGGCCCGCTGCTCCGCTGTGAACGCTCAATGCTTTCACGAACAGCTGCCATGCCCTTTTTCAGTGCCATTGTTTTGGTTTCCTTGTGTTGTAGGTGTGTTTTGGTTTGGCGGTTACTGCTCTACCATTATAAACGACTGCTGTCGCTGTGTCAAGCACCAACCGAACTGATTTGCCAGGCCAGTGAACCCACTGATTCTGGCACCTGCTCCAGTGTAGCAGGGTCATGCCCATCGGGTGTGTCAATCACTCGCACCCTGGTGTATGAGGATAGCTCACGCACCAAATTCCGTGTAGACTTTCTGCCTGCCTCGTCACCATCCATGAAGATGGTAACACTAGAGAACTTGCGCAACAAATCAATCTGCTTGCCTTCCACCTTAGCACCAAACGTTGCTACCACGTTGTTAATGCCTCGGCTCTTCAAGACTAGCACACTCATCGGGCTCTCTACCACATAGATATCTTCCATGCTTTGCACGTTATCCATGTTGTACAGCCATGCTCCGCGAGGGAATCCCTTGCTGTTGCGATACTTGGGCAAGCCTTCTACATCCTGGATCTTTCTAGCGACCCAGCCGATCAACTTGCCATTCATGAAGTGTGGCAAAACAACCCTGTCCACTCTCACGCTGTGCTCCCCAGCATATGAACGAGATACCTCAATCCTGTCACGGTCAACGCCGGTACGCATCTCTGCTTGTACCTGCTCGCTCACGCCACGATCAGTAAGGTAATCACAGGGCATCACCCATCTGTTGATAATGGTATCACTATAGACTGGGATTTCTTCGCGCTTAACCGGTTCCTTATCGAAGACCCCCTTGAGGCGATTGGTGAATTCTTCTGTAGGAACAAGCCTTGATCCTTGCGACTCATTCCGTAGTAGTGCAACGGCATCGCTACGTGGCATTCCGAGCACGTTTGACACCAGCCAAGCCAGATCCCCTCCTCCGCACGTAAAGCAGTTGAAGAGAAGGCTGGATAGGTTAAGACTAGCTGATGGATTTGTATCTCCGTTTCGGTGGTTACCGAATGGTAGTGGGCAACTATGTACGAGCTCGTCTCCTGATGGCGTGATATTTTGAGCACCGATAATATTGACAAGCACACTGTATCCATCCAGACCCGAAAGGTCTTCTTTAGGTGCTTTATCATATCGGTTACTCGCTAGCGTCTTCATACTCACGAACCACTCTTAGTGCAGTGCTATCACGAAGCTCGAATGCCATCATCCAGCTCTTTAAGTTACTACGTCGACTCTTCAGGATATCCAGTACCAGTGCTTCGTTAGCCTTCATCTCCTTGGTGCATCCAATTCCGAATGCCCAGTCAACGATCTGCTCTACCTGGCTGCTCAAACCAATGTTCGCCAGGCCACCACGGCCCTTCTTGCTCTTCATGGCTTCACGGTTGAACTGAGCCAGCCAGACACTGGCCATGCCCATCTCTCGATTCACACTAGCAACATCAGTGATTACCTCTGCCATCTGCAGGCTCTGGAAGTTGTTGGCTGTACCGTAGTTCTTCTCAGTTGTGATCCAACTTAGCTGGTCACCCACCATCAGGTCAGCTCCCCAGTGCTTGGCCTTGCTGTACAGCTCCATAACACTACGTTCGTTCTTCTTGCTGGGGCTGTCGATCAACAGGTACTCACCGTACTCCATGACCTCTTCTCGAGCTTCCTTAAGTAACTTAAGTTCAGCAGGAGTAAGTTGTCCTCGCTCGTATCGACCATAGGGTACACCACTGGCCAGACAGTCCAATCGCATCAGGGTAAGCTCCTTGCGCAGCTCCAGGCTGGCAAAGTACACACGCTGCTTGCGTCGTGCTGCTTCCAGTGCAATCTGTGCACCCACCCAGCTCTTACCAACGTTCGGGATACCAACCACCACAGCCAGCTCACCCTTCTGGATGCCGTACATGTGGTCATTAAGTTCATCCCAGCCAAAGTAGATGCCACGCTTTTCGGTAGAAGAGTTAGCAACGTTGTCGATGTACTCGTTGACCCGTCGCTCGTATCCCTGACCGTAGATCTCAATGCGCTCACGGGTGCTGGTGTCGCTCTGGATCTTGGTCAGGCTGCTGAGTGCAATGTTGATGCCCTCTTCTGGACTCTCTTCCAGCGCGTTAGCTGCCTTGAGCAGCACGCTCTGTGTCATTGCCTTGCGGTACTTGGCCATTAGTTCTTCGATCAGAACACCCACCAGGTACTCCTGCTCTGGCCATTCGTTCCTGGCAAAGTAGTCAGCGAACTTGGTCTTTAGGAAATCTTCTGTGATGGTCTGCTTGAACTCGCTACGGATGTAGTAGTCCAGGCTGTAATCGAACAACTCCTTCACTCCTTCATCGAAGAAGTGTTCACTGCGCACGCCCTTATTCCAGATATCGTTGAACGATTCCAGGTTGACAAAGTGTCTAACAAGGCTCTTCTCAATGTCTGCCATCAGATAATCTTTCTTACTTGTCCGGTCTTAATCTCATCCAGCGTACGGTTGCGTGCAAACTCTCTGTAGTCCACACCATCCATGTTGTGTACGATCATGCGTTCCTTGAGCAAGGAGAAGATAGCACTACCATAGCCCTCGTTCAACTCTTCGATGGTCATGTTGGTGGTGATGAACGTTGGACGGTTGTCTAGCGCACGCTGACGCAACACATGATCAAAGGTTGCTTCGCTCAGGTTGTTCTTGGTACGAAACTCCTTACCAATGTCATCCAGGAAGAACACGTCGCTCTTGACCACCTTGGCCTCAAAACGCATCTTGTCCTCGTTGCTACCCCAACCACGTGTGAACTCGTCAACCATCTGAGTGAACGTGGCGAAGTATACATCATAGCCAAGCTTGACCATCTCCTTGGCAATCAGGCTGCTGAGCAGTGTCTTGCCAGTGCCCCAGCTGCCGGTGTACATTACACCCATACCACCCTTGATGAAGTCACGGTGCTGGCTAAGGTAAACCTGTGCAAGATCACGTGCCTTCTGGTCACCGTGGAAGTCAGACCATCCCAGGCGCTGGTAGTTCAGGCCAATACCTGCCAGTAGATAGTGCTTGTACAACTGCAGCTGTGCCTTGCAATCGCCGCAGATTCTGTCCTCACAAGTAGGGCACCCAGCCTTACTAAAACTATCAAACTGTGGGTACTTTTGCTCTAGGTAATCCTTGTCACCATCGTTCAAGAACTGATACGTGAGATCCACGTAGTCCTTGCCCCAATCAAATAGCGAATCTGTTAAGGAACTCATCGGTTGCCATTATCCCTTCTGTACTAACCCTGTTTTCTTTCTTGATCCGGTTCTGCTGCAGCTCGATGTACAGCTTGTCCTGAATCCACTTGCTGCCCTTGGTGAAAGCTGTGACTGTCAATACCATGTTGTCCAGTTTGCCAGCATGCTTGTCAAACAACAGCTCGATCATTGGCCCAGCGTCAGCGCCGTAGCGTTCGATAAAGCTCTTGAAGATAGCGATCTCCTTCACCCACTCTACAATGTACTCGAAGCCGTGTGCTTCCTTGTAGCGGTTGGCAAAATATAGCAGCAGCTCTTTGGCTGTAGGCGCTGCCAGCGATACTTCAGTTACCAGCTGTTGGATGTTGTCGGGCTGTTCCAGCTCTTCATAGTCATCATAGCTGTCGCTGTCGTAATCGCCGGGCTGTCCATCAAACGTTTTCTCGCTTACCACGGTTCGTGCTCCTTACTGCGTTGAACTCACTTGACCTGCCTGCAAACGTACTGATCTTATCATTGATCCAGTTGCGCGTCTCACTGTCATAGTCATCCAGGTCACGGCCTGTCGGACCAATCGCTGACACATTACCACGGCTGATCAGCATGAAGCGCCACTTTACCTCAGGCACTTCACGGTCTAGCTCTTCGTGCCCATAGATCTGAATCCAGTTCTCGTCCAGCCCACACAAGAAACCCTCGTAGATGAAACCATCGCTGAACACTCTGATCTCTTTCTTGCGTGATGACATGATGGCCAGATTCCTTTCGAACATCTGATCATCGGGTTGTGCTAACTTACTCATGATATTTACTTTCCTTCCGGGTTTTCCCAGTTGATGTTACCGAACCACTTGTCGAATACATCTGGACCAAGATCAAAGTCCAGCTTTTTTACTCTGCTGTTTGTTTGCTTTGGCTTGTAGATGTGCTCAACAAGATTGTATGCAGCTACAAATGGCAGCACAACAATGAACACTGGCAGAGTGATGATGAATAGCAACGTCATAACCACCACCAACCATACCTTGATTATTGCACTGTTCTTTTCTAGCATCTTAAGCATCTATTCCTCCTCATATTTTACATAGATTTCAAAATCATCAACAATATCATACTGTTCAAAAAAGTCTGGGAACTGCATGTCACCGATCTCACAAACTCTTGGCAACATCATATCACACACCTCATCGAATGTATCGTCATCATCGTAGTGCACTGCAACAGTGCTGATACTGTCCCTGTATTTTACAATGAACTCTTTGATTTCTTCAAGGTCATTCACCTGTACCAGCCTGACATCACCATATAGTGGTTCAAACAGATCCTTATCACTCAACCTGCTGACTCTCAAATAGTATGACGCATACTTGGAGTTAATATATTTTTCTGTGAAGTCGCTCTTACGAGTAAATGGCAGCTTATCTCTGTACTCTTCTACAGCAGTAGAAAATACTGTGACCATACATCCGCTTATCATCTTGATAATATCTTTTGTTATGGGTCCAATGACAAAATAAAACTTTGGAGCAAGACGACCATGGCCATAGTAAGCCACGAAATCAAAACAGATCTCAGCAGATAGAACGTAACTTATATCCTCAGACTTGATAATGCCAAACGAAAATCGCTCCGGGTATTCCCACACAGCTCTGTCAACTGTTTCATAATCACGGTACATGCTTACAGTATTTTCATTACCATAAACAATAATATCTGTCGCACGCTGCAGAGCGTTGAACCATCTGTCACTCAGGGCCATGCCTTCGAAGAATGGTGTGTGAACATTATATTCTATTCCATCAGCATGATGCTCTAGAACATTCTGTGCCAGGAACATATCATCCAGGTGAGGGCTTCTGATGTCAATGCTCTCAGCACCAGATAACTTAGCACAAAGAAAGATGCTCTTAGCGAATACGCCTGGGTTCTCGTCGCCACCAACAATAACAAATCTTCTGCCTGACGGGGTGAGGTCCTCTTCAAAGATGCTTGGTACTTCTAAGCTTTCAAAAAGCACGCGGTAGTCAGACGAAAGAAACCTGCCATACTGTTCTAAGACAGTTGCCATGTCTAGTGAAGGGTTGACGACCCAGCTGCTATTCAGCATCCAGGTGGCCTAGCTCACGAAGGAACCGGTCACGTGACAGGTTCTTTGCCTTGCTCTCTGTCTGGATATCGAACTGTGGCATGAAGGTGCCAGCCCACTGGACCAGCGCACTGTTGGTGTAGTACTGGCTGTGTGCTCGCATTGCCATGCGGTTGTGACCATCGCTGAGCATTTGTGCGTGGTCTGGAAGAGCATCGGCACGGTAGTTATCAAGAATGTTTTCACGAGGCGAGCTGAAGTGGATCACTGGTCGTTGACCACGCCAGCTATCGATAACCATCTGCACACGTGGGTCATCCGGCTGAATGAACTCTGCTTCCTTGACCCAGTGGTGGTGGATATCCAGCACCAGTGCGCAGTGCTCTGCCAGCTTGAGCGATTCGTCAAGACCCCAGCTGATCTCGTCATTCTCGATGGTGATCACGTTGCGTGCTTCTGTTGACAAACGTGGGAGAACATCGATAATGCCCTGTGCACCCTGCGCGCCGCTGATGTGCACGTTGCACTTGAAGTCCTGGAACTTTTGTCCGTATCCCATCCAGCGGATCATGTCACAGTGGTACTCGAACTCATGGATGGAACGCTCTACCACATCTTGCTTGTCACTGGCAAGCACGGTGAACTGACCTGGGTGGAATGACAGGCGAACGTCAAGCTCACGTGCCAGGTCACCGATCTGCTTGAACCTGTCAGCAAGAATGACTTGAATGTCTGGCTTCTGCCAGAACTTCTGCCAAACCTCGTGAGTATACATGGGCAGAATGTCACTGCCCAGGCGAACCATACGGGTGATCTCTGGCCCTGCGCCAACGTTACGGATCAGCTTCTCAATGGCTGCCAGGTTGTGGTGCATGATCTCACGCATACGGATCTCAGCATCACGCATGGTCTGGCGGTTAAGCCAGGCAACTGTGGTGGAGCGCATGTTGCACTCGTCGTCACCGATGTACTTACAACAGAATCCTACTCGCATGTCCTCTACTCCATCACGTTCCGGCCCTTGCGGTAACGCAGTCGGTGTTTCTTGACTGGTTCCTTGAAGGCATCTACTCTTAGCACTATCAGCCTGAGCTGTCTGTCCGTCATCTTATCAGCTCTTCGCAGAGCGTGTGCAATCCTGAGGATATCGTTCAGACTGTACCTACGGCGATTGCTTTCGGTGCGGTGAGCGACAATGGGATTGGCCTGATTATCAAACAGGTACTTCTCTTTCTTTCTGAGGGCGTTGGCTGTCATGTCAAAGAATGCAGCAGCCATCGTGGTGTTGAACAGCAGTTCATCATCCCGAATGGGGATGACCCTCTTTCTACTACTTGAGCTTTCTGACATACACAGCCGTCTTGATCTTGCCAGGCGTAGCTGCCTTGACAATCTGCTCCATGCCAACTGTGCCCAGGGCCAGTTGCTTTTCCAGAGCTTCTTCATTGAGCTCGTACGTGGTGGTCTTGCTCATCTCAACACTACCATCAGCGAACTCAGTGGTGGTGTGAGTAGTGACCATATTGGTCACGCTCTTGAACTGTTCTGCATCCAGCACGGTCTTGAGCAGATCAACATCCACAGTAAGCTTGCCACCGCTGACTTCCTTGCTGATCTTGATACCGTTATCAGGACTGACCAGAAAGCCACTCTTCTCTGATGGGTCATCTCCGGTAGCACTGATGCGGTAGTTGATAATATCAGTGGCATACGCCTTGAGTGCGCTCTCACGGCCTTCGATTAAATCCTTGGCATTACGCACTGCGACAAGTTCTTCTGCCATGAGATCGATCTGCACTGGCGTGGCATTGCTGACAATGGTGGTATCAGTCATGCCGATGATCTCGTACACGCTGGTAAGCACACCATCAATGTCAGCCAGGTTCACGTTCTCTTCGCTGAGCTTGCGGTTTGCAGCACGACTGGTGAGTGTTGATTCTTCTGGTACCAAGCTTGGGATCAGCGACAGCTTTTCGTCCTTGCGCTTTGGCATGATGTACTTCATTGTTTTCTCCTTACTGGATTTGCTCTACTTGTAGAGACCTTGTAGTAGTAACCCACAACGGGCCACCAACTCCTAGTGCTGTCAGTGTAGCACGTCTTGCTGCTTCAATCACATCACCCTTGGTCCATGGCCCGGTGTTACCCAGGCTTCCAAGGGCTTCGCTGATGCCACTACCGATAGCATAGCGCCCACTGGCAGGGATTGCAACACCAAAGGAATCATCAATCACTGCCAGGTTGTTTTGCCAGGCCATGATGATGCTACCATCAAAACTCTCGGTGCGCTTGCTCACTGACATAGCTCCATGATACTGCAGTGCTTCACGCATCCTGGTGACAACTTCTTTCACCATAAACTCTTCAACGTCATGGTCATCACGGAAGTGTGGCCAGTCTACCCAGTGCTTGATCACCTGCATGGAACGTACGTTACCACAGCCACCAAAGATAAACCGATGCTGCGGTGCTACCCACAGCTTGCTCGAACCATCATCATCCTTGGTGTAGTCCCAGGTTAGTTCGGAATCACCAACGATAACAACACCATCTTTACGCGTGATTGCAGCAGCGATAACAGTCATAGGTATTCCTTCTTTAACCTTTCCAGGTATACTCTACAATAGTCTACGTTTTCTTCTTTAGCAGTCAGGCAACCGTACACCCTACGGTTATCAATGATCTGTGGTATGCCATAGATTCTCAGATTGTAAGCAAACGTTATGTACTCGCAACCTTCGGGATGACCATTCTGGTAGCTGACTCTGTCAAACACATCACTGCGTATAAGATATGTACAGTGTACTATACCCACCTCGAACAGTCCAATAATCTGCCGTTGCAAAATAGTATAGTAAAACGTATCAAAGTCACCGTTTGTATTGTGGGTATCCCCACAGTCCATCACAGTTACATCAAAGTTGCTGTATGTAGAGTTACTGGGGAACGGGCCGGACGCTTCATTCTCATCGCATGCATAGCTTAGCATGGGAGCGATCACAGGCATGTTGGCTTCTACCATAGCATCCAGGGTTTCTGGAACCAGGAAATTGTCAACGTCGCTAGTAAAATAATAATCACAGCCTTCTTCTACAGCTGCGATAAAGCCTTTGGTACGCACGGCTCGCATAACACGCTGCCTGTCAGCATTCCATTCATGAGTGGTGTATTTAGTTATAGGAGCTTGTAGATCATAGTCTTCAAATATAACTTTTTTGTACAGGTCAGACACTTTGGCTGTCCACTCTGACAGGATCTCACGACTTCTATCCTGGTTGTTATTAGTCTTAACATAGAGAATGATCCTATCCTTAGGATAGGACCACTGCTCTAATGTTTCCAGGTAGAACGGTAGTGTATGTTCCTTGTCCTTCACTAGGACATGGACAAGCACTAACGGTTTAGTACTCATAGTCATCCGTCACTGGTGCCAGGTCACTGTCGGGGTTGCGTTCGACGGGAGCTGGTTCGCTAGCAACAGCTGGCTGCTGCTCACTTATAAGTTCTTTGACAACGCTGGCGAACTGTGGCCCAACAACGTCATCCCACATGGCAGAGAACTGGTCTTGCAAAGCATCGACTACGATCTCACCATCAACCAGCTTGATCTCACAGCCAACCTCTGGCTTGATCCAGTCCCACTCACCTTTGGAGTTGCGCACCTGAAGAGTTGCGCCAATACTTACATTAAGCTTCAGTTCCATTTTCTTCCTCTGTTCCTTTGACGTAGTTGATGAGGCTAAGGGCATACAGTGCCCTGTCGATGATATCACCATCAGGGGTAGGACAGTGCTCAAGGTATCTATCCAACAGTTCTGAGAGTGAACTCTCCAGCTTTTGGATGCCTGCCTCATAGAAAACGTATTCGTTAACAGTAACTATCTGCTGGTCTTCTGGTAGTTCAGAAAAATCTTCTGGCTCTTCCAGAAGAAATTCTTTTTGGTTCTTGCTCATCTTTCTGATCTTGTTGAATAAATAGATGCCAGCAATGCTTTTGCCAATGCCTTCCATCTTGCCCTTCACGTCAGCTGGCTTGTAATCCATGTCCAGCTCATACTTGTATGGTTCCATGTTGCTCCTTACTTGTTGTTAATGCTGGCGGAAGCAGTGGGATTCGAACCCACGGAGCGCTTGCACACTCAACGGTTTAGCAAACCGTCCCATTAGGCCACTCAGGCATGCTTCCAGACTTTAGTCGCAGCAGCTGTCCCGCCAGCCACATCCACCACACTTGTAGTGAGCATGCTCTGGCTTGAGGTCTGAACCACACTGTGGACAGTCCATGAAAACTGCGAGGGGGTTATGCTGCTGCTTGTCCCACTCTACACTACCACAGCACCCATCGCAACCGTGCACGCTGGTCTCTTTGAGCTCTGTGATCCTGTACTCATCTGGATCAGGATGACCAATACCATGAGTGCAGATGCGTTCCATGATACCACGGTCAGTTCTCCAGTGCTGTGGAAAAGACCGCATGGAATGATCAGACATGTTGTGAATGGTGCACTGTTGCCCATTGCACTGATCGCTGTCATGAACCATCAAGTAGACATCAGAGTTTTCTAACTGAACACGTTCCATACTAATCCTTTTTACTGCAGTGGACATTGAGGGACTCGAACCCCCGACCCTCTGGATGTAAGCCAGATGCTCTAACCAACTGAGCTACCAAGGCCTATAGTTCTAGTATAGTGGTTACCTTGTTCGAGTGCAACTCTTAGCAAGAGTAGAGATTGACCACTATGCCATTGACCTTAAGGATTTCCACGGCCTTGTTTGATGAAGCCGTTAAATCGACAGAATGCCACCTTGCCTCGGGCCATCCTTGATTGCGATCAAGTTGGCGTTCACGTAGCTTATGTCGTGTTCACGGTGCCAATCATTCGGGAAGAACGTAATCAGGCGACTTACCTGGAATCGGCACGTGATCTGGGGCACGAAGTTGGCGTAGTTGCGATCCGTGAAGTACCAAAAGCTGTTCTCGTTGTAGAACGCTACGTGGGTGGGGTCTTGGAATGCACCACGACCGTCCGTGCTGGGAGTCAAGGAGAGCAGGATGCCACCGTGTGCGAGCACTCGGTAAAGCTCGTTGAACAACGTCACCTTGTCGGGAATGTGCTCGAGGAAGTCACGAGCTCGAATGACGCCGACCGAGTTATCAGGCAGCGGGATGCCCTTCGTCACATCAGCCACGATGTCGACACCCGGCCGCTCGTACTGATCCACACCGACGTACTGGGGGTGCTTGTTGTGGGCCGCACCGAGGTCGAGGGCGAGCAGGCCCTCACGCTTCGCCCACGCCAGCGCATTGCCTTCGACGTAGGAGTCATACAGGGCAACCGTGTCGGTTTGGATCGCCTGGTTGATCGTGGGGTCAGACTGGGTATTCCTCGAGTGGACCCGCTGGAGGTAGAGGCACTGGTCGATGAGGTGGAACGCCGTGTGCTGGAACAGCCGGCACATCAGGTCTTGGTCGTCAAGCACCGTCAGCTCAGGGTTGTACCCACCAGCTGCGTCGTAGGTGGTCTTGCGAAAGGCTCGGAGGTGGTTCGGTGCGTACCAGATGTAACTAACGTTTTGTGGATACGGCAACATTGAGTTGCACTGCAACACTGATTGGCCGTTCACCTCGACTTCGGTGTACTCCCAACCGTGGGCCGGGTTGAAACGCTGATCGTTTCGTGAACCATCTTCATTAATCTGTGCACATTGGCTATAGACGAAACCAACCGATGGGTTGGCATCAAAAGCAGCGACCACTTCAGCCAAGGCTTCTTGAGCCAACAAGTCATCGTGGTCGAGTTCCAACAAGAACTCACCACGAGTTTGCTCGCAGGCATAACGCTTTGCTGCTCCAACACCATGCAGATCGTTGTTCTGCAACACTCGAACCCGAGGATCAGCAACCGGCGGACGCCAGTTGGCTCCATTGTTCATCACAACAACCCACTCCCAATCGGAGAAGGTCTGAGCTACGAGGCTGTCAAAACATTCATTCAGGAACGTTGGACGGTGGCTCGGCGTGAAGACGCTGATGCGCGGTTCGGTGGGGCTCACTTCTTCGGACGCAGAATGGCCGGCTTAATCCAGTCCCACTCTCCTTTGGCATTCTTGACCTGGAGAGTTGCTCCTATACTGACGCTGAGTTTAATTTCCATGTTTTCCTTTCTTACTTGGAGTGGACATTGAGGGACTCGAACCCCCGACCCTCTGGATGTAAGCCAGATGCTCTAACCAACTGAGCTAAATGTCCTAAAAATTGCTACTCTTCAGGTGGAGAAAAGAGATACAATTCTTCTGTGTCATAAGCCTGTAAATCATCTGGGAATGATGAAAACTCTACTACTGCTTTACCATCAGAAGTAAAGCCAATAATCTTTCCAATTTCGATTGCTACGTAATCACCAGCTTTTAATGTCATTTGTTTGCCTTTCTTTTAGTTGACGTACGTGATCTTACCACGTTCTGCATCAGTGTCAAACTCTAGTGGGATCTCTGTGAGCAGGTCCCAGATCTGCACTGCATCGCATGGCCATGAGATATTGTACACGCCGTTTGGCCCTGCGCAACCACGGCACAGGCTAACGCTAGTGCCAGCGCCTTGTGCCTGGATCATTGGTGAGTGCTTCATTACCAGTTCGTATGGTGCATAGTTGTTCATGGTGCGACCCTACCATTCTCGTTCCATGCCTCGTATGTTACCGGCATGGCTTGTTTAAAAAACTCTTCGACAGCACGAGCATAGTCCTGAATCTCCTGTTGTGCATGCCGCTCTGCTCTAAGGCTCAAGAACGCCATCAATGACCTGGCGTTCACTGTCCAGATCCATTCAGTGTATGCGTTCACTGGCAGTACAATGCGTGCCAGCTCTGGTGCTACCCCACATGCTAGCAGAGTTTTGTAGCCCTGGAATGCACTGCTTGACGCTGAGTCAATCAGCCCTGCGATAGCAGGTTCATTCATGACTTCGTACTCGTAGGCTCCTGGCTTGCCAACACGCTTGCGGATGTGATCACGGTCAGGAACATAGTAGCCCATGTCGATCTCGGTGTAACGACCGCTCACCTCATTGAATGAGTTGCCAATACGATGACGGATCCATTCCCTGGCCACAAAGATTGGCAGGCGAACACAGAACTTGAAGTAGGTGTGTTCGAATGGTGAACCATGCCGGTTACGCATAAGGTAACCGATCAGTTTGTCATCGCCAGGTTCCATCTGTTCATGGCTGGTATGGAAAGACACGCGTGCAGCGTTAACCACGTCCAGGTCACTGGCACTGCTGTCTAACAGTGTGACGAACCCATCGTTATGTACTTTGATTGTATTTTCCATGGAGCCGAGAGTGGGATTCGAACCCACGACATCTTTATTACAAGTAAAGCACTCTGACCAACTGAGCTATCTCGGCGGGTGTACCCCTGGCACGAATCGAACGCGCAACCTAGTGGGTAGAAACCACTTGCTCTATCCATTGAGCTACAGGGGCATATTCTAGTGGGTGATGTCATGCTCCTTGTCGAACTGCTTGTGAATCTTCTGCCAGATCCGTTTACGACCCAGGTAGTAACCCAGTGTGAACACAATGATCTCTTCTATCACACTCACAATGCTTTCCGCAATCAGATGATTGGGATCGGTGAGAATGCTCCACCAGGTCTCGTGATGCATGGCTAACTCCCTGTGTCGTAGATGTTATCGCTGATCCCGTTCTGCCGCAAGATCTCGATTGCCTCATAGTAGTACGGGTTGCTCATCACACTAGCAGCCGGTGCTGCTGTCTTCAACACACTCTTCACCCACATCTTGTTAGCGTCATAGTTTACGAATGCATCGATCAGCTTGGGCTGTACCGGTACCTTGGCCAGTTCCAGGATGATCCTTGCTGCCCATCGTATATCTTTAGTTGTCATTGTTACCTCCGTACCCTGAGGGGGACTTGAACCCCCACCCCATGGAGTATACCATTATTTTTTCTTGTGTGCTGCTGTTTTCAATGCATGGCAGTTAGGGCACAAAATTTGTAAGTTCTCCAAAGAATTATCAAAATGATCACTGTTGATATGGTCTAGCTCTAGCGGTGCTGGTTGCCCCAACCATTCTGTTATCCCACAGACCTCACAAATGGCTTCTTTAATACCCTCCTTGATAAGTTTTAACCTTAACTTCCCAGAATGGATTGGCTGCCTATTAGATAGGTACTCTTCGATATCAACTTTATTCCTGGCTGGTCTTCCTTTTGTAAAGCTTTTGCCAACAAAATGTGAGTAATCAATACCTGCTTTTACAGCCCTATTTTTTAAATGGGTTTGTGACCCAGTCATTGGTTTTACGCCTATTTTTCTGCATGTATCAGCCCATGTAGTAGATGAAGCCACTGCATCAGCCAACTGTTGATCTGTATATCTATGTTTCATGTATACTATAACACCACGTATACACTTTTACATTGTTTACATTGTTTTATATTGTGCCCCCGGTCAGACTCGAACTGACAAGACCTTACGGTCATTACCTCCTAAGGGTAACGTGTTTACCTATTTCACCACGGGGGCATATCAAACCTGGCGCGTCTGCCTATTCCGCCATCAGGGCTCTGTGCCCCAGGTGGGATTCGAACCCACACTACAAGGATTTTAAGTCCTCCTCCTCTGCCTGTTGGGATACTAGGGCTTCTGTGGGCCAGGTAGGATTCGAACCTACGTAGCTTTACGCGGCGGTTTTACAGACCGCTTCCTTTGGCCGCTCGGACACTGACCCATTCTACTGCGTCGGAATGACAGGATTCGAACCTGCGACATCTGCGTCCCAAACGCAGCGCTCTACCAAGCTGAGCTACATTCCGTATACTGTTGTCCTCCTGGAGGGTACCGCCCCCTCTTTTCAGGATTAAAAGTCCCGTACATCACTTTAATGTTTCAGGAGGTTAAATATTCTTCTATTGATTCTTTCTTTTTTTCATACCATCCTAGTCTGATGTTGCAACTATAGCACAGTAACCCTCTAACGCTACCAGTTTTGTGATCGTGATCAACACAAAAGTTTTTACCAGTAGAGCACCTATCGATCTTGCATATTCCACAGCGATGGTTTTGACCCTCTAGCATACTGTAGTAATCAGCAATAGTCAAACCAAATTTTCTAGTAGCAGATTTTATATTAAAACAATTTCTACAATATGCATTTTTATTGTTATCACCTTTGTAGGCACCACAGTATAAACATGGTTTTGGTGATGGTACATAACTGGAGTACCTAACTGAATGCTGTGCTCTAGCTGCGCAGCTTTGAGAACAGTATAATCCTATATTCTTTTTTACTTGATAGGCATATCTTTTATATACATTGCTACAGTCAGTTCTACTGCATATTACTTGCTCTGATGTTCTAGTAGTCATAGTCACTCTCCTGTGGCTACTAGTGCAAGTACAAGTATGAATTAAATCACTCTACCAACTGAGTTACAGGGGCATGTAATCGTACTCCCAATCATCCATGCTACCCAACCTTACCAGATGCATGCAAGGATCGTCACCTCTATCCCAGGCCTGCTCTTCAGTGGGATGCACAGGGTACCCATCGTGTGTGTTGCAGAACTGCTCACTACAGTAGCCGTTCTCCACGCCATAGTTCAACCACTGCTCAAAGTCCATCCTGGCATCTCGCTGCTCTTGACAGGTGCAGTACCAGTCAAAGTGAATACGGAATGCCTGTCGCCTGCAGTTCAGGCAGTGCTTGACGCCTTCGCTGTCTGTGTCTACTTCAGTCTTGTGTACCATTTCTACCAACGCCCCGGTTCATAATAGTTAAAAAGAACTGCGATATCATCACAGTATATCACGTTCTCTTTGGTTTGATAAGCAATAACCTCATCTATAAATATACCATCACCCGATGGGTGAAGCGGTACCCTGAACTGTTTGAGAATCTTTCCAGTCAGAAAGATCTGTTCAATACTAACATGATCTCTCCTGGCCGACTCAGGGGTTGCGTTAAGACGTGTCGGAGGGTGAGCGCTCTCTGGTGCATGACCTTCAGGCAGCCTGTACCCTCTTTCCATTGCTGTGATAATAACGTCAGATGCTTTACCCTGTGACTTGACAAGATTTATTCTGTCTGCTAGGTCTTTGAAAAACGTAGGGTCGTATGCATCATCATCATTTAAAAAGCACCAGTACTCATCGTCTTTAACATGATTAGCAATAAACCAATTTAATGACGTGTTGCTACGCGCCCAAAATTCTGTTGCATCATTGGGGCAACGATACGATATAATCCAGTCCTCATCGAACTGAAGACCAAATCCAAGATCATCATCAACTATTACGTGCCAGATAACGTCATGCATACTGAGCATATGTTTTAGAAGAGGTATGTTTTTGAACCTCATCATTGGCGTTACAACATTAAAACGCATCAGTGCCCGATGATCTCAAACTTTGGGCAAGGCACAATAAACTTGCCACCATCCCGCAAGTAATCCTGTTCACGCGCCACAAATTCATTGATGAAGTGCCATGGTAATACCAGCAGGTAGTCGGGCTTGGCTGCTCGCATCTCTTCTTCACTGTAGATAGGGATCTCAGTGCCTACCGTCTTCAGGCCAAACTTGTAGTGGCTACGCTCAGCGATACCATCAATAAGAGTGTGATCTAGACCAAAGTATTGTAGAAGGGTGTTACCCTTGGTGCTTGCACCATAACCCCAGACGGTCTTGCCCTCAGCTTTTGCCTGCTTGATAAAGCTATAGGTCTGCTCCTTGAGATCCAGCAAACGCTGATAGAACTCGCTCCATACTTCAGGAGTGTTATACCCCTTTGCTTCTTCATACTCTAGCAATGAGTTGACACGGTAGTTGCACACATCACGGTATGGTTGAGTACCAAAGCGTGTGATATCAGCTCCACTCTTCATGGCATAAACACGGAAAGAACCACCGTTGATATCATTCAGCTGAGTATCTATGATCTGAAAACCGTTCTCATTAAACAGTTTCTTTATCGATGCTAGCGAATGATAGTACAGGTGCTCATGACAAATATTATCAAAAGCCATCTGCTCAATCATGAGTGGTGTGTAGCTCATCTGCACAACCAGCAGTCCATCATCATTCATGACGCTGGCAAGGTCCTGTAGAAATACGTCAGGGTGCTCCAGGTCATAAAACATTGCAATGATAGTAACCACGTCAGCCTTGGTGTGACCAAGGGGCGAGTTGCGATATGCTTCAGCAGAAAAATAATCCTGAATAATCAGATCAGCATGATGTGAGGACTCTGCCTTGAACGTGTCATCTACCGGATCGATACCAATTCGGGTATATCCACCAGGAACAAAGCTGAGCAGGGTGCCATCATTACAAGCGATATCTAGCCACACAGGTGATTCAGGCATCTTGTATGTTGAATGAATAGACTCTACAATGCCCTTAAGCTCATTAGTCATTGTTGCATTAATGCCAGACCGGTACCAGTAGCGACCATACATAAACTCGCCGGGTGTTACTTCTTCCAGCCGTGCAGCCTTACGTTGTTCATCAAACACCATCTTTAGACCGACGCGACCAGCACGGTAGTCTTCACCAGGCTTGACGAAGTCTGATACGTACAATTCACCTAGGTCGAATAGTTCTTTCATATGTTAACTTCTCCTAATATATCGGTACGAACGTACCAGTCTTCATACGGCTTCTGATAATATAGAGGGTTTGTATCCAGGCATGGTGCATCTTCTACAACACGAGTAAACCCATTAGTGGTTAAAAGATCATATAGTTTATTTTTGTTTGTGTCTCCCCAGCAGTACAGATTGTGTTCTACCGTTAATGCTCCGATCTTCCAGCGATAGAAGTCAAAGCACTTTAATATATCATACTCATGACCCTCTACGTCAATAGATAAATAGTCAATAAACTCAGGAGCATCATACTGTTCGAGTACAGTATTCAACATCATGCATGGAACTTCTGATCCATACTCAGAGATAGAATCACTACCAAAACGTATGGTGCCATCATAATCACTTACGGCTGCAAACACATTTTGACTGGTTCTATTCCCAACAAGCCTGTCGTAGGCACCACGATTCGCTTCGATACAGATACCAGTCCAACCTAGTTCTTTTTCTAGGAAAGCTGTGTTGCTGCTCTGCAAACCATCATATGCACCAATGTCTAAGAACGTACCTCTACGTTTTCCATTGAATATCTTATTTACCCATTCATCCTGACCGGACTGAGCGTAGTATGTCATAATAGCTCCAGCACTCTGTTAACAGTAGAGCAGACAGACTCATCGCTCCACTCAGATTTTAGCACTTCGTTCACTGTCGTTCCCTGATTGATGATTGATTCAAGGCTGAAATTATCACAATTAATCTCTGGGAATCTGTTGTTGATATGCCTGAACATGTCAGAACTATTAACAGCAAATGGTGAAGTTGTCCTTGGCATATAATCAATAACTGATGACAATCCATTGCCAGGAAGTGGATGGTATGTGAATACATTAATATCATTAGCACATAGAAAATCCATAAGCTGCTGATCTGTAACGAACTCAGTATTGATGTTTAGCTGAATGCCTGGTTTGATAATCGCAGCACGACAACTATCAATCACTGAAGAAAGCAGGCTACCATTAGGATCAATAAATTCTGACCGTGTCATGTGTAAGTTAATAACTGCCTCATCGTACTGGTCTTGCACAAGATTGCATAGATCATTAAAGCCCTTGTGGTGGAACGCCAGACCAAAGCTACCAATATTTATAATGCTATTCTTTACTCTTCGGTTCTCTAATGTTACATCTGGCATTGGTCTTGGCAGTGCGAACTGCATGCTCGATTCGTTCGCAGTCATATCAGTCATCAAGAATGCATCATGCTTCAAGTGCACTGGCAGGCCAGCATCATGGTAAACATAGACCTGCTTGGCATTGATCTGGTTTGTTAATGTGGTTGTTACCCAGTTAGCAGTAATATTGTTATAGTTATAGATGACCACATCAGGTTGATAAATATTTAATTCTTCAAGAAAAAAATCTTGCGACTGTGTCTCAATAAGATAGAAACGGTCTTCATCAGAGTTACACAGTATTTCAAAAAGCCTGTTTCCATACTGATATACACCACAACCTTTCTGGTAGTGGTTGACTAGCATCACCTTCATTACAAACCTTTAATAAGATGTTTTAATATGTGTTGATTATTACGAATGTACTCAGGGTATCTCTCATCGATTGGCACAACCTCGAGAACATTGTTTCGACCAAAGATATCGGCATTGTTATTAATATTATCTTCTATACTGTTCAACACACCGTCATGGTTGAACTCACTATGGGCATAAGAAATGATCTTTTTTCTGACGAGATCTTTACCACCCAAAAATGACCAGTGCCAGCCAGCATCTTGCACCATAATCGGATGATAGTTAATGATACCCCAATCTCCTCGTAACGACTGCAGGTCTATAGAGTTATAGTTGCTTATGCTTAGAGCTCGAGTGCCTGACCACTGTTCTGTTGTATTCACATTGTTTAAATAGTACTGATGCATGGTCTGTTCAAAAGCATAGTAATATTGTGGGTCCCAAAGCTCATCTCTGATAATCTTTAGCTTTACAGGGTCAGGCACCTCATCAATATCACTGATCATAACCATATCATCATGGCTGTATTCACTAAGATCAACCTTGTATTGACGTTGATAGTTTTCTCTACCCCAGTTGTCCAGGCCGTCAGGGAATCTTATTGTAATCAGATGGACACGATCATCAGGGTATGATTGTAAGCATCCCTTATCATCACCCTGGTGAGTCTTATCTGCTTGGATGATGTAAAAAGCATCAACGATATCATTCAATATATTAATCCTGAGATCAAGCATCTCAATCTCATTATTGAACATTGCAACATCAATGATCTTTGGCATGATCTATCGCTTTTTAAGCAGGTTAGCAGTCTTTGACTTGTTTGCAGCACGGTTGAATACATCGATCCACTGCTTGCATACCTCTTGCCAGGTGTTATGCTTGACCCACTTGTATGCATTCTCCGCACGCTGCTTGGCTTGAGCAGGATTGTTCTTGATGAACTCGATTGCATCAGCTGCAGCCTGTACATCCATGAGCGGACGCATGCGCTCGTTATCATTCTCCTTGATGATCCAGTGGCTGGGAGTATGTCCACTGGGTACTCGCCAGCCTCTGTCATCGCCCAAGATCTCAGGAACACTGGTGTTATCTGGTGCTACTACTGGCAGCTTGGTTGCCATGGCCTCAGTGATTGTAAGGCCCCAACCCTCACCGTGTGTTGTAGTCAAGAAAACATCACTGGAATTATAGATGCTGTTCAACATCTCTATAGGGAAACCACTGTGCGCACTGAACTGCTGAGGGTTAGGGATTGTGAAGTCCTGCTCGAACTGAACACCAATAGACCTTGCCATCTCCAGCACGCTACCGCCAAAGTCTGTCTCCTGCATGTGCATGTAGAAGTAGATATCTTCGTGTCCACGATCCTTTAGCTCCTTTAAGATCATGAGGGTTCGTGAGATGTCCTTGCGCCCCTGGTTGCGGTTCACGTTTGTAACAATAAACTTGTCCTGAAGCTGTGGTGGGAACACTGTGCTGCGGGCTGTGCGCTTTTGGACATCATGCAGAACGTAGAAGTCGCTGATGTTGGTGCCATGGTAGATTACATCCTGCTTGTCCGCCAGACTGCCAATGAACTTTCTGCTCTCTTCCTTGGCATACTCTGTGTATGCGACTGGGAAGTCAAAGGCAGCGACACACTGAGTTACCCACTCTTCCCTGGGAGCACAGTCAAACGGGTAGTAGAAGATGGTGCTGAACGAATGTTGCTTGGTGCGCTGCAGCTCGAGTAGGTGCTGTACGATTGGTAGCACAATGAATGTATCCTGAACAATGAACACAACATCGTAGTCGCCCTGGTTCAACAGGTCCAGGAACACCTGTCGGCCAAACACATCGCCGTATGGTCCCTGAGTGCGTAGTGCACTGATTGCTGGCCACAAACGGCCTGGCCACTTGTTTGTGTCATAAGGTCCACCATCATAGTTAACACCAACCACATCGATATCGTACTTGCCCGTAGCGTTAAGGTTGGTCATGATGTTACGCATGACCGTACCAAACCCGGTGCCACATGCATAGTCACCCCATGCAAGCACTCGTGTTTTACTCATAGTTGTCTCCATTCAATCGGGCTAAGGTCAGGACTATTATATGGTGTTTTGTATAGCTCATTCAAGTTCTTGTTAGCACTACCCCATTTTTGGATGTAGTAGTTACCACTTTTGATTGAGTTGACAGGCTGTGTCAGCTTCTTGGTTGTCTGGTGTCTGCGGTGAACGTATGGGATCTGTGTCTGCACAGCGTTCAACCCCAGCAGGTGAATACGGTACTTCATGTCCGTGTCTTCCCACCAGGCTGGATCAAAGTTCTCATCAAAGGCTCCGCACCTATCAAAGAAATCGCTCTTGATGATAAAGCAAGAGTAACTCTGATCTTCGATGGCCTGAGTGGTGAACTCTTGACCTTCTACAAACAAAATATCATAGTCATCTGTCAGGTCATCTTTCACATCCACCGGGTACATCATCACAGTGGATCTATCGACGTGCTTTGTGAACCTGTCAACCAGATCATCTATGGTTTGTGGAGCAAATATAACGTCATCATTGCTCACAATGATATAGTCACAAGAGCCATCCAGTGCCTGGCGGATGCCATTGTTCCAGGCTGCTGCTAGTGGGACCTGGAACAGATACTGTGGCTGAATATAGATCCTTAGATCATGTCGTGTCTTGGCAGAGTAGATCAGATCTATCGCCTGATCAAAGTTATTCAGCACTGGTACTACCAGGCCAACGCGCAGTGCTCCGTCAGTCATAGTAAAACATATCCTCAAAAGTTATTTCATCAGGATAGTAATAGTTACTAACCAATTCGCTAGTGTTCATTATAGTTGGTAGCGCCGAACGAGTCAAGGACTGTTGCAACATAGCTTTTTCTAGCAGGTTCTGACGCTCCAGGAAATCAAAGTTAATTGGCTGAAGTTGTACGCCTGTCTCCTTGCGGATCTTTTCACGCTGTACAGGGTTAGTGCCAGCCCAGTATCCGTACTCTTCATGCTCAAGCGCATGCTGAAGGCAATCAGGCTTTACCGGGCAAGATAAGCATGCATCAACAACTTGCTGGCATACCTTCTGACCACGACCAACATAGAACTTGTCGGTATCAAGATCCTTACAGGCTGACAGATCGTGCCAGTCGTAATCAATGGAGCTGGAAGGGCCTCGGGAGGAGTCTAGGTCAGACGCCGACTGCAACTCCCGAGGAAGACCAGGCCCTTCGAGGAGGGGGAACCCCTCGTTACTTGGCACGGGTCTTACCCATCTTTACATTGCTGCGCCGGTAATTTTCAGCAGATTTAATCAGGTCAACAATGTACTCTGCGTACTGTCTTGCCTTATGCTCATCATCAGGCTTGTGACCAACAGTGAACTGCATGCCTACCAGAGTACTGTGTGTTTGACCACTGGTGATGTACTCCGTGATGTCATCAACGATCTGCTGCTGTGTCTTGTTCATTGCACTCTCCTTAGAACAGTAAACCTTGTGGGGTCATGTCAACTGTATCATCCATGTCTACCAGCTCGTCAACCACCCCACGGATGGCTGCTGCTTCTGCTCTGCGACGCAGCACCTTGCTGTCAACACGCTCTTCAATGGTATCACTCGCAACTGCACGGTATGTCCAGGTGTGACTGATGCCTTTGCTCTTGCTGTCTGCACGATTGATCCTGTCCTTGCGCTGCTTGTATTCAGCATAAGTCCTGGGAATCTCAATGTTCCACAGATATGGTGCATACAGGTTAGCACCCTCTTGTAGAACATCACTGGTGATCAGGATAGCACCACCACGGGTCTCATTAAACGTCTTGATATTTCTGGCAGCTGTTTCAGTATCCATACCAACTCCCCAGATTGCCAGCACCGGGATGTCACCACCAAAACGACGCTTGAGCTCTTCATAGTAGGGGAACAGTGTGCCGTTGGTCCAGAAGCTGAACAGCACTGCCTTTTCACCATTCTCGATATAGCTCTCCATGCTGTTCTCAATCAACTGGTACTTGGCACTGTGCTGAATATCCAGCTGATCACCAAACTGTGCATGAATCTCTTTGGCAAACTTGCCATCACTGGTCTTTAGTCCAGCTGTGGTGTTACAGATCATTCTGAGCGTATCAATGCTGGACCAGCTGGCAGCAACGTTATCAGGGTTGTAACGCTCACGTGCAACACGTTCTGCCCAGTCGTAAATCTCGCGGTCACTATCGCTGAGATCGTAAATAACACGCTTGGCAATGTTTTCTGGGAACTGAGCACGGATTGTTGGATCACTCTTCATTGCGATGTGTGTCCAGTCTTCATGCTTTTTACCGAGCAATGGAAGCTTGGCACGATCCCATTCCTTTACGTACATCTCATTAACATAACCATTTCGGTAATAGCTGATTTCTTTACCGTAAAAGAGTTTGAAAGCATCTCTTGAGAGGTTACTAACGTCTGGAATACCAGGAGCGATAACTTCAAAAATGTTCCTGATGTTCAAAGGGCTGGTGGTGTATGGAGTAGCAGTAAGTGCCAGAACCATTGAGCTGTGTTCCGGTGAGTTAATCAGCTGAGCAAACCCCTCGCTCATTAGACTCTTACCAGTATTAATCTTTTGAGCTTCATCTATAATGATTAATACTCTTTTATCTTTAATCATAGATAGAATCTGTAGTAAATCAGTTCTATCATAAGACTTAACTTTTTTCTTTTGACCCTTGACTTTTGAAAGATTACCCTCTCGGATCTTTTCATAGTTAAGAACCATAACATTGCTGGTGTCATTTTGGTATAAATCATGACGTTTTTGACGGGTCAATTTGTCACTAACACGAGTGACAGAAAGGTACGTCATTCTTCTAAATTCCTGCTCCCAGTCATGCTGTTTGATCTTCTTACAGAACACGAGAACCATGTCGATATCGCCAGCATCAAAAAGCTTCTGGCTGGTCAAACAGCTGAGTAGTGTCTTACCGGCTCCCGTATCCCACTGCACCAGCACGTTGGGGTTAACGGTATGCAGCTGTTCCCATACGTAGTTCAAACCAACATGCTGGAATGGGAACAGTTCATGATCGTCCAGGAACGGGCTGCGAACATCATAAGGGTCTGATGCACAAGATACTAGCGTTCGGTAGCGGGCCTCGGTCTCATCGTCATCAAACACAACAGAGATGCCGTTTTCTCTAGCAATGCTGTCAAACTGTGCAATGCTGTCACGGTTGCGTAGTGTGCCCAGGCTGTCCCAATTGAATAACGATTCGATGCTCTTGTCCAGGGTGCTAAAGCGCAGGACGCCATTGAGCAGATTGCTCTTCTGTACGAAAACGGTCTTACTGGTCACGCCATAGAGTGTAGCACCTGGTGACCAGCCTGTCAATCACATGTTTACGTACGACACAGTGGTGTTGGCGACCTGCTCGATGCTGAACCTGGTGGGGTATACCTCTTTGTTCAACAGGAACAACTTCTTGCGGCTGGCTGGCGTGCGGCTGGACAGCTCGTTGGTCTTGCTATCACCGATGTAATCGATGTTGGCACTAATGTAGTAGGGGTTGCCAGTGTACCTGGGAACTATGCTCAGGCTGGTAATGAACACATTGGGGTCAAGAGCAGTCAGCCTGACCTGGATACCACTGGCTGCTGTGCCAGGTGATGTTGTACTGACAACTGAGTTGATGTTGTTGATGCCAGTTATGATTGGCTTCCAGTTGCCGGACCCACTCTGTGTGGTGTACTCGTACCTGACTGGGTGGTAGAATGGTGAAAGCATGCTCATGTACATGATTTCATTCACCTTGCTGTCAGTCTGGGATATCCGTGCAGAGAATGACTGGTAGTTGTTTCCCGAATATCCAGGCACCTCAATGTTGATCCAGGTTCCTATCGGAAGCGAGTTGCTTCTAAACTGCTTGTATGTGATCTCTGTAATGTTGCCAGAGTAGTCTGTACCCATCAAGCTAACACGATAGGTCCCATTGTTAGTTGATGGTAGGTACACTCTTGCAACAGCGCTGACTCTCATGCTGTTCCGGTCAGATGGGCTGACCCATGCGGTAACAGGTGTTGTGCTAACGCTTAGATCAAACAGGCTGAACGGCGAACCAGATCCACTGATTACCATCTGAACAGTGTTGCTGGGGATACTGGATGACCAAATCCCGCCAGTCGCTGTAACAACATTGCTGCCGATACCAGAGGTCACTGTTGCCACGGTTCCAGTTACGGTTGTACCAGCAATTGGTTGACCTGTGGATGGGTTGATGAATTGTGTATACATTGTCAGGGTTGTATTGACCTGAGGAACTCCACTGATCCCAGCGACCTGTATGTTGTTAAGGAAGTAGTAGTTAAGCCCACCACTAGGGACAGCATAGCCACCAAAACCAGCTACTGCATACGGGCTAGCACCAAACTGATCCATCCAGGCCTGTGTTCCGCTGGGGCTGTACACACCCGGGAGTGTGAATTTGTAAGCGGCTGAGAACTGGCCGCCACTAACGCTGATGCCGCTAGAAGTGGCTCCAGACCATACAGTCACTGTTGTGTTACTTATAGTTGTACTGCCGAGAGCTGTCCATGAGCTTGTTCCGTTCAAGAAGTTGGCATCAAGGTAGTTAACAATATTAGAGCTCAAAGTATACAGTCCGGTCTGCACAGAATAAGAACCGGATACGGTTCCGGACAGTGCAATGACATTGCTGGTGCTTCCAAAGTTAGATACCACATTTAATGGATAGGTTATATTAGACCCTGTTAGATTGCTTGTGTCTTTAAGAAGAACCTGATTATCAGGAAGAAAGCTCTGCCAGTCAGTTGTAAGGCCAGCTATGCTAAATCCTGTGAATTTATCAATGGTAGATACCCAGGGTGTTGTTGCAGTGTCATCAGGGTTCAGCATGATGTAACTGTTGTTATCCTGACCAGCAAAAGTGTTGTTGTTGTTTCTTGAGATCAAACTACCCAGAGATGGTTGTATGTTGTCATAGGATGTATTCTCATAGAAAGCTGCTATATAGTACAACCCTACAAAGTATGCCTGATGCCATGTTTGATTTATTGTAATCTGTGTGTAGTTATGCACACGAGTGTCTGGGAACTTGCGCTGCAAAAACTGTGTGTATGTTTGATTGTTATATCTTCCATCAGTGCCAATCAGTTTGTAGCTGATGGTAGGATCAATCACCTGAGTTGAGCTGTTTGGCATTTGATTTGTTGTGCCACCAGTTGTTGAAGAGTTGAGCACACCAATAGCTGGCCAGGATGATGCATCAACACTATTAGCAGCACCAAACATTGTAGAATATGTGCTGGTATAGATTGGCTGCTGGTTGTTGTTCGACCCAAAGAACGAATAGGTTTTTGTGTTGCCATCTATGATCGATGACTCTAGGCCAGTGAAGTACTCTTCTACATCATATGGGAATGCATTGATGGTCTTTGTAACCATATCGAATGGCAGGTCATAGATCTCAGGAACTAGCTGAACAAACTCTAGCTTGAGATACGTGCATTGCACTGTCGGTATCTCATAGATGCCACTGCGCAGAGAGAAATCTCTTTGTACAGGTGTCCAGGTAAACTGTGATGCATCTGTTCCAGTATTAGTGGTGTAGTAAAGATTAAATCTGCACCCATCATATACAGGGTTTATGTACAGCCTGTTCAGGGTTGTTATTGTTACACCATCACTAACCTGCATGTAGAAGTTTACAATGGCATCACCAACGGGTTGTGGTTCACTCTTCCAGTAAGAGTGGCTATTGTTGTTTAGTGCGTTGCTAAGGCTATAAACCTTTTCATTGTATGTTTCAATAAAACCAAACTTGTTCTGTACAACAAATGGTTGTGGTACGCCGGATGCTGATACCGGCACATCGCTATAAGACTGTATATTAAGCCTTATACTCAAGTTCTTTACACCGATAGAGTACGGTATATCAACAAGAGTATTTGTTAAGGCACTCTGTCGCTGTACTGTTTTCTGTCGAGTGATTCTTATCTGGATGTAAGAACCTGACTGAATACTCAGAGTGCTGGTTGCAGCGTACTTTATATTTACCCAATCAGTAGTGGTATTGATGTCCGGACCACCAGTGATTACGAACGTAGAAGCATCAGAGATTGGGGTGCCATCACTCCATAGCAGTTCTACATAGCAGGGTACGTTAAGAACATTGAAGTTGATTGCATTAAAGTATGTTGTGTTAGAAACATAGAAATTTAATACAACTGGTGCGCTATTAGGACCACCAAAATCTTGCGATGAGATCCATTCTGTCTGCGTTGCAGGGTTAAACTGTATATAGTTGCTGTTGTTGATTAAGCTGATCGTTGGGTCATTATAAGGGCTCGTATTGTTTGAAGCAGGCAGTGCATCGACCACCCCAGTATGAGCATAAATCTTGTTGTAGACAAGACCATCACTGGATATGCCGGGTGTTGGCCCTGGCGTAACGTAGTCTTTTAATGGGTCAGTATTTCTTGGAATGATTGGCATTACTGTGCACCATATACTGTGGCGGTAACTTGTAGTGATGGTGACGCCATAGCCTCATAAGGAACACCTGTGGGGTCACTACTGTAAACATTTATTATGTTTCCAGTCATATCAATCGATACTTCCTGTGTCTGCAGATGAGCAAAGAAAGGTGCTGGGTTGGCCTGGCCTGGAGTAAGCCAGTATCGTGTGTCTGAACCGTTCTGGATGTTCATTGGAGTGACCAGGCGATTGGACATAACCGTTGGCTGCATAAAAAAGTATTGTGAACTGTCAGTCGAGCTGGCAACAGACACTGGCACATTGGTAAGATTCTTTATTGGGGTACCAAAGCTAACGATCAGGTTTGTTCCTATGATCTTTGTAGCTGCGTCCAAAATTGCTCTCGCCTTGCTTTGGTCCCATGTGAATACTGTTCCGCTGGTGTCCAGAATAGGTATAAGAACAATCTCACGGCTTGAATCAACACCAGATCTACCCAGCCCAGGAGTCCTCCAAGATTCAGTCACATAGAACTTTATGCCCGTCATGGCCTGGCATAGCGTCATCAATGACCATACAGTGGCACCGGTCTGGAAAGCTTCAGCAGCTCCCAGTAAACGCTCACGGTACTTGCCATCTTTTGAACTTACCTCATCCCACTGGTCAGCACCCAGTTGATCAATAAATGGGTTGCTAGAAAAACTGTAGATCTCTGGAGAAATTCTTGCTATGTTAAGTATCTCTCCAAGGATTAAATCAAGGTTGCTAAACTCTATGTGTTGCTGAGTAAGACGCGCTACTGTCTGGATGTTTCTAAGCTGGCCAGTGCCGCTATTGCCCAGCAATATTTGCATTAGCGTAGTGATGTTATGGTTCTCATCAAAGCTGTAGATGTTGTCAGGAAAGTTCCTAACCTTTTCTAAAAAGGTTATATGAGGATTATTTGCTACGATGTTACCAGCCATTAGAAGTTCGTCGCTCCCTTGTAGGTATAGTTAATACCATATAGTGAAGGCAACTGATTGCTGGCAAGTACGAAATCGCTAGCCTTTGTTGACTGAACTGTGCCATCTATTGAAACAATATTAACGCTGTCTATTCTAACGTTTAGAACGCTTGCTGACGATATGACACTGGATGCAAGAGAAGCAAAAGAAACCAGCTGATTATAACCAAATCCTGCAAAATACTGACTGATAGCAGAGTTTATATTTGATTGTACCGTTGATTGTGAAGAGCCAGCGCTGATCACCAGAGTCATATTCACAACCAGGTTGATAAATATAGCTTGATGTACTAGAACATTCGTACCTACAGGTCTGCTCTGTTGTACCAGTGCGTCTACATCCGTAACATCCATGTTATAACTGTGAGGATAAACAACGAATGCAGAGTTGCCAACAGATGGTAATGAGGACCAACCCGTTGGTGCTGATCCAGAACACAGAGCCAGTGCAGAGATTGAATTTACAGACCCAGCAAGATCGGTAACGTCATACAAAGGATATGCGAGTGATTTACCACTCATTGTGATGTTAGTGGTGGTGTTATATGTTCCGGTGATGTTGTAGTTCAGGTAGATACCACTGCTTGTAACGCTGGTGATATAGTAATTATTACCAGATGTTGCGACACCGCTAGCAAGAGCCAAACCAGGATACAAGAAAAGATTGGCATTCGCAACAGGCATGAAGTTTGTACTAGACGAAGTATAACCAGAGGTTACCGTTCCTGTAAATGTGATATATGAATACTTGTTCAATGTGATTGGAACATTAACAACAGTTCCGGTTGTGTTGTTGTACAGTGTGAAGTAGTCAGCAATTCCATTGGTAGATATGCTTGTTTGTGATGGGAAGTTGATAAGCGGTTGCTGATTAAGCCAGATGTAATAATCACCATTTGCATTAACAGTACCACTGCATGCTGTAGCACCATCAGCAAAAATGTAGTTGGTAGTGTTCAAGTAACTACTAGCGTTGCCTGAAGAAAGAACAAGATTATTCAAGTCTAGTGAAGTTTGTTCAGTAATACTATTAGCAGTTGTACCATCGATGAAAACATCAACGTAGTTGCCACTGGATAGTGTCAAAGATCTGTTTGATGAAGGGCAGTACTCCGAAATCATTTCAACAGTGTTTCCGGCAAACAGTGCTGAGTATCCTGAGTTGTTAGATATGTTCACTGTAAGCGGAATAGATGGCTGACCAACAGGATAATAATAATCACTGGTGTTTGTGTATACCTGCTGAGCACTAGTATTCAATGAACTACCAATCAGTTCATTCCCCTGTGGGAACATGAATCCAGCGTTGCCTGAAATTTGTGCGTTAATGTATGACATTGTTCCAGAGGTTCCAATATCTGGGTTGGCACTCTGAATCCACTCCCAGTATTTAGTGCCACTAATTGTTGTAACACCACTAACAGAAACACTGGTCCCAGGGATATTTGTTCCACTGCCAAGTATCAATCGATATGGCAAAGCAGAAGAAAATGATAGAGTTATTCCGCCGCTAATAGTGTTTGAAGTTGGACTGGCTGATACTGTTATCGTATTCCCAGGAGCATAGGTATCAATCATTGTGTTGAGACCATTGGCAACAGAAGTACCTGTAGATGATGCGTTGAACGCACTGCTTGCTATGACTGTGGTGGCATTGATTCCAGAGTTAGTAAGTAGGTTTGTCATGCCAGAGTAGGCTACTAGTAGGAACGTAACCCCATTGTTGGATCCGTTGCTGCCACTAACTGTTGCAGAGATCTGACATTGCTCATCCCAATAGTTTTGTTGCCCGACAGCGTTAGCTCTGGTAACATTCTGGTCCTGTAGAGCTGTTACAACATACTTCCCGTACGTACCAGTTGTGTTATTGAATGCTGTGTTCTGCCAGCGGTTCCTGAGCTCTGAGTCGCTTTCAGGGTCTGTACCACCAGTGATAGGGTAGTTGTTAGTAACGCTCGTTACGTTCATAACTGAGCCAACTGTTTGTGAGATTGTGCTAGCGGGAACGTTACCGTATACGCCTGGCAGTACAGCCATCACTGGGGCGTCAGCAGATACAGCACCGGGTGGGATCACAGTTGCAGCAGTAGTGGTATAGTAGATTGCGCTAGGGTTGTTGTTGCTACTGCCAATAGGGATAGCCACCTGGGTGCCAACAGGTATGACTGTTAAAACTGTAGCCGTACCAGTTGTGCTGAAGGTTACTGTGCCAGATGCCCGCTTGCCCAGCTGACGATACACGCCAAAAAGGTTGCAGAATACGTCTAGCTCCTGCCCGGACTTGGTGTTAACATCATAACTATAAGTCTGCAGAGTTGCGTTGTTGTTAGCTGTACTGATCTCTTGAGCAACTGCTTCAAGGATCTTGTAGGTTGCGCTGCCAACGCTGACATCCCATGAGGGGTCATAGACAGATAGAGATGCCTGCAATCTCGCCAGTACTGTTCCTGCATCAGCCATTTTGAACCGTTATCCCACTGTTGCCTACGTATACGCTTAAACTTATTGTGCTATTGTCAAGAGTCACCATCTGTATATTTGATACGATTGATGTGCCCTGTATGCTAGAGTTAACTGATAGGATGCTCTGTATTATTTCGCTCTTGTTCCAGTTGGATAGCATAGCAGCATTCTGAGCAGCCTTCAAGGATAGCATCTGCTGCCCCTGATACAATTGTATTACTCTTAATATTTCATTATCAACAGAGTTAATATTTACACCAGCAGCATTAGATCCAATGAAAGAATTCAGCAGGCTACCAAACCCTGGGGTAGTAAATCCCGTACCAAGTGGCTCCTCTAGCCAACGCTGCAAGTCTTCAATCAGTTTTTTCTGACCTGTAGAGAACTGTATTTTACCACTGTTCATCTGAATGTCGCCATTGCTTACTGTGATGGTTTTCATATTATCTCGTACAAAATAAGGGCTCTAGTACACTATGCTTGGCATACAGTCATAGTCCATGATGGAATGCTTGTGCCGTATGGCGGCTTGGGCCAGGCTGGCGAATAGCCATTAGCAACTGAAGGTTGCGCAGCAACATAGATTTGGTTAGCTGTATCCACGGCCCATACTAGTTCTACGTAATCACCAGCGTTCATCTGCTGAACAAAGTTCCAGCTGGGTAGAGCGTATGGAGACTTTGCGTAGATGCTGATTTCCCCACCAGTCCAAGGCAAGTCAACTCCATTCTGCCGCATCCATACGCTTGTATTATAAGTAGCTGTACCACCAGCATTTGTGAGGGCGAACTGTGCTGTAAACTGAAAGTTATATACTCCAGCGGCTAAGGCAGTAATCTGTGAACCAGACACGAGAGTGAAACCGCTCTGGCCTACGACAGTATTAAAACTTACTACGTATGGTTGATTAGCTGACGTAGCAATCTGATTAGTAGTGTCATAGTAGCTCGCCCATGTTGGAGGAAATTGTGGAAGAAGCCCTGTACTATCAATGCGACGAGTGATTGGATCATATATACCAGCGAATAGATACAAGCGGTAAAGCGTTGTTCGCTTCTCTACCCACCAGACCTGGTTGGGTTGAATCTGTGTATAATTAACTCCAGGAGGTAGAGCTTGTAGGTCTACTTCTACCTGGAAACCCTTCATGTCTACTGCTTTACAGTAGTAATTCTGAGCAGCATTCGGTGCTTGGCTTAGTGGATGCAGAGCAGCAGCAGTGGTAATGATAACTCTGAGCACCCCGTCTTTTCCAGGGCTGTTCTTGATGATCGCGCTCATATTAGTGTGAGTCCATAGTCAAGAATCGTACCATTCTTTACAGGCGCTGTGAATGTTGCTTGGGTTGTAAAACCACTACTTCTGCTGCACTGGTGCGTAACAGTTGTACAATAGAACTGGTACTCATCTGAGCCACCAGTATCATTGTCTATTGTCATGGTAACTCTCATGCCTGGGAACAGCTCTGGCATGAACGTAAGAGAGATCGTGCTGGCATACTGGTTAACCCATTGGTTCATAAAACCTGTCAGGGCGTACATATATTCCATGGCATGACTGTGGATCATGTTCTGCTCTTGCGCCATTGGCCTCATGCCATACCTCTGCAAGAAATTACTGGCACTTGTAGAATAGCTCTGCCCTTGAGAAAGTTTGCCAAACAGCAGATTCATGGTGCTTCCATCCTCTATACTTACAATGCCATTGGTTGTATAGTAGTCACCCTCTGTGACCTGTTGGCCAATACCGTTAGTATCTCCAATAATTCCATAGTGAGTAACCAGCTGATTATCATCATGATAGATCTGGAAATCAACTATCTCTACCGGGCTGATATCCAGAACTGGATCAGTACCATAAAAGCCATAGTAGTCTGGGAACCAAGCTATAAAATCTCCATTAGGAGCACTCATAAAGCTTCTAAGACCTGTGCCAATAATCTGCTGAAAGTCCGATAGAACGTTGTTGTCTAACAGGAAAGCTCGTGGCGTGCCAACCATAACGCTAGCTCGAGGATCAAACGTTGGTGGATTAAACAACATGCTAAAGCTTCCAGCAAGGCTGAGGAATTGAGATCCAGATGCAGTGGGGTTTGTGCCCTGGCTTTTGTCCATGACATCTGTTGTCTGCGAGAATGTATAGGTTTTGCCAGGAGTCAAAAGGTCTAGAGGTCTACGAGCTCCCATGTAGCTCATACCCCAGCCTGGCATTTCATTGCCACCCTTGATATCATTCCAGTTCAAAGCATCTTGACCAGCCTTGGTAGTACCACCATGAGCACCCATCATCATTCCATGACCATCTCCTCCAAAGCGTTGTGAAAGCATGGTTACGTGACCGGGCTGAGGAGTTCCGTCACTCGGAACGTTCCAGAAGAGCAAGTCACCAGGCTGTGGCTGTACACTTGGCGGGATAAACGTACCAAAAATATTATTGTTCGAACTTGTTCCACCGCCCCACATACTCTGTACAGCGGTCTTTGCACCAGGGTTATGATCCCAGTGGACAATATTCAAATTGATTTTTGAATAGGCCCACTGCATAAGACCAGCACAGTCAAACCATCCAGGATTTTTTGCACTACCTGGAGTGACTCTGTAATGAGGGCCGCTTAAGTCCTGACTATATCCAGCACCAGTCTGACTAATTGCATATGAAATAACTGCTTGTTGAGCAGTTAAATATTCTTTAGGTGTGCTTGGCAGAGCATTAGATCCTGTTAGTTGAGCATTCACAGAAGCATTAGCATTCTGTGATATTTGGTCCTGTGGACCAGGTGATCTAATAGTGTTTTCATCAGCCCAGTTTGCATAAATCGGTACAGATGGTGGCTTTGCAGCATGCTGTAAATCGAACTTCTTTGGATCATCTACGTCGCCAGCAAGGTACGCAGCAACTCCAGGGTGTACTTGAATATAATTAATGTTAGCAATATCTGTATCAATGACAGCTTGATTTTTCTTATCAACAACGTTTGGTTTTTGTATAAGGCTTGTCGCTCTAAGAGCTACTGCTCTGTTTGTTTCCATGTTGGTTACAAGTAATAACCTACCATTCCAGTTGGCGTCTTTATCTTTCTTATTCCCTAGTGGCCAATCCTGTGCTATCCAGCGTTTTGCGTTATCTATCTGTCCACCACTATTTGTGGTAAATGCTGAATAGGAGAAAGGGATGCTTGCCCAGTATTCATCAAGTTGAATTCGATCAATCGTTACAGCATTATTAGGGTTACTTCCTGGTGAGTTGGATTTACCGTTAGCACCTAGCGGATGTGTATAAAAAGCTTGAGCATAATTGGCAGTGAATTCAGTGCCAGCAGGCGAACCGCTAGCACCAGTAACTTTTTGAGTAGTGCTATTATTGCTTGAGCCTGTGCTAGTACTATTGCCTGCTATATATGGCGCTGAACTCAATATCTGAGCTAGCTCACTTATGGAGTTCTGAGGTAACCCATTGTAAACACCATTATATGCTTTAGTAGCAAGAGATAGTAATCCGTTAGGGATACCCTGGATGTGTATCTTGGATGGATCCCATCCACAAACACTAACCAGTAGGTTTATGACGGCTTGCGCCACTCCACCATCGTTCAATGTTGCATTCGAGCTGGAGGCTGCATAGTCCATGTTATTGAGCAGAAGCTGTTGAAACTGTTGTAGAGTGTCATCCCAATATGTATTTTGCAGTATTCTTATGGTGCAGTCCGCAGCAATGCTAACTGATGTTGGGATGAGCGTTTCAACTGGTGCAAATGTTACATAGCCAGTAAATACCTGTACCCAGTCAGTACGCTTTAAGAATACAACTATGCGGTCCATGGTATTGATAACACGATTGTATTTCTTGCCAGGGTTTGCCAGGTCCATATTAAGCTGACTAACTGCATTGATATTCCTGGTAATAGTAATATCAATTATATCTTCGGATACATCAAGGATGCCGCTATTGGTATAGATAGAGCAAGCTATGTCCGGAGCGTATGAGAATGTACCTGATTGGTTAGCTGGCATTCTTGATCTCTATTGTACTATTGATGTATTTGGTATATGACTTGCCAGAGAAGTTGAGCTTACCCAGCTATCCCCATACAAGTTTTGATCATATGCAGTAGGAGCATAGGTGATGTTGTCAGTCAGACCAGTGACTACTGGGGTGCTATCCGCCGCTGGATAAGTAAGAATATTCATATAGTAATTAGTATAAAATACATTCTTTTTTTTGTCAAACTGTTTCTCAACACTCTTGATCCAACCGGTATAGATCAATGGAGTAAGCTGCCCAGGCTTGCTGATCAAACTATTGAATATAGGTGACTGTGCATTGTTGTTCCAGTAGTGCAGTGTCATTGGTGTAGTGGTCTGACCGCCAATCAGATAGGTTTGATGCACTCTGATAGCGTCTTGCAAATGGTTCATTCGACCAAATCCATCGTGTGGGTCAAGGCCTTCATAACCAGTATTTAATCTTGATGAGCTTCCTACCAGTGGCCAAATGCAGGTGAACTGTAGAAACATCTCTGCTCTACGGATAGGCGACCACCATAGTGCGCCATGCGTCTGCTGAGTGGTGAACTGGTTATTAGTAGACGTGCTAAAGCTGACCATCCAGATATCATAATCCAGACTGGTGCTGCCATTATATAAAGTTAAGGTTGCGTTCCCAGCCATACTGTCCAGTCCTGTTGATCGGTAGAACTCATCTGATGAATCATTCCCATATTTCCACTAAAGGCAAAACCATTCATTAGTACATCTTGCTTGTCAGGATAAAGAATTGGTTGTGAAATTCTACAGTTTGCAGTTGTTAAATTCTTATAGTCTTTTGTCATGATTTTACTCCATATGCTTTAAGAATATTAGCAAAGTTTTGTACGTCTTTATACTGTAAATTAATGTCAGTCTTATTCATTCCATTCCACTTGGTATTATACCCAAGATTTGCACTTATTCTATCAAGAGCTATAGATACAGCTGCTTGTACAGGACCCTTTGTTGCACTAAGATCATGTTGTATTTCAAAAGACATAGCATAAGGATATGTAATGGTTGTTACATCCCAAGCAATGCTCATCTGCTCGAGATAGACAACATATGATAAGTTCCTGCTAGGTACGTTCAAGCGCATTGGTACCTTGTACTGGTTCTGATCATTCTGTACAGCTTTAAAGTTACCGTACAGATCTAACAAGTTCTTTCTGCTACCGGCCTCACCTTGTAAATTCATCGTGGTTGCCATGGCTGAAAGTATCTGTGTTACACGACCACCATATGTATCGTAGCTCTGTGTGTTTATCTGATAGTTCCAGTTTAAACTATTAATATTAAATGGAAAATTATATGTTTTATTGCTAACGCTGTCAAATATAGATGCAACAGGTGTATGCAATGGCCTGTCTATAGCGCTGTGTTCATAGCCATATCCGAATTGATTTGTTTGGTTGATAAGCATTGTATTATCTATCTGTTATCCAAAAGAAGCACGGCTTGTAGTGGTCTGTGGTGCAGAGTTCCCATTCGTACTATCATTCTTGTTCTTTACAAGGATTGACAATAATTTATCAAGATGAGGTTGCTTGAATGCAACTTCTACAGCAAGTGCTGCTGCTTGGCCACCAACTGCTCCTGCTGTCTGACTTGATAAAGATGTTAATGCCTGAGTGCTAGCGCTAGCCATTGCTTGTGCTGATGCATGGTTAGAAGAAGTTGCAGAAGGGGATGGCACTGTTGTTGTCCCACCACTGGATGAACCTGTTGTCCCACCACTGGATGAACCATATGAACCATCTGCTCTAGTTGGGTGGTTGCTAGCACTCATCGGTGCACCGTTATAAGTACCATTACCTGTAACAGATCCACTAACTGTATTAAACTTACCTTTAGCCTGTTGGATCTGCTCAAATACATACTGTGTTGCTTCATATGGCCCCTGGATATTAATACCCATACCCTGCAACACACCCATAAGAACATTGGCGTACTGATCAAGCTCATGCACGCTCTTAACAGTCATGAGATCTCTGCCAACACTGTTTGAAAGCATCTTGATAATGCTGCCACTGTACATATCAATAAATTTGTTGGCACCAGAAGCAGTGCCCATCATCTTCTCACGGTAAGCATACATCTGATTATAACTTATACCAAGCTGTTGTGACATCATTGCCATTCCGAACTGACTGTTCATCAGGTCCTGACCAGTCAGACCAGTTCCGGCAAGAGCTGGGTTGCTGCCAGTAAATTTATTAGCTATCCTGCCAGCTGCTCCACTGGCACTAGTGCTACCACCCCACTGCATAAAACTACCCTGTGCAGCAATTCCAGCAGTTTGTCCTGCAGCAGTGTTAAAGTATGAGCCATTCGAGTTAGCTGTATTCCGCATTGATTGAATCATTGCAGCAGTTTGTGCTGGGTTCATGCCAACCTGCTGTAGTGCACCGATTGCCTGCGCTGTCTGACCCTGTGTCATACCATTCTGTATTTGCAGAGACTGAGCGGCATTCTGATACTGACCTAGCAGGTCTCCACGATAACCCAAGCCAATGCCAGCATTCTGTGCTTGCTGAGCATTACCAAAGCTGTATGTTGGGTTTAAACCACCCCATGAACGTACTACATTATCCATGAAGTTTCCTGCACTCCTACCATAGTCAACGTTTCCGTATCCCTGGGCTTGGTTCTGTGCGTAGCCTGTCCCTACCCTCACCATGCCTGCAACCTGATTGGCTAGCTGGTATGCATTGTAGGCTGTTCCAAGACCACCACCTATCTGGCCAAGAGTTAGGCCACCCTCTCTTTTACCAGTGTCAGGGTTTACTATTCCACCTATAGAATAGCCACTAATGCTATTAGCTATGCTCAGATTTCGATCTAGCTTTTTCATAACATTATAGATTAATTCTTCTGAGCTACCTTTTTGTAGCGGCCCACCACTACGGTCCCTACCAGCATATGCATTAGCAAATCCGGCTGCTGCTTTATCTCCGGTACCCATTATTTCTTTAATGGCTGCTCTGACATCATCACGATTACCGAACATCTCTTTTTTCATGAAGCTGCCGAGTGAGCCACCAAAGCCACGGGTACCCAGTATCCTATCGATCTGTCGTGTACCCTGATCGTATGCATCCAGAGCTGACATGTGGACGCCAGTGTTTCTGAATCCATACTTGTTTTGTATGTTAGAGAAGTTTTCTTTTAGTGCTTGCCTTGCGTTGTTGAATGCATCGGTAGCAGGGTATATCATTGTTGATGTAGCAGTTCGTCCACCGCCTTCTACAAGATGTAGCGCATGGCTGCCAGGCTCTGGTATGCGAATATCTCCATAGCCAGGTGCTTTACGCGGACCGTGCTCAGCGTCATCATAGTGTATTTCTTCAGGAGGAACTGATGTCCTACCCGCAGCGTCTCTGGTCGCTGCTCGTGCTCTTGCCTTGAGATCCTTTAAAGGGTCATTGATACTAAGGTCTACAGCGTTCTGTTCAGAACGGGTTGAAGCATGCTGACTTTCAAATGATTGCCTCTTCCTTGCATCAGCAAGGAAGTCGTATACCATGCTGCCGGTGGACCCACCAAACGTTGAAGTGGCAGATGATAGGGCTCTGTTAACATCGTTGAAAGTTCCACCCTGTTTGATGATACTTGTGGTCATCTCACGTATAGCCTGTAGGTTATTATTCAGAGCAGACTGGTTAGCTTCATTCATTGCACCAATAAGGCCAAGGATCTCTTTCATCTGACCCAGAAGGTTTACGTTCTCTTGGAAGAACTCAGCAAGTTTTGAAGCACGATCAAGCACGCCGCCAAGAGCATCGCCCATAGCCTGGAAGTCTTTTGCTGTTTGAGAAGCAGCAGACTCCAGGCTCGACATAGCATCAGCTGCACCGTTGGCATTAACAGTGATGTTAAAGACAATCTCTGGCACGGCTAATCACCAATCAGGTCAATATCGATATCATCAAACATGTCTATAGACTGTATCTGCTTGATGAATTCCATATCTTCTTGCTTTTCCTTTTCTGACTTTGTTGACTTAACCTGTTCATCAATATCTGAGAACAGCTTTAGCAGCTCGTTGGCTTCTTCAACACTCTCTGGTGTTACCCAGGTAACTCCGCTGTTGCCGCTGTCAGCTTCATCCTGCTTTTGCTTGATGTACTCATTGTACATAGCAGGATTATTGATCATCATCATCTGTTCGAACTTTCGCAGTTCATCTTCAGAATCTTTAACCTTATTGCGGTGTATAACAGCAAACAGCAACTGCTCTTGAACCATATTAAGATCAGTCTGGTTCAATATGCCACGCAGATATGCTACCTCTGCACGCTCAATAACATAAGGATCTAATTCCCATCTTTTGGGATATCATTAGTTTCCTCATCAGCAAAGATACTGTTGGTGGCGACTGTCTGCAAGATACCCAGTTCGCCCAAAACGACTATTGCCTTATCCTCTAGCCGCTGAATCTCATCGTACAGTATCTCTACAACAACGTCATACCAGTTTTGCGTGACATAATCAAACTTTTGCTTTAATGAGTTGACACTCTTAAGTGAAGGAATAAGAGGCCGATCATCAACGCTAACTAGACCTGCTGCTACCGTAGCTGATTTCCAGGCACGGTTAAAACCAACACTATCAAGATATGGTTTTGTGATCAGGCTGACTTCAATCTTTTCGTTGATAGTAAGAGTCTTAACAACGAACTTATGAAAGGGGATCTGGGTTACCTCACTCTGTAGGTAACCCAGGAACAGCAACCCCTCGAATTCATCCTTCCAGGCGTCTGGGAAGGTTGAAATATTTTCTGTCTCTTCAGTGAAACTATTTTCCATGATTCCTCTGGTCTAGGGTGCGATACACTATTATATCGCACCTACCCTGGGCGTACTAGTTCTTGTTGAGGACTCGTACGTATGGCTTCTTTACTCTGCGGCTACGGATGTCAACACTGGCGTAGTACTGACCATTAGTTCCGCTGACAGCAGTGGTAAGAGTGGTACCGAACACGTTGTTGGCCAGTGCACTGCCAGTGACAACGTTGCTGCTACTTACAACAGTGGCTTGTGGTGCGAACGTCTTGGCTGCACCAACACCACTGGTCATGTCAACACCGACTGTGCTACCAGCTGCAGTGCCGCTTGGTACAACAACGTTGGGGCAAACACCCTCGATCTGTACCCAACCAAAGTTACCTGTTGGGATACTGACCAGAGCAACTCCAGAGAATCCACCCTGCTTGGTACCGATAGCAGTAACGTAGCCACCCTGCGTGCTGGTTCCACTTACGTTGCTGCTGACGTTGTATGGTGTACCGATAGCATCTTGTGTGACCAGGTAGGTAGCCCCACTTGCAACCGTGATGTAACGGTTCTGCTCGTCGTACCATACTGTTGCCCAGCCACCGCTAATGGTGCTGGCAGTTCCGTTGTAAGTCAGTGCATAGCGAGCACCGTCAGGACCAACCAGTGTCTGGTTTGCTGCAGCACCGCTAAGCGTGGCTGCTGGCAGACCAATACCAGTGTTGCTACCAGCTGTACCACCAGCGTCATACCCCTGAGCGGCAAAGCCTGCGATGCTGAACGAGCTCAGGTTAGGACTTACCTGGGTGAGCAGGTTATTGAAGCTGATTCCGCTGCCAGCAGCCTGCAGGTTAAGACCATTAGAGGATTGTGCGAGCACGAATGTGCCACTAGCAGTAGTTACGCTACCGGTTCCAGTGTCGTCCAGGTTGACGTTAACAACCTTGATGATATTCTGGCGAGCACCCAGGCTGATCTTGCTGAATGTCTCTGCGTCTACTGTGTACTGAACACCTGGAAGCATCTTTCTGTGGTCAGGCAGGATAGCTTGACCGACTCCAGGTTGTAGCTGAATTACAAATGAACGAGCAGCCATTTTATGTTACCTTTCCTTAGAGGAGTTCTTTTCTTGAACGATATACGATACGGATAGTCTTTGGGATTGTCATGCTCTGGATGTTGATCTGCTCATCGATAGTTACGTTGGTTACAACACAACCCTGATAAACAATCTTACGTTGTGTGCCATCTGGCTTGTTGATAACCTTTACACAGGTTACTTCACCCTGGGCCAGCTGAGCTTTGAATACATCCAGAAGGTCACTAGCAGTAGAGAAATTCCCACCGAGCTGTGCCCATACTTCGGCATTCCATTGTTCCAGGAACATGATTTCTAGAGTCCCAGCACTCAAAGCGATTGGGAACGCAATCTCGATTGGGTATGGGCTGTCTAGAGGTTGAATAGGCTGAGGTTGCTGAACAGGCTGTGGTCCAACCTCACTGATCATCTGTGCATAAATCAGTGGCTGACCATTGTATACAAAGGCTGTATACCCACCACCTACACGGAATTTTGAATTAGCCATGTGTTCTCCTAGTAGACTACGAAGTTGCTCTGAGCGTTACCATAAACTACTTGACCGGTCTGCGTGTTAAGGCTGACATTGGCCTGGATGTAATTGATTGGGAACGTCGGTGCATATTGGAAGCTGACAGTAATTGTTGTAGGCGTAGCTGGATTGACTGCGAAGCTAAGGTTCTGATAGCCCTGAATCAGGCCATTGCTCAGAGCATTAGTAAGAGTCGCCTGTACAGTAGCCAGTGCAGCAGCACTTGTATTCTTTGTGAGAGGCCCACCAACCAGATAACTGTTGATCAGGTCAGTCCTTACAAGCTGTGCCAGTCTGTCACCAATTGCACTGATGGAAATCTCTTGTGTCAACCAGTTTTGTACATTGGTGGTTAGCCCATGCAGTACCCAGAAGTTTCCATCTGTCTTCTTGCGAACAACAAGAACTCCATAAGGCAAATAACTTGTCTGTGCATCTGTCAGGTTGATCTGGTTGGGGATGTCATTGAAACCAAGCACCTGCTTGTTGGTGATTGGCGTGCTGATGTCCGGCTGCTGGCCTACAAACAAACCAGCTAGTGCGGCAGCAACATAGTAACCAGCAATGTTAATTGTAGCGTTGCTCAAACCGTTTGTGGTGTTAAGACCAGGATTAAAGTTAACTACAGGAGGGTAGATAACGCTAACTCTGGAACTGTTAAAACCATTGGCAAGAGCCTGGTAACTAGCTACTGTGGTCTGAGCATTGGTGCCATCTACACCCAGGAAAGCTCTCTGATAGATACCATTGTTAGCCTGAGTGTTGATGTAAGAGTTGATAGCATAAGCTACAGTACCTGCAGTTACACCGGTGATAACACCACTGGATGTAAGTGAGTTGAGAGGTACAATAACATCAGCAGCAGTGTTGGACAGGTAGATTGGGTTGCTACCGCTAGTGGCTACAGTCAATGTGTTAGCCCAGTCACTGGGTTGAGCAGAGCCACTGTTCGATACACGAGCTACTGGTACGATACTTACAATACTAGCGCCGTTCTGGAACGCTAACTGGCTTGCAAGAACTGCTGGGTTGACGATAGTTGTACCACTGATTGCTGGCCCAATAGCACTGGATACAGCGTTCTGGCTGGTGTACCTACCGTATGCCCCCCAATTGTGACCGTACTGTAAGGTTAGCGTGCCACTGGGAAGTGCGTTAACTCCAGTTGCTGTAACACCAACTGTTGTAAGGGTGCTGATGCCGTTAGCAGTACTAATATTAAAGTTGTATCCGTATGTTCCTGTTACAGTCGTACCGCTAATGCCGCTAGCCCAGGTGAGAGTAAACCCTGAATAGCTAGCATAAGTACCGGTCGATGTGGTGTTTACCGTGGGAACAGTCAACTGACCTAGTGGGATACCACTGGTTGGAACTGGTGCATAGAAAGTATCAGTCTGACTACCTGGAGTGGGCTGGTCAGCTACAATAGCGATGCTAAGGCTGGTGGGGCTAACGCTGGTCAGCGCAGATGTTGTCTGCGTTACATACACACCAGGCACTTGGTAGTTAGAAATAGGCATACAATCTCCTTCAATGCTTTGTACAACAAACAGCTGCTTTTACAGTGTTGGTTGAGAGATATTTGGTTAAACTTATGATGTAGTCGTCTTGGTAGAGTCGTAAAACAGCTCGCTTGGCACATAGGCAGTGCCGCTTGTAACAACCTCTGTAATCTGTGGCACTTGGTAGTCATATTTACTAGTGTAGAAGTCACCAATGCAGCTTATTCTTACGCTAGCCTCATAGGTGATATCATCAGTGCTCCAAGGAGTACCGCTTGTGATGCTGTCACCCAGCGGGGTATAGGTATCGGGCTGCAGTGTCATACCAACAAGGTCATTGTTGTATATGCTGTTGTAGAATGCTGAGCTTGCCGGACTGCTACCGTTCATTAGTATAAGGTTTGTTATACTATCCCACAGTCTGTCTCGCTCTTCGCTATGCATGGCCATGATCTGTAGATCTATGCTGCCTTCAAAATAACCAGTACGAGTTACATTGTCTGCGGGATATGTTTGACCATTGATGACAATTCCATTTGTATCTGTGCTGTATACATCTGGCTGCAGACCAGACCACTGGACTTTCCCAGGTCTGAACTGCACAAGCACTGCTGGCCACTGAATAACTTCCAGCGGATAATTAATCGTGATGCTGTTGGGCACAAGATCCAGGCTGGTATTAACAGGAGAGCTCGCCAGTTGCTGGAACCCAGCATTAAGTGCTTCTACTATTGCTGTTTTAACGGCTGTTACAAACATTAGTAGGTCTTTCGCCCAGCATTGATAATATTATTAATGGTTTCACCAAGCTTGGTTTCTTGAATAATCCTGACGGGGTCATCCACAGTCATGCCGCGTTCCCACTCTTGTGTGCTTCTTTCTACAGCACGCTCGATAAAGAATTGACCAGGCTCAGCCTGTTTTATCCATAGTGGCTTGCCATCTGTCAGGCTGCCATCGTCGGCAGATCTGGTTATGATGGGTAGCCTACCGACATCATTGCGGTTTATTCTTCTAAACGCCAGGCTGCCATCAGCTTCACGAATAGGAATAACACGATCAGAAACAGTTGTGATAGGCCGCTCTGGCTCTCCCTGATCGTACTTTAAAATGTACTGTGCGCTCTCTGGCACAACAATATCTACGATGCCATCCTGCCAGCTGGGCATGATCTGGTTGACTGCGTTAGCAGTCTTTTTAGGTGCAGTTGTTTTGATGATCTCAACAGCACGCCTGGATATTTTCTGTGTTTCACTGGCTGGTAATGGTATGTTGTTCATATTATCGGCACGTTATAGTATGGGTGTGTGGTTGGCAGATTGTAAAGCGTAGTGAACTGATTGACTATTTTTGTTGTGTCATAGCTGATCCCTGGACCAGTCCTGACAGTTTGAACGTTAACTGAGCTCACTTCAAAACGGTCACCCAGCGCGGTTGGTGTGTCACCATCCCAGGAGAGCACTCTGACCAGCAGATCGCCAACCCGGATCTCTGGATACCATGACATCTGAACAGTTGGATTGTCTCGCCAGAACTGACCGGTGCTGATGTTGGCGCGGATCTGTGGAGTATCCGCAGCCAGTGTGTACAGGTGGTAGCAGGTTGTTTTGAAACCACCATTGAATGTGGTGCCATAGCAGTTCGGGCAAAAGCTATTGCCTGACTGCTTATAAACATTGCTCACACGAGACTGTACAGAAGCATTGGGATTGGTAGGATCAACACTGTCCTGGCACTGCTGACAGTAGCCAACCAGACCCAGCGCAGCATCTTCTGCACGCCAGAGCTGTCTTACAATAATCTGTTCACCGAACCACTGCAGAGTCTCGTCATGAAAGCGCTGCTGATTAATCTCAGCATAGATATCTCTTTGCTTTACTACAAGCAAAGGGCTTTCTTTCTGGTAGTAAAGATCTCCCTGCTGCACTGGTGGCAGTGGAGATGGGTCAATACCAGACATTGTTTATACGCCACCCATGTTAGCTGCGAACTCAGCGACTTCATTTTCCCAAACCACGCGGGCGGACCAACCCTGCTCTGCATACCAATCAATAAGATCTTGCGGGTTCTCGCCGCGATGCCAGTAGGTTCCCCAAACTTCTACAATCTCACGGGTGTCACGTTTAACATAATCGGGAATATGTACGCCAACTTTAGGGTTACCAATAAAGTAACGTTTATCCTGTGTGCTAACGTAGCCAAGTGGTTCTAATACCGGCTTTAGAGAAAGCTCTACTTTAGAAGATTTGTTGTTCGAGCCATAGACATTAAGAAACTTACCTTCCTTATGAAGGCGAACATTCTTTTCAGACATCTTCTTGCGAAAACTATAATCATATTTATGCTTTGCTAGGCGCTTAAGGTTGCGTGCACGCTGTTCTTCAAACGTAACTGTGCGGATATAATGCCCTGCAACGAAACGATTTTGGCGATACTTATTTGTTCTAACAGTTTCACCACAACCACAACCGCATAAAACTTCACGGTCCTGGCATCCTGGGCATGTTTTACGGTCTGGACCACCACGAGTTTTAATCTGTTCTTTTTTTTCTTTACAAACACGGCACACATATTGGAGAGTAACTGGCATATTAAACTCCTCCAAGGTTGGCTGAAGCGTACTGAAAATGCGGCCTTGCTGGATTGATAAACATTCGTGGGATAAGACCACCAGCAACCAGCAGGCTTCGCTTGCTTCCTACCATGAAGCTACGCTTCATCTGACGCAGCTGCTTGTCAGCGATTTCCTTGTCGAACAGATATAGCTGCCACCAGCGTTGGTAGTAGTCACGACGATCCATCCAGGCAGCATTCATACCGTTGGGTGTGGGCTGCTCGATGTAGTTACGAGCGATGTGTTTCAGAAAGTGAGCATAGGTCTGGCTGGCCAGAACGCCGTACCAGTTACTGGGGAAGATCACCGCAGCATTAGCACCTATCTCATAGGCTGGATTGAATACTGGTTGAAACTCAAAATTGATATAGTCAATGGCTTCTGTGCTCATTACCATGGCAACTTCTTCGTACATCAAGAAACCACTCTGCTGCATCTCCTGCAGGTAAGGGCCACCACTGGTGCTGTCAAAACTTTTGTCCAGTCGGTGTACTATTCCTGCTGCCAGCTGACGCTCATCATAACTCAGATTGCTCCAGTATGGCATCTGATCTGTTATGACCAGTTGATCAGTGTACTGCCTGTCACTGCCATTCACTGTGTATTGCCAGTTGACGTTATAGTTGCCCTGGATAGCAGTCTGTGAGCTGTCCAACATATACTGGAAGGTCCCAGTAGATTCTTGAGTAGCGTATGTGCCACTGGGAACTATTGTCAGACTACCGTCAGTGCTGGTTATGCTCAGACTTACATCAGGAAAAGTATTACCGCTCACCGTGATAAGATCAGGGTCAGTTAGAACCCCGTTAGAATAGGTCATTATACCAACGGGTTCTACTGCATACTGTGGGAACGGACGTACTCTCATCAGCCTATGCCAGTCACTTGTAGAACTGCATATGCTGACCCTATATTGGTAGCAGGTTGACCAGGTGTATTGCTTATAAGAAAGCTAAACAATACTGGATTTCTAGAACTAGCTATATAAGTAGCCATTTGGCTGTATTCGTTGGCGGTCTGGTAAGTAGTTGCTTGTATTATACTCGGATAAGATGTGCTAAATGTTATTCCACCAGCCTGTAAAGCTATAGTAGCTACTCCACCGGATGCAGCAGCGAACACAGCTACTCTACCCCATACTTGATAGGTTAGATGTCCTGACATTGTTATAGTCACGATAGCATTGCTATTTGTTCCAGCATTATTGTTATAAACTGGACCGTTACCATACGCACCAGATGTAGTTATTGATAAAGGAACTATATTACTGCCACTTATCGCTAGTATCTGACCATCAGCTCCACCAACGATTGAGTTGTTAGCAGCAAAAGTACTGCCACTTATTGTAATTCCACTGATAGTGTTGGTGAATGCTGCACCACTGGCGCTAGTACCAACCAATAACTGACCAGATGCTGGAGTGGGGAAATCACCATTGGCGATCTGGTTGCTGATGCCAAAGTCACTGGATAGTGGACCAGCGACCCATTGCGTTCCTGCGCTGCCGCTGGTAGCAGTGGTTCCTTCGCGGCCTCTGCCACCGCTGATTGTAATAACGTTTACTGTACCAGTGGTGCTGACGTTGGTTACATAAATGATCTCGCCACTAGCAGTAACACCGTTATAACCAGGATTAATAACAACAGGCAGATAGGTTCCAGTGGTCAGCTGGCTGGGGAAGCCAGTGCCAGTGAATGTAGTCTGAGTGGTGTTGAAACCACTAAGCGTACCGTATAGAAAATTACCGCGATAACGAGATGCCATGCTTTATCCTAGGCTAGCTTCCAGGCTGGACGTACTTTTGTTGTGTTGAAACGCAGGAAGGTTTGTGGCTGACGGCCATCTACTCCATAGCCCTGCTGAGCGGTGTGAACAGGATGGTTTACCCAGGTGTAGCTGGGGTCACCCTGTTGACCGTGGCTGATGGTAAGGATGTCACCGTTGGTGTTGGATACAACCAGAGCTACGTGCTCACCGGTTCCAGGACCATATACAACTGCGTCACCCGGCATGGCCTGTGCGGCTGGAACATGAATACCGTGCTGCAATAGTGTGCCGGTATATCCCCAGCCAGCATAGTTAGCGCCGTTGGGGTCATTGGCTCCTGCACTGTAGTAGCATAGTGTGAAGAAGCCGCTGCAGTCGGTATTGACAGGCCAGACTGGCTTGCTCAGATGCTCGTAGGCCATACGGCCTGCGCCCTCGGTGTAGTTGAAGTGAGCCTTGTTGGCCAAGAACCACTTGCCATTTTGTACGATATCATATCTTGCGTCAGTCATTGTTTTCTCCTGTTTGGTCTGTATTACCTAGTGTAAAAGCAACGGGGTTTTACATTCAAGTTGGGACAGTATCCCCACCAGCAGGACGATCTGGCTCGGCATAATCCTCTGGCACGGTCATTTCTGGTTCTGACCGCTCTTGCGAATCAGTTATTTGTTCTATTACGTAATCAGCTGCTGGTTGATCAAACTCATTGGTTATATTACCAACCGTGTCAACATTATTCTGGACTGTATAACCACCAACAGGAACGGCAAGTTTGTAAATGCTTATCGTTGGGTTGGTAGTACTGATCTTGAATGAGAAGATGACAGTCTTGTTAGCCAGATCAGACAGCTTGAAAAGCTCATTCAGCTTTATATGAAGGCTTGTTCTAGTTCTAACACTGTCTAGCAGGACTAGTTCATCGCTGGTAAAAGTATGCAAATAATGTATTTTTATAAAGCTGGCAGAGTCAGGCACTGGTATGGTGAATCGCTGACCGCCAAGCTTGAATGATCCCAGTCTGGTTAGTCCTACCTGTGGTGTGATAGGTCTGCCACCAGTCAGATAGTCATTAGTTCTTCTGCTAGCACTCATAATTTTCTACCAGAATGACCATTAGTAATTACCAGTTAGAGTCATATAAACTTGGGGCGACCAATCAGATACTGTAAAGCTTGTGCTGAAAGCACCAAGTGCGGCTCCCGGCAGAGATGAACCAGCACTAGGTGCGCTAGTATATATGCACGAACCAATCGGTGTGCCAGCAGAGTCAAAGTTAGGTATGATTGGATCAATACCGGTTAGTGCTGCCACTCTCATGTTAGTTGAAGTTGTTGCTGTGCCATGTCTCTAGCCTAGGTCAGTGGTGGGGTCCGAGGCCATGATTAGTACCAGATCTCAATAATGCCAGCGGCACCGGCACCACCGGCTCCACCGGCACCTGAACCTGAGCCACCGTTGTAGGAACCGCCACCGCCGCCACCGCCACCGCAACCGGGTGTCGTTGCCGTTGCGCCTGTGCCGCCATTGACGGTTGGATTTGAGCCGGGATTTGTTATTTGGTAAGTGACCAATGCAGCATTCGCAGCGGCTGATGCAAGACCACCAAGACCGCCAGTAGTGGCCGTTGCCGCAGTGCCACCGGAGCCGCCGACTACGCCTTGATTAGGTGGTGCGGAGTTGGTGTTTGAGGGTCCGCCACTGCCGGGGTTGTTCTGTGACGATGAACTGTTGCCGCCGCTGCTTAGTCCGGCTGCTGCGTACATACCACCATTGGAGTTTGTTGTGGCGTTGGCGTTGCTTCCCGGTGCCGGTGCACCACCGTTGGCTTGTGCCAGCACTGTCGAAGTATTAGTGTCGGTCAGTTTAGTGGTACTACTACTATTACCACCGAACCCACCATTGTTGCCACCAGCAGCACCACCGGCTCCACCGGCTCCACCGGCTCCAATCGTGGCGGTCAACGTATGCCCAGCAGTCACGGCAACGTTGACGATTTTGACTTCACCGCCACCGCCACCGCCGGCTCCCACTTGGAGAACATTGGTACTCGGTGAGCCGCCACCACCGCCACCGGCTCCACCGCCGACTAGTCGAACAATGACGTTGCTAATGCCACTCGGGACAACCCATGTGCTACCAGTGGTGGTAAGAGCAACGTAAGCGGTACCGGAAACACCTTGGAACCCTTGGTTGCCCTGCGTACCCTGCGTCCCCTGATTACCTTGGAAGCCTTGGTTCCCCTGGAAACCTTGAAAGCCTTGGAAACCTTGATAGCCCTGAGTCCCTTGATAGCCTTGATTGCCTTGTACTCCCTGGTAACCCTGATATCCCTGATTTCCTTGATAACCTTGGTATCCCTGTGTACCTTTAAGACCTTGATAGCCCTGACTGCCCTGGTAACCTTGATTTCCTTGGGTTCCCTGCGGTCCAGGAATAGGCACAAAGATTGCTGTCTTGTCGATATACCAGGTATTGCTAACTGCAGTGAACGCAGCTGTCCCAGGCACATAGATCTCACCAATAAGCATGGTGCCAGCCGGTACAGCTGGCTTGACCGGAGGATCAGTGATGCTACCATTGTTCCATCCAGCCAGTGTTATAGCAGTGCCCTGAACGACTGATACTGTTGTGCCACTGACAACTACAATGTCACGACGGTCTCCCGTGCTAGCAGCAACGGTTGTAAAGCTTGCTGCTGAGACACTGGTATTTGTTCCACTGATGGAATATGTTCCAGGCGTTAGATTGCCACTGATCACAGTGCCACTGGGGTTGGTCAGGTTCCCTGACAGCTGGAAGCCACTGATAACACCGGTTGCCTGGCCGAGCAGGTACAAAGAGCTAAGGTCGGTATTATCCAGTACAGCCTGAGCTGGCCAGGTTGGATTGTTCTGTGATTCGGGAATGATCAAAGCCATGGTTATGGTCCAGTGATCTGCTCGGTTACTGTTATCTGGTCACCAATCGAGCTCAGTGTAGCACTGGTGCTAAACGGAGTGGCGAACATAAGCCCGGTATAGCCAGTTCCAGAAACAGTTCCACGTGTATTAAAGATGCCAACACCATTGATGGTCGATGGGATCGTGTCTGATGCACCAACTGTGAACACACTGGTAAGAGTTACAACAGTGCTACCACTGGTTGCTGTGGTTGTCGGTGCAGCACTGATGGCTACAACACTGGGTTTGCGCATAAGACCGCTGGTAGTGATCTCACCCGGCAAATTGATAGTGGAGTTGGTAACAGCATTCATGTTGCCACTGCCCAGTGCCATGTACCAACTGGGTGTTGTACCGGTGAACAGCATGTAGTTGCTAGCTGTTCCTGGAACACTGCCCGGAGTGCTACCATCGGTTCCTGGTGTGTACCACTGGTCTACAGTGACATTGCATGGACCAAATGCAGCAGCTGGGTTGTTAATAACATTTGCATATACAACTGCACCGGTGCCAGATGTAACTACTACAAGTGTGTAACCTTGTAGTGCTCCACTGGTAACAACAATGTTATTAATGGTATAGCTGTTAGAGGTTGCGGTGCTACCGGCACCAGCCCATGAAACAGGAGTGCCACCGGATACAGTTGTACTCCAGCTACCGGCACCAAACAGGCCACGGGCCCACATCAAACGCCCCTGGTTAACAATCATTGTTGCTCCTCTGGGATGTCATTAAGCGTGTAGTGGGTCTGCTCGTAGTCGTCAGGGCGGCCACCAACGCCATAGAAATCTTGTAGCTGCTTTTGCAGGATGGCATTATCGCTCCACACCCAGAGAGGTGTGCCATAGCCATGAGAGTCCCAAGCACCACTGCCATGAACAACGGCGATAAAGGCCTCGTGACCTGGTAGCTGGGTGATATCCGGACGGCGAGCGAACTCGAGTGCTATTTCCCGAACGTCTTCATCAGTGACAGTATAGCTGTCAGGTATGGTTATGTAAGTTACTGTTGGCGCAGAATCGTCAGGGATGGCGGCGAGCTTTGGGTACTGATTGCCTAGTTGTACCTGCATTTTTTACCTTAAATAAACTGGATACTAGCACTTACCAACATCGTATCGCCGGGATTAAGAATCACACCATCAGCAAAGCTGGACTTCAAGAACATCTTGCCATTCGCAGTGTTGTTCCCACCTACTATGCGAGTTCCAGCGGGTATTACATTGGTACTGATAGGGCTGCCGTTGGCATGGCGAGTAATAGTAAGAGTATTCCCCGTGCCAGATACAACTGTCATTACCTCACTGAGCACCTGTACATCAAAAGGATATGTACCAGGAAAAACACTGGCATCTGAGACACTAACCGTTGTGGCACCAGGATTAAGCTGAGCTGTTAGTACAGTGTCAGCAGAGCTGGTTGATCCGTTAAAAAGCCCCAGGTTGGTTATAACCTGTGGGCCACTACTGGTTAGAGCAGCGGTGAGAACCAGAGTATCGTTAGTTGTGAACGTGGTCTGGAAACTACCAGACACCGCAACTCTTGGTCCAGATGGATTGCTAATGCTTTCATCTGTTCCCAGGGCTGGCGCTGCTCCAGTACCCCATTGCATGTATCTAGGCTGGGCAGCAGAGTATCCGCTCCCAACTAACACTGCAGTCAGGTTACTTCTCACCTGACTGGTCAAGGCTGTGGTTATCATCATCTTCCTTTGATGAAGTAACGGCACCCAGGAACTCCTGAGTACCGTCGCTTCTTATTATTTGTATTGATACGACACTTACGTTCGCAATAACTTCGTTCATCAGCTGTTCTGGCGCCAGGTTCTCTTCTGAGCAGTCTGGTACAGGTTGCCACTGTATGTGGCAAAGTAACCATCATACTCTTGTGTTTCGCTGGGGATGGTGTTGATCTGACGAACCTGCTGCTGCTGTGTGAGCGTGCCAGTGGTTGTGATCGTGGTGCCACCGGTAAGGATGGTGCTGTTAGAGATCATACCACCAAAGCCAACAGGGTAGTAGTGAACCGTTGCGTCATCGATCCAGTTGGGAGTAGCGTTAGGCGTGCCTACATAGCTGGGGTAGCTTGTGCCCAGAGCACCGGATAGTGATACAGCCGTAAGAGTTGGAGGAGTACCTGTACCGCTGACCACTGATAGAATAATACCGCTGGGTACAATAATGTCAACAACAGCACCACCATTAGCTGCACCGGTGTTACCCTTGAGCAGCTGAGCAGGGCCAGCATTAACAAAGAAGTTGCTTGCACTCAGAGGACCAGCAGCAAGAGCAGAAACCAGGTCACTTACCTTGGCTGTTCCAGTGATGGTGGTGGTCTTAACACCGGTACCAGTACCACTGATGGTGAAGCTGCCAGTACTGAGCACACCGGTCAAGCGCAGGATACCACTGGCCTGAGCAAATGCATTGACCAGGTTGGCCTCGTCAATTGGAGGGTTAGGGTTTGCAGGAGTAACGCCACCACGTGTTTGAGCACGCAGCGTGGCTTTGTTGGCCTGCTCCTGAGAAACGTTTGGGGTTATTGGCATTATATGTCACCTATTCTTTTAAAAGATTTACTGGATAGTGAGTGCACAGAACTCTAGAAGCCTCTGTTGGTAGTGTTGTACTGGTCGTTCTGGAATACAAATCCAGTATTATTCTGACCAGCCCAACCAGTTCCGCTAAGAACTGGGCTTGCAAAGCCGCTTACAACAGCTCCAGGGAATGTTTGTGGTAGCCAGACATTGAACCAGGGCTGGTTAGAGTACGTGGTACCGCTAAGCACAGTACCGCTAGGAATTACTGCCTTTAGCGATCCACTGTCGGCAACGAAGGTCTCTTCTACAGGGGCTGCTGCTTTTTCTGTTTTGTCGCTCATGCGTGCTCCTTATGATATGTAGAGCAACAGCCCTACTATCTACTTGTTCGGTTTAGGCTTTGGGTTACTAGTGCTATTATTCCAAACTTGCTCCCAACTCTGGCTTGGGCCCTTGGGCTCTGCCTCGTCTGGAAGATCAATCTTGTACATGCCATTGTTATCGCTAGCACCAACAGACAGGCTCTCGCGAAGTCGATCCAGGTGGCTTTCACTAGAATCGCTCTCATCAACGAGAGTTGAGATCTTTTCCATGGCATCATCTTCACTCAGAAAAGCGATTCTGCCACGTTGTACAGCCCGCAGAACGTATGGGTCCTGACGGATGTCTGCAGAAATAGGTTGAATACTGCCATGATAACCAGCAGCGGACAACTTAAAACTGCCCTTATCACTGCGGAAAAGCGTGCTGCCTGTCATCAGGTTCTCAATCCAGTCATTGGTCTGGATGTTCTTGAGTCCCTGAAAGTTTACAGCACCACTACTTCTTGCAGCGCTAAGGTCTGATGGATCTGGACGATGCTCTTCAAAGTGACCGCCAAGATCCGTTACCGGAAGGCTGACGCTCTCGCTGCTGACATCGCTGGATCGTGATACGCTTCTTGCCATTTTTATTCTCCTTGTTTCAAGGGGCTTGGCTGCCCTAACAGATCTAGGAATTCTAGAAGTGTTTTATATAACACAGCAAGTGCCGGGGCGATTTGCTTTCGCAGGGATCGCTCCCCGGCTAATGCTGCAGGTACTACTAGGCCTTGACGATCTTGCCGAGGCCACGTGGGTTAAGAACAATCTCGCTGACGAGCTCATCCATGACCCAACCCTTGTGGAACTTCTCAGGGGTGTTGTTCTCTTCAACGTCGAGGCTGTACATGACGGGGAAGACACCGAGGAACTCGGGACTTGGGGTCATGTAAACGGTACCCTGGGGAACCTCGATACTACGCTGAACCTGGAAACCACCGAACTGAACAATGCGCTCACCGGCTACAACGCGGTCCTTGAAGGCCCAACCGGTCTGGTTGATGTCCCACTTGTAGAGGTCACGGTAGTCGATGGGATTGAACAGCAGACGGCTGGCCTCCAACTGGTGGACCTCGATGAGGGCGACCAGGTCGTACATCGAGTCAGGGGTTACGTAACCCGAAAGCTCGTTGACAATGTGGTTTGGGCTGACCGTGTGGTTGGGGTCAACGGCGTAGTTGTTGATAGCGGCTTCAAGAACAGTGATAAGACGGGCGTCTTCCTGCATCATGATGGCCTGCTTGCTCATGTCCTGAGCGTATTCTACGATGTTGACTCTGAGGTACCAGAGGTCTTCCTTCTTGATCTGTGGGAAGGTGGCAATACGGAACAGGCGGACCGGAACCTTCTTACCTTCGAAGGGGGTTACGCGAACCTCACCCTCGTTACCCGACAAGATGTAGGCCTGGCCGTACTCGTCAAGGACGTCGTACATGACAGGTACACCAGGGGTCAATGGGTCTTCCAGTAGAACGTTACGGGTCATACCCTGATAACGAAGCTTGAGCTGGATAGGACCAATCATACCCTGGCCCAGACGGACCATGTAGTTGTCCTTGTCAGCAAGGATGCCAGCTAGACGACGCTGCTTTTCCTCACGCGTAGCAGTCTTACGACCAGTGGCGGAAGCAAGACGCTCTTGAGCCTCTACGATTCCAGAAACATAGTCGTCCGACTTCTTGGCTGTGCGCGGTGCCAGGTGGTCCGCTACAGCGCCATTAGGGGAAATACTCATGATTAATTTACCTTTCCTTAACTAGTTGGCCAAGCCAGCGGCTAGACGGACAACAATTTGTGTTGGGCTGACAACATCGATCAGCTCAGCGACTGGAACGGATGCTAGTGTGCCTGCAGCACCACTGGTTGTGGTAAGCTGGCCAGTGCCACTAGTTGTGTACAGAATTGTACGGGTACCGTTCGTTGGGACCGTGTAAGACTGAGTGGTGTCAAAGGCAGGAGCCGTGATGGTGAAGAAGGCGTTAACGCCACCCAGCCATACGGCCCAGGCATTGATACCAACCTGGGTTACGTCATCAATGTTAGGGTTACGGTCAAGAGCACTCAAACCGAAAGGCTTGGCATTGGCCGTACTGGTAGCACTACCAGCGTTGGCAACCGTGTCAGGTCCACTGCGGTACATAACCATGCCCGAGTAGATGTTGGTCGTGTCACTGGGGTCCAGGAACGTGTTGTATGGAGTAGCCTCATACTTTTCGTACAGTGGGGTGCACGTACGGTGGACCCCAACATTAGCTACGCTATTGAGTTGCAGCATCTTTCTTTCTCCTTGTAGGGGATTCTGTTAAAGTGTCATCAGCCAGTCGTCAGCAGAAAGCTGCTCACGGCTAGTTGTTGAGGCCGTTGTCAACCGACCCATCTCTGGCAGGCGGCTGTTACCACTTGCCACTTTTTGGCTCCGGGGTTGACGTGCCCCAGATTCTTCGAGCATGTCCAGGCTGGCTACAAAACCTGCTAGCTTAGCACTGTCCATTTGCTCAAACTTGGCGAGGTGCTTGGCACGGTCATCCTCGTTGACCATACCCAGCTTCTCAAGGCGCTCTACGATAGCCAGGCTCTCGAAGATCTTTTCACGGCTGGCCTGTACTGCACCCAGCGCATTCTGGTAAGGAACAAATGCCGGGTTGCTGGCATCCATGGGGAAAACCTCCTGCTTGTGTGGCTCTTGACCAGGAACAATTCCGGTCTCAGCACCATCGTTGTAGTAGTTGACATAGCCAGCATCTTCAGCGTTGATCTGCTCGGCCTCTAGTGGATTGGTGGTGTAGTCAGGCGTCATGACTCGAGCGCGGTCCCAGACACCAGCCTGGTCATCAAGGTCACGAACATCAACAGTTACACCAGTCTCCTGGCGACCGTTGGTGGCTTCCTTCTTGCCCTTGCCCTTCTTCTTCTTGTCCTTGCCCTTGCCCTTGAGCCAGGATGGCTTGCCATCATCCTCTTCGTCGTCTTTTTCGTCGTCGCCCTTTTCTTCCTTCTCGCAGTCCTTGCAACCCTTGCCCTTGCAGCTCTTGCAGTTCTTCTTGGCGGCGAACTTGTTGATCTCATCCAGCAGGTTCTCAAGTTCCTTGAGGTTGCTGCTGGCCTGCTTGTAGTCACTGGTGTTGATCAGGTCGTTCTCAATGTCAAGAACGATGGCTGCAACGGTACCGACAACATCATTAACATCAGTGTCGGTGTTAGCAAACTTGCTAACGGTGGCTGCCTCGTTACTGGCAGTGATCAGACGAGAAAAGTCAAAATCAACCTGCTCATCAATGGCGTTACGAATGTCACGGCTGGCCTTGTAAACCTGGTACAGGCTCTCATCGATAGGGTCAACGCTTGCAGCCTTCTGGCCAGCGCCCAGGCTGCCTGGAGGAAGTGCACCAATATTGCCACCAAAACCGGTGCTGGGAGCCAGTGTTCCTGGCATGCTTGCGGGGTCTGGGCCACCGAGTGCGTAAACCTGACTCATACCTGGCATACCAACAATCTCTCCTGGTTGACCGCCAGCTGGGTCAGCGGCGTCAAGGTCGGTAACCTGAATCATTCTGGTTACTGGACGGTTAGCAGAGGTGTTTGCCATCTGCTCTACAACTGGTACTTCAGCTGGAACAAGCGCATCAGCGTAAGGCTGAACACCCTGAAGGTGTGGGATCTGGCGAGGTGTAGCTGGCCCTGGGAGACCACTGCTGCTCCAAGCATTCTCTGCCTGCTTGATTAGCTCATTATCGAAACGACTCATTGTAGCTCCTCGCTAGTATTCTTGTCGGTGTTGTTTTGATCCATAGCAGCATTAAATGGTTTTTCTGATTTCATGGTTGCATCAAGCTGTAGTGCTTCTTGCATACGTACCACTGGCTGCTTTGGTAGAATCATGCTGCTATCTAAAAACATTCCAGGGCTTACCGGCATCTGTTGCTGCTTGTCTGCAGCTTCAATCCTGCTGGCCACTGCTTTTATTTTTTTCGTAGGCTTCTTGCTATCTTCTGGCTTCTGCTTTTTTCTGCTATTAAATACTTCAAAGGTTGGTAGAAAACGTGGGCCCTTGTTCTTAACAGTTTTTTCGTTGATGCCGGTAAATTTTGAGCTAGGTGTTCTCAGCCCTTCTGGTGGCAAAGAGCCATAACAGCCCTGTGTTTCACAGCTACCATTTACTATACTCATGTTACGGCATACATTACATTTATCTTTTTTAACTTTTTCTGAGTTTTGTGAGAACTGATCAATTATGGCAACAGGTGTCTGACCTTCAGCAGATGCACTTTTCTTCGTAGGAGCAGCTTTATCAGCCATGGCCTGCTGTTGAACCATTGTGGCCATGCTGTATTCTTGATAGGCTGCTTCAAGCTTGGGATCAAGAAAGCCACATGTAGCATTCTGGCAGATACCATCACGGTAACCACCAACACCACACTGTGGGCAGTTGTCAATTGGCTGACTGACAACAGGTATACGCATCCCGCTATAGCCCTGCTTGTGCTCTAGAGTTTCGCTGACTTTTAAGATGGGCATTAGTAGCGCCTCTTGTCAGTGAGCCAGGCACTCTCGTCAGCTGGATCAAATACAAAACTCAATTCGAAAAAGTTAGGGCGTATGCAGCTCTCGAATACCAAGCTCTCAGTGCGCTTACCCTCTTTGTAAACAGTAACCGTGCGCCCCTTCATGCGAGGAATGTGCACACAGTACTCGCTAGGCTTGCTGGCGTACTTACCACAAGCACTGCACTGGGTTCCATCAACGTCAGCACCCATGCTGACAGCCTTGAGCTTGCCATCCATTATTGCCCCAGCAAGTTTGGGGAAGGTTTCTGCATCGACTTCCATCAGGCAGTAAACACTGGCATCGATAACACCGCTAGCCAGTTTTGATTCTTTGTAGACAGCATCCAGGATCACACCACGAGCACGCTCGGGGTCACTGTTGTTGTGCTCTACATAAATAGGACGACCAACAAATGTCTTGTAGCTCTTCTTGATCTGGTCTACAGGCCAGCCATCGTAGTTGGCATTAACACGGCTGCTGATAGCACGGCTAGCCGCATAAACATACCCCTTCTCTGGATTGAAGTTGGGGAAGTCTTCCAGCTTTACTGGGGAGATCTCGATAGGTTGCGTACGGGTAGACAAAGACATAAGACTGTTACGTCCCATGAGTCCAACTGTTGGTGCGCTATACTTTATCATATTCAACGCCTAGTTTATCCAGTACTGCTTTTTACATCATCTTAATATTTATTTTGTGTTAATTAGTTTTCGCTTGAGCAGTTCATTTAGTTCATTCAGCATAATTCTGTGCTCTTCACTGACTTCCAGGTGATACTCTGCAAGTTCAGCAGATATACGATCAGCACGCTTGGCAGCTATAAGAAGAATAGCTCCCTGCAGGCCAGCCAGAGTAGAAAGACACAGATTAAGCAGGATATAAGGATAAGGATCAAAAGGCTTGCTTGAGGATACGTTGTACCACATCCAAGCTGCCATAAAGCAGCAAAAACTAAAGACAAAAGGCCAACTGCCCATACTACGCCGCATAACATCAGCACTTTTTTCTCCGAATGTCCTCTGGTCTCCACTACGGACCTTTGGGTGAAAGTCCCAGTGGCTTACCTTTTTGATGGCACGCATCAAACTTCTCCGTCTATTAGACCTCTGTGATAACCTTTGTGCTCAGCAAAATCTTCTTTGATAGCATCAATACGCATGTGCAGGACATCCTGTCCCTGCTTTAGTTCTGTCAGTCCATTTTCCATTCGGTTCAGCTGGTCTTTACCGCTACTACCACCATTGGGTCTCCACTGTGATAGCAACTGCTCAAACTTGTCATCGATGTCTTCTTTGATTACATCAATTTTATTATCGCTGTGCTTGATAACAAGTTTGTAGATAAAGCGTGCTATTGCGCCGAACCCGGCAGCTGCAAAAAAGAAGTTTGCTATATATCCAAACCAGGCATTGCTAGTGTCGAAGAAGCTGGCAACCATATCAATCGTCATCCTCGAGCTTCTCGTAGATACTGTTCTCAAGGTTCAGTTTGTTAGCATTGCGTGCTGTAAGCCCTTCGCCCTCTTTGATAATATCTATCTTGACCAGTGGGCTAACAATATCCAGGAAGCTGCTCTTGTTAAAAGATGTCTTTGGCAGGATTCTGGGTGAACGATCATCAAATAATCTGCTCATATGTTTTCCTCTTTAGTAGGATCGATCTGTCGTCGTGCTGGTTGATTCATTCCACCCTCGCCATCGCTATGGTGATCAAGATCAGTTGGCTCAGGAATCATTGGGTCTTCACTAGCTTCTATGAGCGCCGCAAGGTGCGATTTAAATTGATCTTCATCAAACTTTTCATAGCTGTCATCAAGAGTTACCTTGATGCCACTGGCCAGCTTCATCTTCCTGCGCTTACGGCTCTCCAGAGGTGTTGCGAACTTCATTCTGCCACCGTACTCAACACGTTCATTGATAACGCTGCCATCACCAAAACTGGTTGTTAGCTCTTCGTCATCAACACCAGCTGTCTTTTTCTGTGGCCCATTCTTGGGGCCCTTCTTGCTGGGCTTTGGCTGTGTTTTCTTTTGATCGTATGATTCAGCTGGACGCTTGCGTTCTGTACCACGCTGTGTCTGGGTCTGCTGCTGTGCTTCCTGGTTGATCATTGGGTACAGCTGAGCACCCAGTGCAGCATCACTATTTTGTGCTGGCACGCCGGTCATGTTGGGAGCAGCTGGTGGTGTAACAAGTCCAGCAATTGCACCTGGTGCTAGCTGTGCAGCTATTGCTGGGTTCTCCATCATTGCAAGATAGGCCTGGTATTCCTGAATGTATTCTGGTGGGATTGGTAGTTGTTGCACCAACAGCTGCTGGAAGAGCTCTCGCTTGAACTGCTGTTCAGCTACAACGCTCTTTACCTTCTCTTCACGACGAGTCTCTAGCTCGTCATCAAAGTCAATCGGGATGTTGACCGCAAGAGTGCCCAGACTGATGGGAAAGCCTGCAGCCATCAGGTTCTGCAGGAAGCCTCGCTCAATGGTTTCATCACGCAGGTTCATGCTGCGGAAACGCACTTCTGGGATGGCCAGCTTGGGTCGCTCTTCGATGTACTCAGCACCGGTCTCTTCATCCACCATGAGAACAGTTTCCATGATTGGCAGTGTCCTACCATTCACTGTACGCATCTCATAGTGGCCCTGACGCTCTGCGACAGGCTCCATACGGCTGCGAATAAAGCCCTCTATCTTGTGCTGATAGGTACTAAGCATCTGTGTGATCAGTTCGCGGTTAAGTGCACCACTAGCGTATGTACCACCATGGCCACCCTGCAGCAGGTCAGAGCCAATGCCGAACACCTGCATGATCTTGCTCTCAACACGCATGAAGTCAGCATCCAGTCGTGGCATGCTCTCACGACCAAAGGCATTCTGAATTTGTAGTCCATGGTGATAGGTCATCAATCGGAAGTCCGAGTTGATTGCCATGCTCAGGTCATCTCTCAGGCTCTGGAGCTCAGTAGCATCAGGGATCCATGGTCCGTCCTGGTCTACGTCAGGAAGACCCAGAGTAGCAAGTATGAGAGGGCTATATAGGCGATCAGCAATTGCATCTTGAGCAGCGTTGAGAGACTCCTCAAGCATAAGCATGCGAAAAGCACGAAGCAGAATAGGAGTACCATGCTCACTCCAGGGGTTAGTATTGTGCGTTACAAGGCCAGCAGTAATGTGGGTATGGTGCTCATCAATTCCAATGGCCATTGTTTCTTCATCAATACCCATTTCAATTTTTACAATTTGATCATATGGGAATTTAGATGGGCGTGTATTTCTAATAGGCGTAGTGTTAGGAACTTGCTTTCTTGAACAAAGCGGTTGCACATAATGAGATAGCAAAGACTTAGCCTCTTGCTTGCCAACAATGAGACGGTGACCATAACCAGAATCCGGTGCATAGTCATATTTAGGCACGTCATAGATTCTTGATTCTACTCCAAGGAATGACAACAATGTTTGACAATCTTCAAGCAGTGAACGGTTCATACTAGTCCATACAACCATGCCATTTGAGTCAACATGACCATCAGTATCTAGATAACCAGCAAGAAAAGCTCCCCAAACTTCAGGCCCACCATCCCAAATACAAGACGGGACTCTCTTTGTATAAGTAGTTTGCCCCTTGATACCAGCATCTACGATTAATTTCTTGATTAAATTAGGATTTTTTGTTTGTTCACCCTGTGAAATAACGAATGATATCTCACGGTCACCGGCTTGCGATAGTTTGCAACCATATCCGGCAACGAATTCATTCATCCAATTTAGTATTTCTTTGTCTTCATTGTGGAAAATAATCGTTTTATGGCCATAGCTACCATCACCAACCATTAAACCAAAGAATCTTGCTTCATCGGTCGATACATTGCTGGTCATCTCAGGATTATACGAATGGCCGACCAACAAATTTGTTCCGATAGAAAGATCGGCAGCTTCTACCCAGCCATTATCAGTAAGGAATGGGTGCTCCGAGTTAACACCAATCTTTCGACCTTGCTTAGTCGTGATCCAATAGATTGGTTCTGGTTCATTAATACCTTGGTGACTAACGGTGCTGCGAACAATCTTATTCGTAGTCTCATCCCATGCGAGCACTTCATCGCCAACAGCAAGGTCTCTTGCCTGGACAGGACCAGTTGGGGTCATTATATCAGTAGAACCAACAACGCACTTGAACTTGATCTGTTTCATGATCACGTCACTGACAGGGATCTCTTTGTCCTGACGTGCCCAGGCAACAACGTCTGGATACATCTGCATGAGCATCTGATATTCCTGTGAAGGGTCACGAGTCTCAATAAGCTTTTTGATCTCCTGAGGTACCTTTACATGGTACTGATAGGTGCGTAGCGCTCGGTTCTTTGCAACGATAACGTCATTTGGATTGATGATTTCATCATCTTCCCAGGCACCAATACCATCGTGCCAGCTGCCCATGGCAAACACTTCACCAACGGTCCAGTGTTCACGGCCCAGGTCAAACAGGAACTCCTGATAGTTTAGACCATCAAAGAACATCTCGTTGTAGAAGTCACTGATGCGCTTGTCGTGATGGACGAGCTCAATGTCAAGGAGTGGGAAACGCGTGTAGATATCAATAAGACCTGGTACCAGGTAGTGTGTGGTGTAAAGCAGGCGAGTCCAGTCACGGATTTTACGTGTTTGTTCGTCGGGGTCCTCCATGTTGAACCACCAGGTACGCTCACGCCAGTATTCGAATGGGTCGTGAAGCTTGGGCCAGGCCCACTGAGCATCACTCCCAGTGGCAGCAGCAGTACGGCCAAGAGTACGGGATACACCGCCCTCCATGTTAACCCTGCCACCCATCGTATTGAGTCGCTCACGGCCTTCCGTAGGCATTCTGGCAACATCACTAGCGAAAGATCCTCCGGTACGAACATTGCGTAGCAGCTCTTGCGTTTCAAGGCGATTGCGCACGGGGTTGCTAGAGCCAGTAATACCGGCTTTGCGCATGTTGTTAAGCTCCGCTGAGGCGCTCCAGTCTTTGGATGGCATTAATTATTCCTTAGAAGGTTGTACAGCTGCAGAAGTCAACTCCACCGCCAACTTTTTGGTGACCACATGCATAGAACTCGAGGCTGTTACTGAAGCGGATAACTCCGCCACCATCGTTCTGGTCAATAGGGTTACCATTGAAATCAAAGTTAGCACCAACGCGACGAGTGCGAGCTAATCTTATATTCTGTTGTCTTTCCATGTCAACTCCTTATGCCTGTGGTTCAATCCATGAGATACGGCCCAACAACTGCACGCCTACACCGTTAAGGTTCTGAGCGACCAGTGTCAATGTGTCAGGACCATCTGGGTAGATGTTCTTGTCTGGTGTTGCCAGTGCTGCAGTGGTAGCAGTACCGCCGTTGAGGATGCTGTTACCGAGGTCACGAACACCAGCAACGTTAACTTCCTGTGTGGTGTCTACGAAGAAACCACCGGTAACTTCACCAGCAGCCAAACCACTAGCAACCGTAACACCATTGGGTACAGAAGAGTAGTCAGCAATCTGGCTAAGCGATGAGTTCGGGCTGTTTGCACCAGCGACGACGTTTGTCCACTGTGGCAATGTTCCACCACTGATAAGCTGTGGCACGCTATTCAAGTAAGCCTTGATAAGCACGTTACCGGCACCAACCCCCTGTGTACCAGTAACTGTAACCGATACGTCAAGTGTCTGCAGCTGCAGCTGTACACGGTTAGCCAGTTCGTGCGATCCAAGGATAGAACTTGTTTGGCCATTGTCAACGCTAGGAGCAATACGAATCGACATCAGAGACTTGGTCTGACCAGAAGCCAACGTAATTGGAGTAGTCTGACCATAGGTGAACAAAAGGTTGGCGTCAGGCGAGAAACCACCATCCATTGTTACTGCAGTACCCCAGTGGCTAAAGTATGGGCTGTGCGTAGGCATTGCCAACTCAACCGTAGTTGGTGCGGTAGCAGAGTATGAGAATGCAGTTCCTGCAAGTCCCATAGCCTGCACTGGAACCGTTGCGCTGGCGTTAGTCGATACAGAAGCATTGCTAAACGTAATGAAGTTACCGCTGATGGAAGTAACGTATGTGTTGTCGGGGAACAACGTCGGTGCAGTAACCTTAGAACCAATTGCAACACCGGTAATAGTTCCGCTACCAATTGGGCTACCAGACGTTAAAGAAAGCGTCAGGGAAGCAGGGGTAGCAATACCACGTGTCAAACCACCGAAGCTGTTAGCAGTTACAGTTGTGTAATTAACGTATTCAACACCAGTCGTGGCGTTCTTGATCGCAAGAGTGCCTGATGCAGGGAATGCGCTATTGCCAGCTGGATTCAGCGTATTGTTAACATAGATTGTGGTGTCTGTTGCACCGATGCCAGATGTGGTAGTGGTAATTGGTGGGATCGTAGATGTTTCGTAACGACCCGGCAAGTTACCAGAGCGCATGTAGGCAGTGGTGTTGATGTTGTTGTTAGCCAGCTTGTGGCAGAACAGGATGTTACCATCAGTAGTTCTCAGGCCCCAACGCACGAAACCAGCTCCGTACCACGAGTAGTCAAGGTACCACATCTGCATCTTGGTAATGTCAAGCTTGTAACCGCTGGGTCCAGTTCCATCAAGTTTGTCAATGTTCCATTGCGACTGTGGCATACGGTTGTCGACAGTGGCTGTAACAGTCACGTAGTTGGCAGTAATACCACGGTAAGCAGGGCTAATGGTGATCTGCGTATCGCTAGTGATATCAGTAACACGGTAAGAGCTACCACGGATAACAATGTACTGACCAGGGGTCAGCTGCTTGCTAAAGATGGTTGGGAAATTGCCATCGGTTGCAGTAACCGTTGTGCTACCGTTTGTTACAGTTACACGACCAGCAATCTGCTTAATTGAGCTACGAAGAACAGCGTAAAGCTGCTGACCATCGTACTCGAAGAACATGCCGTTCTCTTGGTTGAAAAGACCCATTCTCTGTACAGCACCGTACCAACCATTAACTGTGCAAATAAAGTTTGCAGGATAATCAGATGGTGAAGTATTGC